ATCAATAATGATGACCGTGAAGAGATTATAGATGCTATGGGTGACATTATGGTCACCTTGATTATTCAAGCTAAGATGCAAAATCTTAGTTTAGAAGAGTGTCTTGAAAGTGCTTACAATGTAATTACAAAACGTACAGGTAAAATGATTAATGGTCAATTTGTAAAAGATAATTAACATGAAATTATACGATGTACCTAGAAACAGTAGAATAAGAGTAAAGACCAAAGATAAAGTGCCACCTGCTGCTCCTGAGATTGAATCAGGAGAAGAGCTTAACTTCAGGTCTATAGATGGAATGTATAGTTACTGCACCAGAGATAATGGTGAGGTAGTACATTTAGCAGCATGGACAGAAGTAGAAGTACTTTAATTGTACTGTGTCACTAATTTTTCTTATATTTGTGACAGTTAAAAACCAAATAATTTATGGGATATTCAAAACCAAAAGAGACTACTCGTGCTTATTTAGAGTCAGCCTCATTACCATCACACGGTGAAACATACACCGTTATACCTCACAAAGAGGTAATACAAAACACTCTTAACATGTTAAACGCCAGTGGTTTTCATGTTACCAGAGAATTATACAGAGCAAACATGAATGCTAATGTTGCTCAAGGTATATATCATATAGTACCACGCAACCCAATTGATGATAGTATTAAAAATGAAAAAGAATTAGGGATGATGTTTGCATGGACCAATTCATATGACAAGAGTACACGTTTTCAATGTGCTATTGGAGGATATGTTATGGTTTGTTACAACGGTATGGTTGCGGGTGATATGATGTCATTTGCAAGAAAGCATACTGGATCTGCTGATCATGAAATTAAAATGCAAATTTCTAATCAAATTAAAAATGCAGAAAAGTATTATGCACGTATAATTAAAGATAAAGATTCTTTAAGAAATGTCACAGTATCACGTAAAGAACAATCTGAGTTATTAGGTCGTCTATATGCTGAAAAAGATATTTTAGATCTTAGTCAATTATCAGTAGTTAAATCAGAAATGGATAAGCCATCTTATGATTACAATGCTGATCAAGAAAATGCCTGGGCCTTTTACAATCATGTTACACATGCTCTTAAAAAATCACATCCTCGTGGTTGGTTAAGTAACACACAAAAATTTCATGAATTTATTGTAGGAGACTTGCTAGGTCAGATGGGAATTCAGACTCAAGATACCGTAGTTTCTACTCAGACAAATCTATTTGATATAGAAGTGGTTGAAGAAGAAGTTATTAGTCATGAGTTTGAATTATGATTAAAGCATTAATAGAAATTATAGTAACTATTATATTATTTGCTTTATCATTAATAATTTTTACTAGAGGTAGAAATTCAGAAGATTAAGGAGAGAACCAAACCTGCCAGTTAATAGCTGGCGGGCTCTCCTGTTTTCTTAAACAAAAATTTATGAAAAAAAATGTATCAGATTCAAGACAAGAAGCAGAAAGAGTTTATAAAAAACTTGGCAAAAAAGATGGTCAAAAACATTTAGACCAAATTTTATGTTTTGTTGGTGGTATGAATTCTAAAAACTTAGTTGAATATTGGACAAAAGTAAATACATATTTTAATGAAAAAAAAATATAATTGGTATAAAATAACAGCGTGGATTATAATATTTACTATTACAGTATTATTATGGTCTTCACTATATAATTTATTATGGAGAACTTAAACCCTTTATCAAAAGCAAATCAATTAGTTGATGAGATGATGTCTCCTGTTGATGAATGGAATAAGTATCCTATGTGCAGAGATACTGCAGTACAGTGTGCTCTTATTGCTGTAAATCACCTTATAAATGAAACCGGACGTAAGTACTGGTATGAAGTTAAACATTTTTTAGAAACCTTTAACACCAAAGAGAGATGACAGAGAAAGATTTACATGTATTATTAGAAGTACAATATCTAAAAGGAAGATTAGATGAACTAGAATACAAAGCAAAGCCTCATGTGTTTGGTTTACATAAATCCCGTAAGTTAGACATGCGTATTGATAAGTATTATAATAAACTTAAAAATACATCAGAACTTGCATATCATTTACATCAAATAGAAAGAACTAATGTTAGAGAAAGTAAAAACAAACATATTAAACATGAATAAAAAAATAGAACCTTTTGGTCATCCACTTAGTGATCTTCAAGAACACTCAGAAACTAAAACAGAATTAGCTATAAGTGCTTGTAATACATTGTATCCAGAAACAGTAGCGGAGTTTAAAAAGATACAGCAAGAACAGCTTGAGTTGTTCTGTAAAAAACAAATGGATTACGGTCCAGAAAATATAACTCTTGGCAGAAGAATAGATGATCCTAAAAACCTTAAGCTTAGTTTGCTAGGTATATGGTTTAGAAGCAATGACAAAATACAAAGAGTATTAAACCTTGTACAAAGTAATAGAGATCCAGAAAATGAAAGTTTAGAAGATTCATGGATAGACCTATCAAATTACTCAATTATATCAATGCTTATTAGCAGAAACAAATGGGGTAAATAAATTACATAAAAAAAGGGAGCATAATTAAACGCTCCCTTTTTTTTTATGTATTATTTTTAAGGTTCAATAGGTTGTATTATTGCCATTGTACCTGCATTAATTGCATCACATGATGAAGAAATAACTGCTATATTAGAAGTTTTAACAGATAAATCACCAATTCCTAATGATCTAGCATTAACATAAATTTCACCACCATCTTCTAAATTAGGTGAATAATAAGTATATGTTTTTGTTATAACTCTATCAGCTTCTGAATAAAAAGAATCTTCAAATGTATGCAAAGGAATTACTCCAGCAGCAATACGAGCTTCAAATTGTATTTCAAAAACATATGTTTTAGCAGTAGATCTAGTTTCAAAAGATATAGAGATAGTATTTAAATAATTTTTTCTAACTCCAGAAGTATTTTCATATCCCAAAACTACATTTCCTGCATCTTGAATAGGTACAAAATTTGTTGTAAGAGCTTTACCTGTACCTGGAATAACATTCCCAAAAGTACAATTTTCTGTACCTCCAGATGCATACTCAGGAATATTTAATACTCCTGATGTTAATGTTGCAGCACCCGAAGTTCCTGTAGTAGTTAAACTTGTAAACGGTACAGCTGGTATTGCAGGAAATGTTTGTAAATCCCCTTCTCCATTAACATACTGACTTGCAGTACCACCCCAAGTAAAGTTAGCAGCTGGTGTAGAAGTTGAATCTGCTACTGCAACACTTAAAGAATCTCCATTTACTAATGAAGCTGAAAAACTTGTAACAGTTCCAGGATTTATAGTAGGAAAAGTAGTTAACTCTCCTGCACCATTTATATACTGAGTAATTACCCCATTAAAATCTAGCTCTATTCTTGGAGTAGTGGTAGAATCAAATACTCTTAAGTCTATAGCATCTGCAGGTGTTGGGTTAACTAAAACTGAAACATCAGTAACAGTTCCTGGATTTCCTCCTGGGATTGCTGACCATACATTGTCTTTACTTAAGAATCTACCTGAAGTATCTACTCCATCTATTGCTGATAATTCTGCTGATACAACAACATCTCCATCTGCAGCACCTGTTGGTGTCATATCAATGTATGTACCATTTTGTGTATCTACTGTCTCAACTATATTTGCTGGTACACTTGGAATAGAAGGGAAAGCTTGTAAAGCACCTGTCCCATCTATATAATCTGTTGTTGCTCCTGCACCTGTAAGAGTTAATGTTCCATTACTTGTTACAGGACTATTAGTTACATTGAATGCTGAAGGTGCAGCTAAACCAACACTTGTTACTGTTCCTCCACCTCCTGATGCAATACCGTAAACAGTACCATCTATACTTATTGAAGTTAAATCTAATGTAGGGCTACCTGGGTTTCCAATTACAATTGAACCACCTGATCCTTCAACCCATGGTACATTTACAACTAGTTGTGATGCATCATTAAATTGAACACCATAAGTTCTTAAAGATTCAGCACTTACTGGCTGAGCATCTTCTACTTGAACAGTATCATCCCAAAGTTTACCTGTTCCGGTAACTGTAGATGTCATTACTGGAACAAGTCCTGTAAGGGCTAATTTATATTCTACTTCGTCTTCAACAATTATATGTCCAGCAGCATCATATTTGTGATTTTTGACCGCAAATACACTGCCATCTGTTAATTCTATACTAGCTGAAGCAGTAGGAATTACTGGTGTTGAATGTGCAATCCTTAACTCACCAAGAACAGAACTTACTTCAATCCATTGATTTTTTCCTACAACTTTAAGAACGCTATCTTGAACACCATCTTTTGTTAATCCAAGAAGTCCAAAAGGTTGTATTCCTGAATCTGGTGAAATTATTTCATAATCAGAGCCACCAATGTTTTCATCAACATATTTAATTACTGCTAAAGTTGTAGGAATAGCATAATCAAATGGTTCTGCCGCTAATCCTTCTACTGAGTTAGTAATAAGATTAATAGACTCACCATCCATTATTAGATTTTTATTGACAATAATATCTGTAGTCATCAAGCTTTCCTTGAATGTACTCCATAAAAGGTTAGTTGCATCCCAACCAAATGTTTTATTACCATTTATTGTTCCAACTGAAAAGCCAGCGTTAACATCAGCACCTAAAGTATTAAGTTCTATAATATTATCTGCTATTTGAACAATAGTAGATTCAATAGTTGTAGACGTTCCAAGTACTAATAAGTCTCCTTCAATAGTTGTATTTCCTTTTACAAGAAGATTTGCATCAACAGTACCTAAAGTAGCTCCAGCATCTTGACTATATACAGAATCAATTAGTGTTTGTACATTACAATTAGTAAGATCTAGTTCAGACCACACAGGTAATGTATGTTCCGTTCCTGTTCCACTGATTAAACCTTTGATTGTTTCACACTTAAAGTCTTTATACTTAATAGCATGAGGAACCATTTTAGGGTTATATAGAGGATTGCCTATACTACTTGGTTTTGTTCTACCAAATTCAAAGTAATCTCTATTAATATCTAATTTTTTTTTGTCCTGCTTTCTTTCCAGTAAGTTTAAGACTTCTTGTATAAAATTCATGAGTTATTGTTTTTTAATTTTTTAATGAGCTTTAGCTTGTATAATAATCCATTCTGCACCATCAGACCAAATAGATATACCTTCATATCTTTTTGATATTTCAAAAAATGCATTTCCATCAATAGTTTCTCCTGTTGATGGTGTTATATTAATTTTATCTTGAGCTCCATTATCTAAAGATCCATCTGTTATTATACGTATATTTCTATGCATCATTGAAGCTGCCGTAGGAAGATTTAAAGTATATGTTCCACTTCCTAATCCATCCCATGATATATCAATTAAATCATAATCACTTGGCATTGTTGAACTACCCAGATCACCTGCTAAAACATTAAAAGGTGTTAAATATGAAACTGATCCAGATAAATCTAAATTAGATAAGTCAACTGTATTTCCATTTGATATTGATAAATCATTTCCCTCTAATGATAATGTTTGATTATCTTCTGCTGGAGTTGCACCAATATATTTTTTTAAATCCTTTAATGAAACTAAATTAGTCTTCATATCAGGTTTAGGTTTAAATGCATCTAATGCTGTTTTAAATCTACCAATTGGAAGTACATCATTATCTCTTGGACTAACATTTTTTTTACGGCTTACTAAGCCTAATATATCTTGTAATAAATTCATAAGTTTAATTTTTTAACTATCCTACTAAGCTTGTTATTAATGTTCCTTCGTTATCTACTGTTATTTCCCATAGACCTCCATCAGGAGAGTTAATTAATAATCTTGATAAAGTAATATTAACATAATCATCATCAAGTTCTGATACGTTTATTCCTTTGTTTCCTACTAAAGTTCTAAACCTAAGAGCTTCACCTACTTTATCTTTATAAACTTCAGCACCTTTTCCTAAATTAATACCAACATTAGGTTCTCCTGATGTAGATATTTCTATTTCATTAACATTTTCCTCTACTGTAAGATTGTTTCCAACAGCAGTAATAGTTCTTAAGTTAACAGTGCAAGGGTTTGGTGTTGTGCTAGAATAAATTCTTGCTGGCTGTGTACCAGCACCATTTACAATATTAGCATAACTACATTCTTTTGTTTCTAAAAGATCTTTAACTCTGATTAACTTAACACTTTTGTAAGGAATTGGTGATGCAATACCTAACATATCAGGTTCTTCATGTCTACCAAGAACAAGCAAATCTTCTGGAGTTGCTTCCTTGATAATTTGTTTTCTCTTAAAGAGACTTAATATATCAGTTAGTATTTGCATAATTTAATTATTTCTTTTTAGACCCGCTGTAAGTATTATGTGTACCACCACCCATACGCATTCTTTGAACCATAGGTTCAGTCATATCACTATATGCTCCACCATAAGTCATTTTAGTAAGTAGTTTTTCACCACCACACTTCATGCAGCCCATGGCTCCACCGTTCTTATATTTTTTTTTAGCGTATCCCATAATTTTAATAATCAAGTGTAAGTGTTGTTATAAATAAAAACACTTTAATAGTTGTATAATTAAATGTTTCATCTGGTCTCATAATTTCCCAACCTAGTAAGAATCTATCATGAGGCCAATGAAATGCAATTTCTAGTGTCCAATCCATTATTTTCTATCTTGTGCGCTTGTACCATAGTAATATGCAAAGATGTTACTTATTACAACACCTTCTATCATACCCATTAAGTGAACAAATAAATCATTGTCCATTACAGTAGGTTCATAAACTACAGCATATATTATAAAAATAAAAGCTGACAAACCAGTTATACCTGTTGCCAACATCATTATATCTTTACTACCTGTTTTTTTAACTTCTATTTCACGGTTTCTAGCAGAATCTCTATCCTTAACCTCTAACTCATACATTTCTTTTGCCATTGATAAGGCAATTGCTTTATCTGCAGCAGGAATACCTGGATCTTTTTCTATAAGATTTTTAACCATACCTAATACTCCAGCATCTGGTAAAAGATCACCAGCAATACCTAATACTTTAGGTGCAACTTTAGCAAGAAATTTTCCAAGCTTTGTATCTTTAAACTTTTTCTTAGTGGTTTCCATAGTTATTTCTTTTTGTTTTTGCTACCTGCAGGCCTGCCTCTACGCTTTGTACCTTTGGCAGCATCAATAACATCTTTAGATTGTTCTACTACATCACCCATTTCTGTAGCAACGTTTTTTGCTCTAGACTTAACTTCTTTTACAACAGCTATTGCTTTTTCATCAACAGTTGTTTTAGACCAAACCCATTTCCAAGATTTAGATAAAGAAAAATTCCAGATAGAACTTAATATTTTTTTAATCATTTTATTTACTCTTAAGGATTTATACTATAATATACAAAAAAACTAAACGTTTTCAAAATCAATATATTATACGTTTTTTAATCTTTCATTTTCTTTTTCAAGAAACTCAACTTTAACACGTAGAGCATGAACTTCAGCTGTTAATGTTAAGACTTGTTGTCTCATTAAATCTTTTGCTTCTGCTGAAGAAGCTAGTAAAGATTCCATATTTCTTACTCTAGCTTTTAAATCATCTCTATATTGCATTCCGTCATCGTTTGCTAACTCAAATTGTTGTATATCTTTTTTGGCTTTTATTTTAGTTTCAATTAAACGCCACAGACCGGTGCTACCTGCAACAGTTGTAATCATTATTAATATTTCAGTTAACTCCACTTAGATATAAATTACTTAATAAAAAATTATTTTATGCAAAAGCTGTATCTTTGCTTTGCACTTATATATAATATACAAAATCTTTGCGTAAAAGTGAAGAATAACTTTTAAAAATTTAAATTAAATCAATATGAGCAACGTAACAAAAGAAGTGTTTAATCACAAACTAACAGTGCAGTTTTTACCTGCAGAACCTTTAGTAGGTTTAAACATACATAATACACATGTAATATGTGCAGATGAAATCCCTAGACCATTGTTTGGTTTAGAACTAGGGTTTTTATTTTTTACCATAAGCTACACAAACGTAAGCTGGAAATAAATTCAATTTCCTTTGGTAAAAACTTTCAATTTTTGTAAATTGAATATACAAGATAAAGCTATGGTATCAATATAATATTTTTGATAGCATAGCTATTTTTTTCTCAAAATTATTTTAAAACAATAAATATGAACAAAGACATTTTTAGTCCCAGGGTAAATATATTGCCCTATGAGTACCCTCAGTTATTAGCATATAAAGATGCTATTAGACATTCTTATTGGATAGATACTGAGTTTAATTTTACAGAAGATATTCAAGACTTTAAAGTCACTATATCAAAAGAAGAAAGAGATGTCATTAAAAAGACTATGTTGGCCATTGCTCAAATAGAAGTTAATGTAAAAACTTTTTGGGCAGACCTTTATAAGAGAATGCCTATTACTGAAGTGGGTGATGTTGGGATGACATTTGCTGAATCTGAAGTAAGACATAAAGATGCTTACGCTAGGTTGCTTAGAATACTAGGACTTGAAAAAGAATTCCAAACTGTTATTGATGTACCGGCTATTGCAGGTAGACTTAAGTACTTAAAGAAGTACCTAAATGGTACACGTTCTAAAGATAACAAGATGTATACTAAATCAGTGCTGTTATTTTCTTTATTTATAGAGCACGTAAGTTTGTTTAGTCAGTTCTTAATCATGATGAGCTTTAACAAAGAAAAGAATGTCTTTAAAGGTATATCTAATGTTGTTGAGGCAACATCAAAAGAAGAAGATATCCACGGTAACTTTGGTGCTGAACTTATTAATATCATTAAAAAAGAAAACCCTGAGTGGTTTGATGAAGAGTTTGAGGAATTAATTTATTCTGCATGTAGAAAAGCTTATAGAGCTGAATGTGGTATACTAGACTGGATCTTTGAACAAGGTGAACTTAGCTTTTTACCACAAAATACAATACAGCATTTTATTAAAAATAGATTTAACAACTCACTAGAAAAGATAGGTATGAAACCAATCTTTGAAGTTGACTTAGAACTATTAAAGTCCACTGAGTGGTTTGATATAGAAATACTAGGAACCAAAGAAGGAGACTTCTTTTATAAGAAGAGTGTGGATTACAACAAGAAAAGCAAGAGCATCACAGAAGATGACTTATTTTAAAAATTAATACAATGTCAGAAAGTACACAAACAAATGGTAACACCCAACTAAACAATGAAAGAGGAAACTTTAATCAAAGAGTTTCTAAATTTTCAATGTTGGGTAAATCCAAAAAAGTCCAATGGGACGGTAAAAGAAGAAACAGAACAATATAAAAAACTAACATGGAATATAATAACTATTACTGGCTGAATGAAGACAGCCGTACATTTTTATCAAGGGGGTATATAACAGAAACCCCTGAACAAAGAATCAAAGACATTGCTATTAAAGCAGAAAAGTATTTGAATATAAAAGGATTTGCAGAAAAGTTTGAACACTACATGGCCAAAGGGTATTACTCTTTGTCTACCCCGGTGTGGATTAACTTTGGTAAAGCAAAAGGATTACCTATCAGTTGTTACGGATCTAACGTAGATGACAACTTGGACAGTATATTAAATGCTGGCCGTGAAATTGGAATGATGTCTAAGTATGGAGGTGGAACTTCAGCTTACTTAGGAAACATTAGAGAAAGAGGTGCTCCTATTTCTACAGGAGGATTTGCAGATGGACCAATTCATTATGCTAAGATATATGATACTGTGGTAGATGTATGTAAACAATCTGAAGCAAGACGTGGAGCATGTGCAGTGTACTTACCTGTAGAGCATGCTGACATTTTAGAGTTTTTAGATATTGGGACAGATGGTAATCCTATTCAAAACCTTCAATATGGTGTCACAGTTGGTGATGCCTGGATGGAAGAGATGAAAGCAGGGGACAAAAGCAAACGTAAAGTTTGGGCCAAGATCATTCAAAATAGAAGTGAGATTGGTTTTCCATACATAATGTTTAAAGATAATTCTAATAATAATTCTCCTTATAAAGAGTTAGGACTAGAGATCACTGCTTCAAACCTATGTTCTGAAATACAATTACCTACAGACAGTTATAATTCTTTTGTTTGTTGCTTAGGATCCATTAACCTGTTACACTGGGATGAGATTAAAGAAACAGATGCTGTAGAAACATATGTGTATTTTCTTAATGCAGTAATGGATGAGTTTATTATTAAGGCAGAAACAATGCCCGGTATGAAGAGAGCTTATAATTTTGCAAAAAATCACAGAGCTGTTGGTCTAGGTGTTATGGGTTACCATTCATTATTTCAATCTAAGCTTATTGAGTTTGACTCACTACAAGCTAAAGGTTTAAACAGTGAAATATTTAGAACTCTTAAAGACAGAAGTGAAATAGCATCAAGAAAGTTACATACAGAACACGGATACAATTCTATTAGGGATGGTTATGCTAACACAACCTTAATTGCCATTGCTCCAACTAAATCTAGTTCGTTCATTCACGGGGCTGTAAGTATGGGTATTGAGCCTATTAAGTCTAATTACTTTATCAAAGATCTTGCTAAGTCTAAAACGGTGTATAAGAATCCTTTCTTAGAAGCTCAGTTAGAAAAGCATGGTTTAAATAATACTAAGACTTGGCAATCTATACTTAAGAAAGATGGAAGTGTACAACACTTAGACTTTCCTAATAAAGAAGTGTTTAAATCTTTTGTTGAAATATCTCCTAAAGAAATTGTATTACAAGCGGCTCAAAGACAAAAGTATATTGACCAGTCACAGTCATTAAACTTAATGATAGATCCATCTGTCTCAGCTAAAGATATAAATAAGTTATATATGTATGCTTGGGAAGAAGGTGTAAAGACTTTGTATTATCAGTTTAGTAAAAGTAGTGCTCAGGATTTTGCACGTAATATATTAGAATGCTCTAGTTGTGAAGGTTAATAAAAAATTACTTAAGTTATTAGCTTATACAAATAAGCTTACAACATATCAAAAGATTGCATCCCGTATAGGTTATATGGGTGCAGGCTTTTTGATTGCAGCTCAATGGACTTTAGAACCTGCTTTATTTATAGTAGGGTTTATTTTTGTAATAGTGCAAACATCATCCAGGAAACAATGGAATTTAGTTGTGTTGAACTTAAATGGTTTGATTGCTTGGACTGTGCATTTTATACAAACTTATTTAGCACAGTAATTAAAATTGAGAAGATTTTTTTGCATCTTGAATAGCTTCTTTTAATTCAGGTAGTTCAACCGGGCATAAAAAATCTAAACTTGCTTTAAATGTAGTTTCAAGAACACCATCAACAAATATCATAATTGTTGGTGTTGTTCTTACTCTATATTTTTTTTTGCTTGATGGAGAATCAGCAATGTTACATCTATAATATTTAACTCCTGTTAGTTTTTCCCAACCTTGAAAGGCATTATGCTTATTAAAGTCAGCATAAAACTCCACAATTATAACAGAAGTTGCATCACTAAATTTATCTTTTCCACTAACCTTAGATTCAAAATTTGCATCAGTAATGTACTCTTGACTATATGTTGTAAAAGAAATTAATAGTATTATAAAAGTTAATAGCTTTTTCATAATGATTAAGGTTTCTTACTTATCTCATATACTCTTTCTTCCATTTTATCAAATTTCCGTAAAAGCATTTCAACATCTTTTTGGGTATCCATAATAGCTTCTCTAATTGCCTCATCCTTCATATCAAACTCAATACGTTGAATTGTGGGTTCTGGTAATTTTTTTGCTTCTGCTATATCAGCTTGTAATACAAAATACATGCTTGATAATGACACCACACCTCCTATAATAATACCTAATGTTTTTAAATCTAAAGTTACTTTAGTATTCTCTCCTATTTCTTTACTCATTGTAATTTATTATTTAATAGTATAGTTTATACCAAAAGTTGTTTGAAATAGTTTGCTGTCCCACATTTTTGTAAATTCTCCTTCCATAAATACACCAAAGTTTTTTCCTACTTTCCAACCTAAAGAAGCACCAAAAGAATAATCAATCCACTGCTCTGGTTCAGCATCTGTTTTTAAACCGCCTATACCCCAATTATTTCTATTAAGGTAAGTTGCTCTTTCATCTCCTTGTATATATCTATGATAGGGTAGTATATAATTACCGTATGCGTGTACCCAAAAGTTATTTTCATAATGATAAAAATCAAAACCAACAATAGGAGCTATCTCACCAAATGCAGATAGTGCATTCCATCTTTCTTGATTATATCTATTCATTAAATCTGTAAAAATAGTTTCTCTAAACTCTAAGTCAGTATCAGCAACTCTTACTCCATTGGGATCAATCCAGTACCAGTCATTAGTTGTATCACCATTTTCATCTGTTTCTGTATAAAAGATATCATCATAACCATAATCAAACCCTAAAGTATACCAAGGGTTTACCGGATTACCATTAACATCTGTTTCATTTAACCATATTTCTATAGGATTATAACCGTAAGGTCTGTCATGTCTTCTATAGACAGCACCGGCAGATATGCTAAACTTATTACCAATAGGTAGTCTAGCTCTTACTTCAGCAGATTGATACTTTAAATTAATTGTTCCTACTTCTCTTGACTCAGCTTTAACTATATGATACTTACCTGTGTGTTTTAAAAACACTCTGTGATTTTTATACTCAATTCCACGGAACCTTTCTCTTTCAATATGGAATTGATATTCTAAACCTTGTATAGCTGAAGAAGGTGCTGAAAATGCCAGTTGGTTTTCTGTGCCATCATAAAAGTTTTTGGGTTTTCTTTCATAATCAAAACGTGCTAGTTTACGTATACCAAAACCTATACGGTAATCAAATGGATATTTAATTGTGTTATCCTCTACTCTAGGAATAGAATAGATACTACCATCATTATTTGTTCTAACAAAATAACTACGTTCTTTTTCTTCTACAGAATTAGAAACATCTCCTGATCCATATATAGTTCCATACTTAAGAAAGTCATGAGTAAGATCTTTAAAGAAAGTTTTTTGTGCTGATGCATTTAAAGAAAATAATAAAAATAACAGACCAACGTAATACTTCATATTTAATAGTTTTAAAAGGTTGTACGTTGGTTTGTACAGATATAATATACTAAAAATTATTTTTATATGAAAGATTAATCTCCAATATAAAAGCTTCTAGTTTGAATCATATCTTCCCATTTCTTAATTTCATATAAGATTGGAACTATATCCATAATTTCTTTCTTTATTTTCATTTGATCAGCTCTGTAACCTCTTTGATAATATACATCCTTATTACCATACCAATCTTCATCATTACCCGTAATAGCATATCTTAAACCTGCAGTACCAAGATCCCAAGTCTTATCCATTACATTTCCAAATTCTCCTAATGCTTTAGTTGCAGCAAAAGGACTTTCAAAAAATGCAAGCGCATCAGACATTCCTAATAAAGGAATAAACAATTGTAGTTCATCTCTAGCTCTAGTAGCTTGATACAATGATAAATTCTTTAATCTTTTTACTAAATCACTATCATCATCATCGTCTTTCCATATACCTCTTAGAGTACTAATAATTGTAAGAATAGAAATTAAAATTGCTAATTCAGCATTAGTTCTATGTACGTTTAAAGCAGCATTAATAAACTTTTCATCATTCTGAGAACCGTCATTTTTAAAACCTTTACCTCCTTTTGTAGAAGACTCCATCCAGCTTTGCATCATTGACTTTTCTTTTTCTTTATTTTTTGCTACATTTTTAACAAAGTATAAAACAAAATTAGCCCAAGAGTTATAACGGCCTTCCATCCATCCTAGATTTTCATCATAGTATCTTTTTTGATATCTAGCTCTAATAGCAGGTACAACCCACTTATGAAATTGTGCTAGTAATTTACCCCAAGTATGAACTTGAATTACCATTCTATCTTCATGAGCATAGTTACCGTGAATTTGTTTATTAACTTCACGGATCTTCATTCTTATATCATATCTTACTTTATCAGTAAAACTTCCTGTTTCAGTATAGATAAGATTACCCCCTGCATCTTTTGCACTTATGTTTCCTTTAAACATTTTACCAAAAGTTGGTACATCTTTTTTAATTTTAACCATAGTTGTGAAACCTTCTTTCATAACTAATTTTTGATTTGCATCATCAAAATCAAATGCATCAAATAAAGTTGATAGCTCACCGGTTGCAGGATTAAGTATATACGTATCCATAAGCAAAGCCATTCCAACTTTAGTCTGAACATTATATTCAGCTGCATCTTGAAATACATAACCTACATTTGCAAATCTTTGGAAGTAACTTACATAGTCTCCTTGTTGACCTTGTTCTCTAATATCTGATGAAGAATCCATCATTCTAAATAAATCTACAAAAGCTTCATACTTACTAATAGGTTGATACGGATCATATTTAGTTCCTGTAGTTTTTTTAGCAACAGCATGTGCTGTTCTATTCCACATATCTTGAAGAGCTCTTTTATTAAATTCTTTAGAAGCTCTCATATAAGCATCTCTACTAAAGAATCTTTGACCCATCATTTCTATACCATTGTTAATCCTACCTAATACGTAGTTATTAAAGTTACCAAAAACATTAAATCCTACATAAGATAATGAACTGTATGCTAGCAACTTATCTACAGCTTTTTCAACCATACCTTTAGTTACTTCAGCATTGTTGTAAAAGACCATATTCATAAAAGCCCTTGCATGCTTGGCATTATTAGAATCTTTTCCTGGTGCTAAAGCTTCTACATCATTACCTTTCTTACCAAATGTAGAAGAGAACTTTGCAGAAATCATTTTTTTATACTTAGACTTTGCAGGTTCTTTATACTTTCTATCTTCTATAACTTTAACAAAAGCAAGTAATGTATCTTCTATACTAGTCATTGACTCATAAGTCTGAGCCATTACACTAAACTTCAACATCGTACTTACTACATCCCAACTTAACTCTTCAGCTTTTGGTTTACTTCTTAAAGCAATTTCTTTAGATTGTAATACTCTTAACTCTGATTCAAATTCACTTGATCCAATTTTATCATCTGCATAATCTTGTTTTAAATCAACAATATCTTGTTGAATTTTTTCAACTGCCGCTTCATCTTTTAAAGATCCAACAAACATTATTGGTAATGAATCTATAACCTCCCCGTTTTCATCTACATTAACTCTACTTAACCTTGTAGTTTCTGTAAAGAAATCCTTCATGCTTTGTTTTTGACGTGCTACATAAGATGTAACTACATTTGGATTCTTAGAAAGTTGTGTCATTAATTTACCTTGAACTCTAGGTGTTTTACCTAGCATAAAGTCTCTTACGTTTTCAGGAAGTTGTTTTAACATTCCGTTTTCATATTGCTCTTTAACTACCAAGTAAAAAGATTTTCTAGCCATAGCTAAAGCATCATTAGGATCAGCTTCCATAATAGCTATATACTTATCACTACGTAGATCTATAGTCTCACCATCAACAACTGTTATAGGACGTGCTTCTGTAAACTTTTTATCAGGAAACCAATTTCTTTTTTCTGCAACCATTCCGGTTGGTACACCATCAATTAATACAGGTGAGTTGTATATAACAGTATTTCCATACTTAGCTTGAAATTCTGCTATCTGCTCATCAGTTATACCAGCTTTAAATTCCCATATACCAAAATCACCCAACGGTAAATACTCTTGATATTGTGATCTAATTTCTTTCCACTCTTCTGTAAACTTATGGAAGTCACCATCTGTTGGTGTAAGACCAAACATACCAGCTGGAGTTTCAGGACTTTTAAAAGCACTAAATGCTTTTTTCTTATAGTATAAATCTTTATTAAATGCTATGTCTGCTTTATCAGCGGTTTTAACATCCAGTATTTCTTTATACTGTAATGGCACACCGTCTCCATCAACTGTTTCATTATACAATGCATCATATAGATCAGTATATTTTTGACCTAATTCAACAACATATCTACCAGTATGATTACCGTCTTTATCAGTTTCTATTATAAACTCAAAAATTTCTTTATCATTTTTACCTGGAGATAACTTTCTTAAGTAAGCTCCGGCAGCAATAATTTTTTCTTCTCTTTCACCAATTCTATCTAAAGATTCTTCTCTCTTTTGATGCCATAGTTTTTTCATTAAAGCAAGCAAAGTATCTTTGGATGTATTAATGTCTGTGAAGTTAAGAGTAGCTCCTGAAATTTTTTCTGCTTCTTGAAACAACATTTCAAATTCAGCATCTGTAAAATCTCTTGTGGTTTCATTTTTAGTAATAAACTTAACGTGGTCAATTATTGCTTGATCAGCTATACTTGGTACATTATTTCTATTGTTTTTACCAGCAACTCTTTTTAAAGTTAAACCTAACTTATCTTTTAATTTAATTTGAGAACTATTTAAGTTTCCATAAGTTGCAGAAACAGCTGTCAATCCATCAAATGAATCAGCAAATGCTTGAGTATTACGTGCTACTTGAATAAAATTCACATCACTTAAGTTCTTCTTATCAATTAAATATTTTTCTAATTTTTCAACTTCTCTTAAAGACTGTTGTAAAAATTCAGTATAAACTCTAGATGCACTTAAACCATCACCAGAACGCAAAGCTTCCGTTGCCATTGTAATAGCAAGGTTTAATCTAACAATTGTATCTTCTTTGGTTTTATCCATAGATATAGCACCTTTTACAGTCTTCAATACTTCAACACGTTTGATCATGTCAGCTTGAAAATTTTCTATACCTTTAAATAATATTTCATACTCAACACCTCCAGCATCATCTATTCTATCATTTTGATCTGCTGCTGCAACTACGTCATTGTAATCAGCATCTTCCATAATAGGATAGTCAACTGATTCTCTTCTTGCTTCTTGTATTTTATTCTTGGCTTTCTTGTCAGTATTTCTTTTAACAATTGCATTTACATAAGGTAAATTTTGACCCATAGGATGTGCTACTGGATCTTGTATTTTTAATTCACCATTTATTAATTCTACATTGTAAGTAGTAACAGCGGTATCTGAATCTTCAAATTCATAACCCATGTTTTCAAGCATTCTTCTATTTAAGTTACTTTTAATTGCCTGTCTTGTTTGAGCAGGTAACTTTTGTATTCCTACTTTATTTTTTAAAATAGAACCTTCAGTTAAAGTAACTTCTTTATCATACCCTGTTTGGATATCAATTATCTTTAGTTTACCCGCTTTGGTAATTATAACTAAATCAGCTTTACTTGCAATGTTAGTACCGGTTGTATCTAAGTAATGTAAAATTACATTTGGTATTACTACATCACCGTTTCCCTCCATTAACTTAATGTAAGTACCTAACTCATTATAAAGTTTTTCTGCTTGTTCTTTATTTAACGTAGTTGTTTTTGTACTTGCAACATCAATACTTTCTTTTAATATAATACTGTTTAATAAAGTATCTATATCATTTCTAAAAGCAATTTCTTCTTTTGTTTCTTTTGAGCCTAATACATCTCCTGAGATGACTTGGCTTGCTGACTTAATGGATTTACTTAGATTATCAAGTTGATAATATTTTCCATCTTTCTTATTTAATATTACTATAGTATTACCTTTTGCTATTTCTGCTTGATTTGCAGATAAAGAATCAACAGACTCTTTGTCTGAAGATACTATATTAAACAAGTTTTTAATTATTGCTTTTTGTGCAACACCCGCTTTGCTCATTGCTGAGTCTACTACTTTTTGTTTATCAGAAGATAAAGAGTATTTAACTTTTTTTATGTTTGATACTTTTAAATCAAATATTACATTGCTTGTATTAAGAAGTTTTGCAACATCTGAAAGATTTGCTGTAGACTTTATAGCAGATGTAGGTAATTTTATATCACCATCAACTGTTATGTAATCATGCAAGTCTTGTATAACAGACATGAACCACTCAAGCATTTCTTTTACTTTACCTAAAAATGTTTTAGTAGGCTTTGTTTCATAATCATTATCAAAATGTCTAGTTAAAGCTTGTGTTATTAATTCTAAGTCTCTTTGGTAATCAGTAAACCTTCCATTCTTAGTATTATATGCTTCATCTATTTGTTGTTTCAATATAGGGAAACTTTTTTTAGCTTCTTCTACAAGGGATTTAAATAGCTCAGGGTTGTCTAGTGCTAAACTGTCTGTAAAAGCGTGTAAGACTTCTTCTATTGCAGTCTCATTAGTTACTCTACCTTGAATTAAAACTACTTGCCCGTCATAATAAAAAGAATTAATGTTGGCAAAGTTTACTTTGTTTTTAGTTCCCGGATCTAATTTTTTATAATAAGCTTCAGCTTGTTTAACTGATACAACATTCATTCTTAACTCAGGAAACATTCTTTGTAAATGACCTAAAACTTTAATAGTATGTGTACCGTAAGCTTTTCTATTTTCAGGTAGCATATCATTAAGACTAAACAAGTCTTCATTCACTACAACTCTATATGACTTTGGAGTTCTAACAAGAGTAACTGACCCTTGAGGTATGTTGTTTTGACTAAGATATCTTAATGCTCTTTTATAGTTATATTGCAAAAACTCAGGAGATCCTTCTCTGGCATTAGGTGCTGTATTATTTATAAAGTAATCACCACCCAATTCATTAGATACACTTGCTATTTTTAGACGGCTTAAATTAGTTAGAACGGCTTCTTTAAAATTTTTCTGTTTTAAAGAAAGAGCAACCTTACTATCTTCCATCATTTGCAATGCCTCTTCTGTTGTAGGAAAAGTATCTTCTTTTGTTAAAGATTGCCATCTTGATATAACATTGTTAACAGCAGATTCATTTGGAAACTCTTCTCTTAAAGCTTTATACTCAGGAAGATTTACATTATAACACTTACTCATATCATTATAGTTTTATGCGGCATCCTTGGTCAACAAGAAATTCTTTTATTGTTTCAAAGTTACTTAATTTAAATGACTTTATGAAGCCATCTTGCGTTGTTCCTATCCCGGCAGCTTTTAATATCTCTTTGTTTTCTTTATTTTTATTTATATAATCATAAAAGAATTGTATTATTTCAGAATCACCGTCTGTCATACCAAGATCTAATTCAAGTTGTGTTCCTGGATCATCAACATCTACCTCTTCTATTTGAGACATTATAGCATCCATTTTTTCTTGATCTTTTTCTGTTAATTCAATACCTTTAGAAAGGCCTTTATTTGAAATAAAACTAAGCAACTTATCTGTTGGATCATTAACCTCTTCTGGACGTGCTGTAGCGTCTGCTATATTAACACCATCAATATCAATGTTCTCTTCAGTAGCTATTCTATTTGTATTAGCAAAATTAGACATTTTATCATTTGCTTTTTCTGCACCTGAAAAATCAACATTATCAAAATCTACATTATCTATTTCATCAAGACCTTCTATGTCATCAAAGTTTACTCCGTAATAATCATCCTTTGAAAACTCTCTTAACTCAGCTAAAGTTGGTCTATTAAAGTTTTCTGTGTTAAACATAAACCCAATAGCATTTTGTTTATAAGCACCTTTCAATTCTATTTTTTCATAAACAACACTGTCTGCTTCTACTCTACCGTTTAAAGCTGAAGGCATTAAAGTAACACCTAAACCTTTTCCTGATTTTTTAAAATCATTAGCTCTTACAAGTTTATAATAAGAAGTTGTTCTAGTTTGATCTGCATTAATATCAGTCTTTGAAATAAATAATGAAAAAGGATATTGTGGTTTTTCATCACTAGTTCTAGTGTAAGTCAGATTATCTTCAAATATAGTTTCTTCATAACTGTGTGGTGCTTTTGGACCACTTATAAAGTCTTTACTAAAGACTGCAATGTTTCTTGAATTAATAGCAGACTCACCATAGTTATTTACAAACTCATCCTGTAGTTCTTGAAGTGATACTCCAAAAACACTTTCATAACTTTTCTTACCTTGAAATGCTTGTACAGCATCCGTTGCTGAATCTAAATAATTCTCCATTATAAATGGAACTAAAGAATCAATTATACTTCCATTAGCGTATTGTAAACCATCTTTTACCATAGCATAATGAATTATGTTTACAGCATCAGCTCTAGTATCACTTTGTCCATACAACTGGTGAAATCCATTTTGGATACGTAATTTTTCATTAGCACTAAGCTTACCAAAACTTCTAGATTGAATTAAGTTTAATCCAGTAGTGTTTGTTTTACTGTCTGCAGGATTACTAAATAAATAATAATCTAAGAAATAATTAGAAGTGCCTTCATGTTTTTCTCTTAGTTCTTCAAATATAGTATTTGCATTAAATTTAGTTTCTGCATTACCATATATAAACTCATTAGATAAAGAACCTCCAATTGCTGCAGCCGCTTCATCACTATTAAATACTCTATGCATATAAGACTTCATAGTCAAATATGTAAGTAAGTTTTTAGATATGCCATCCATAACTTGAGCTGAAGCACTTTTCTTAGTATAACCCTCTACCCCAGCATAGATCTTTTTAAAGTCTTCTGTTCTAGATAAAAATACTTTAGGTAATACTTCAGTACTAAATTCATTATATACTTCTAATAAATCCCCTACGTAATGTTCTTTTATAGCAGACCTCATATCAAAAGGTCTTATTATTTTTTTAAATTCTTTATCATCTAAATACAGACCTAAAGTTTTTATAGCATTATCTTTTTCATTAAGACTAATAAAGTCTTGACCAAATCCTGTATTAAGATTAAAGATTGGAATCATGTTATCTATAAACTTTTTGACATCCATAAAGTCAAGTATGGTTTCATAGATTGAATATAACTCTTCATCAGTAGCATTAGCATTAACACCAGCAGCTAATGTTACATCTGTAACTTTAACTTGTGTTCCTTCTTTTACTTGAAGCTCTTTAAGTGCACCTTTAATTTCACTTTTAGCTGTCATAGGATCTTTCATGGCTTGTCTAATAGCTGCAACATTTACAAACATTGTTGCTGTATGTAGTGATACACCCAGACCAATCATTGTTTCTACTACACCTATAGATGCTTTATTAAAACCTAACTTAGATAAAATTCTTTCTTTAGCATCATCTGTAGCTGCAGTAATAAGTGCTGATAATAAATACTGTGCTCTTGTTTCTTCATTTTTAACATTGGTTTCAAACCTATCATAGTTTATACCATTAATGTCAAGTGATCCCCATTTAGGATTAAGAATAACTTCTGTTTCTTTTAAGAAGTTTATTACAACATTTCTTGGGACTACTGCTCCAATTAAATTAGAGTTTTGTTTTACATTAACGTGAGTATAGAATTGACCAGGCAAACTATCAATAGGTAAATCTTCTTTTGAAAGTTCTGCTAATTGCGGAAACTGTCTAAATAAATTATCTACTTCTGCTTTTAATGCAACAACATCTGCTGGTTGATAAGCTACAGGTTTTTGACCATTAACTGATTCAGTCATACCTTTGTTACCTTGCAAAGCAGTTTTTAAATCTAGGAGTTGATTATTAATAGCACCTTTATATGGTTCTGTTTTATAATCTTTTTTATATTGTTTGTACTCAGCAAATGTTCTTGGTAAGTTTAATGTAGTTAAGGCATCTAATGTATCTGCAGTAAAACCAAATTTTTTAATTAATTCTTCTTTTACTTCCGGGTCTAAAACTCTTGATAAACTTGGACGCGTTGTCTCAAATTTATATAGAGCATCATATAAGTAAGATCCTTTTTTACCTGTTAATTTATTTTGATAAACTATGTAGTCACCAAAACTTTCTTCTTCTGAAACATTGGCTCTACCATATTCTATAAATTGCTTGTTCTTGACATACCATTCTTTTACATGAGTAAAAACTTTATCAATATCAAAATCCGCTCCTGATACTTCTACAAGTTCTTCTGGAAATACAGCTGTTGAACCAAGGTATACAGGATCAAAATCTACTATTCTTACATTAAGAGAAGAGTGTTTATCTTGAGAAGGTATTCTTACAGCAAACATTTTTGCAACTGCTGCAGGCATTCTACCTGTACCATTCTCTATAAGATCCATTACTTCTTTATAATGTGCGGGTACAATACCCTCAGCATATCTTTCATTTGTAGCAACCCAAGTACTTGGATCACCTTCTGTAACATATTCTACTAAGTCTACTCTTAGTCTATCAATAACAGTTACTCCTTCAGGATTTGTTTTTAAAGCTTCAGCTAACAATTCAAAACCATTTGGTTCTCTTAAGTCTATAGTTATTTTAGCGTTACCGCTTTTAACATAAGCTTTTCTTCTAACAACTTCTTGTTTATCTAAATTACCTTCTGCATCTAAACTATATACTTTTCTAATTACAGATTTTCCAAAAGATGATTTTAATGCTAAAGCATGTCCCTCAACTTTTTCTTGTAGTACACCTTGACTAAAGTAAGATAAAAAGAATTGCTCAAACTTTTTAATAGCTAATGGTTGATTAAGCTCATACTTGTTTGTTCCGTTCTCATCAGTAAAGAATTCAATTTGATTACTACCAGCGGCTGAAGACTTTAAGTTTGCCTGAGCTGTACGTAAGAATGTAGCATAACTAGGTGCTACTTCTCCGTTCTCAACCATTGTATCTATAATGTCATTATCCAAGTTTTGGATAGTCTCAAACATTAAATCTTTTTTCTGACTAAACTCAAACTTAATACCAGCTCCTGTTAGTCTATGGTATTCTTTTCTAATATATCCTACAGGTACTTCCTTACCATTTAATAATACTGTCTCATCATCACTTTGCTCACTAGTAACTATAGTTTTAATCTGATTAGGTAAAGTAACCTTTGTTTTATTAGAAGGGTTGACCTGTTGTAAACCAAAATCTTTTGCATTTAATGGCGTTATGTCATCTAACGTTAAAGGATTATTTGTTTCACTTAGTCTAGCTAATGTTTGTACTTTTTGCTTAAACATTTTAGAAGCAGAGACCGGAACTAAGAATGCAATCTTTTCAGGATTGTTTCTTTCAAATTCTTCTAACATTTCTCTTGCAGCATTAAGCTGTTCCATTCCTTGTTTAGCTACTCTTTTTCCATTTACTACATCAGATGTTTCTTGTTTAGTTAATGGTGTAGTTGACATTTTATCAAATACATTCCCATCACCATAAACATATTTCTTTGAGTTTAATACAGCATTTTGTTTTAAGTATCCATTCTTACCAAACCATTCTTCAGATGTAATCTCAACACCCGCATCAACTTTGTCCATTAACTCAACATAAGCATCATTTAATTCAGCTAAACCAAAAGCAAAATATCTTGCTCCTTTTGCTGTATAATAAGTTTGTGCATCTGTTTTTTCTCCACCTCTGTTTCCTGGTTGAGCTCCATCAGTAAATCTTTGTTCAAACAAATCATCTTCTACTAATATCATAGAAATAGAACCTTCACCTAAAGTATGGTATATACCTTTAGCTGGATCTACTACTGTTGTTTCTACTGGAGTAATTGCTCTGTTCTGCATTTTAGCTCTCTTAATAGGATCTACAAATGCATCTTTAAATAACCTAGCTTCTTCACCTAATATTAATTGGTTGATGGCCATTGTATTTAAATAATTACTTAAAACTATTTGTGCAATGTTTACTATTTGAGTACTATTATCAAGACCTAATTCTTGTTTAGCTCTTAATGCTTTTTTAGACTTAGGGAAAAAGCCTCTAGCTAAAAGAGAAATTCCTTGGAACTGAGTATTACTTTCATCTGCTGATAATTGTCTAGCAATATTTTCATCTTTAGCAAGACTTGCAAACTCATCTACTAGAGATTCTAGTCCTTTTACTATAGATCCTCCTTTGTCAAAACCTGATGAATCAAACGCTTCTCCTTTTTTAGCTTTTTCTATTAAGGTATCTTGAGTAGCTTTATCCATTAACCAAGCTGTCTTAAAGAATTTAAATCCTCTACCTTTATCTGGTCTTGTGGATTCAACATCATTATAACCAAGGATACCTTGTGGTCCTTCTATACCTTCTTTAAAGTTTTCTTTTATTGCATTGTATTCTCTTTCTATTTCATTAATAGTAAGATTAACTGTGTTAGGTAGAATGCTGTATTTACCAATACCTTCACCAGACTTGTCATTAACAGTTTGGATAATAGGAAGCTTAACCATATCATTGGTATTTGATGCTTCCATAATTCTTAAAAGAACAGGTGCTATAGCTTTAGTTACTTCTAGCCCATCTTCAATATAAGTAATTTTACTATTTGTTTCACTAGTTGTATTGTAAGAAGCTGTATACATGTCTATTAACATTGTTACAAATTCTTTTGATGTCATTTCACCATAAGCAGATGCTTCATCTGTCATTGCAGCTTCAGATAAATTATCAATTTTATCTTCTGTTAAATCAGTAATCCTTGTTCCTGAGTTTCTTTCAATAACAAGCTCATTATCCGCAGCCATTTGTATAAAGGCCGGGTTGTTTAATAATAGGTTATTACTTAAAAATGGAGTAGTCTCTTCTAAAGTTTCTAAAAAGTCTACATCATTTAATTGTTTTATTCTATTAGAATGGAATGTTTGTTTTTGATGAGCATATATTAGTTTACCATTTACATCTACAAATACAGTAGCACCAATTGCTTCATCAAAGTTTGCATTACCTAAAGCTAATTTATTTAACCTTGTACTCATACCTTTACCTGCATCATCTACAAATAAATTTTCTGGAGCTGGTTGTCTTTTCTTTGTTCCTTTAATTACTTGAGTTACATCAAGTCTATTAACAAACTGTTCTGCATCTTCTTTTGTAATAAGATTACTATCACTACCTATTAAAGCCATTTCTCTTTGGAAATTTGTTGACTTATTTTTAAGAGCTGAAATAATACTTACTTCTAAATAACCTCTACTAAAACTAACACCAATTGCTTCATAAATTGCTTGTGATAAATACTCAGCTTGAAGTCTTATATCTTTATTAGTCATGTTGCTTTTACCTAAAACACCTTGCAAAGTTCTCATAACTTGAAGTGCTTTGGTTAAAGTCTCAGGATTAGATTTATAATTTTCAAACTTATCACCATGAAACTTTTTCCATGCATCAATTTGTGCATTAGCAGCATCTGACTGTGTAGCTGAAATAATTAAAGCCTTTCCTGTTACTGGATCTTTTAAGTGGAAGTTATATCCAAATCTACTATTTTGATAAGTCTTTATAAAGTCATGATAAAGTTTAGAATCTTTAACCTCTGTGGGTAATGCTCCTGACTCAATGACATCTTCCATAGTAGTATTAGAATCTGTAATACCCACTGTATTTAAAAATCTATCAATAACAGCAGATGTGTTAACTGATCTTCTAGAATGATAATACATTCTTTTAAGGATTTCAAAATGTGATGTCTGATTCATTGCTGCTAACATTAAACCTGTATGAGCATCAACGTAGTTTGCATGAACTTTAATTTTCTCTCCATTCAATAGTTCAGTATTACCAAACATGTCTGTTGAATCAATAGTTGTAGAACTAATAAATAATTTTACACGTTGACTTGGTTTGATACCAACTTCTTGGCTTTCCATTCCATATTGAGAAGTACTTCTGCTTCCAACAGATTGTTCTAGTTCATCAATTTCTTCTTCTTCTCTTTCAGTTTTTATTTGAAAAAGCTCAAGGTAATCTTCTACTTCTTTAATTATTGCTTCACCATCATTTAATTCTAATGCTTGATAAATTTGTTCTAGTTTATCAGCTTGAGAATCTGATAAATTTTCACCACTGTATTGTGCATTACCTGGATTGTATAAGTCAGCGTAGTCTGCTAAAACAGATCCTATATATATTTTATCTATTTCTTCTTGTTCAGTTTCTTTTCCAGAAAATTTATCAGCAAGTGCTTGTACTTTTTGTGCATTTACTTTTTCATTTCTTTCATCTATTCTTTCTGCATAAGTATTAGCAATTGTTCTTATTAAGATATCTGCAGTAGCAGGATCTAAATATAACTCAGAAGCAAATACTTCACCGCTAATAGACTCATATGGGATTGCTTTTAAAGCTTCTATTGTTACATCCCCTTCAACATCTCTTGTATAAAAGTTTTCTTGTATAGAGCTACCTCTATATTTACCTGAATCTATATTTTCAAATACATTAAGTAAATCACTTTTACCTTTAAAACGTTTTAATGATCTTTTAATCCATTCAACTATTCTGTTAAAGAATGATTTAATAGTAGATGATGTTTTGGTGCTTCTAGGGTTTTGCTTAAACTTAGCAAACTCATCAGCCATATACTCTTCTAAATATTCACGTTCTAATCTCTTAGCGTTCATATCTCCATATAAAGGATTAAGACCTTTAAATTTACCTAATGCTTCATCAAGAGCTTCTTGTGAACCAAGCTTACTTAACAATTCACCTTTAGCAATTCTAAGTAAATTAGATTGTTCTTTGTCTGTAAGTAACATTCTAAATACAGCGTGAAAAGCTTCATGATAAGCTATCAAAGTAGATGGACTTGTATATATAGTTCCTTCTCCTTGTAACCCACCTGATAAGTTTCTTAAAGACATAACAAATTTACCAGCAGTAAAACCGTTAGCTTTCAGTCTGTCTTTAACTTCATTAATATCTTTTACAGTAATAAAACCAGGAAGATTATTTTGAGCCCAAGAAATAAATTCATCAATTTTTAAATCTTCAGATATTGATTCTTGAGTATCAACTATTTTAAAAGCATTTTTACGTTGTGCTTTTAATTCTTTAATTTTACTTGTAATATTTTTATACTCTTCAGATTCTTGTTTTAAATTATATCTGTTTAAACCTTCAGCTTTAGCTCTGGTATTTATTTCAGATTCCAAAACTTTCTTTTGTTTTTCAAGAGTTGTTATTTGTTCTTCTAATGTTTGTTCACTCTCATTCTTTTGTGTTTCAGCTGCAATTTTATTTCCTTGTCTCCAAACTTGAAACTTATCTTTGTTGTTTCCAACTGTAGGAATAGAAGAATCCAGTCTATCTCTAACATATCTTTCAAGAAGATCAAGCTCATTCATATAGAATTTATACCTACTGTCAGATCCAAGATATTTCATTATCATATCTTTCCCTACCTCCTTGGTAATCTTTCCTGATGCAACGCTTTTTTCTACTACGGCTATATAATCTTCTATTGAGTTTTCAGCTTCAACAGCTTCTTGACCTACTAAGACACCACCCTCAACTCTGATAGATACAACGCCTTCAGTGTTACCTCTATATGAGTTTTGTTTTGCTATAACTAATTCAGCCTGAAGAGCTTTAAATTTCTTTAAATCTTTAGTTTGTATAGAACCATCTTCAGACCTTAAGTCTTTTATCTGTTGTTCTACATTAGCCAGAGCATCCTCATACTTTTGATTAGGATTTACTTCTTTATTTATAGGACCCGCATCTTGTTGAGCTTTTCTATCAACTAATATTTGATTTATTAAACCTGTATTAGCTTCAAATATAGCAGCTTCTTGAGGAGTTAATGGCCCAGCATTTTGAATTTTAGTTGCAAGGTTTTCTAAAGTTGCTTCTGAAACTTTACCTGTTTCTACAAACTCATCAAACTCACTTACAGGTTTTTCTTTAGGTCCAGGTATTATTTCTTCTACCTCTGTTAAGTTACCTGTGAAATTAAAATACATCTTTTGACTATGTCTAACTCTAGGGTCAATATCAGTAACAGTTTTTTCTATCATTTCCTGAGCCGTAGCTGTAGTATCAAATACAACTGTCATAGAATCTCCTGAAAGATTTACTTTGTTAGGTACAGTTTTATTGTATACAACAACTTTTGGATTTGCATTAATTTTTGCAAACAACTCTTCTACTAACATAGGGTTGTCTACTAATGCATCTATATTTCTAGCTTTAACAGATGCAAATGCAACAAGAACTGTTTTAGCACCTTGACCTTTTTTATCTTTTACGCTTAACTTAAGAAGTATGTCTCCATTATCTTGTACTTTTAAATCCACAAAAGAATTAGGCACACTTGCCAAATAGAATCCACTATTAAAAGAATCATTAAAGTCATAGTTGTATTTAGAATCTACAACTTTGCCATCTTTAATATTATCGTCAACTGTATCTTTTGCTCTTTGAACAAGTTTAGAATAAAGAACTGTTCTTTCACTTTCTGATACAGCTTTTTGTTTAAGTTGTACTAAAGTAATAGCTCCACTTGGAGATTTAACAACAGCTACATATCTACCAGTTATTGAAGCAACATAAGATAGATTTGATTCTCCACTTTCTAATTCTGATTTTTTTAATTGATCTTCAACTGATTGTATAAATTCTACTTCTTCATTTACATTTTCTATATCTGTAGTATAATTTGTAGATATACTACCATCTTTGTTTTTAGTATTTGTAATAATTATAGTATTACCATCAAAGGTTCCATATACTAAATCATCTAAACTTTTTGCTATACCATCAAAACTAAATTTACCTTGCGTCAGCTTTAGTTCAGTATTTGTTTGCTCTTGGAATTCTGCCAATGTCATAGTAGCATTATTTTCCATAGCATCTAACTTTCCTGTAAGAGCTGCTTGTTTTATAACTTGAGATTTTAAATCTTCTATGCTTGAACCTTCTGCTAAAATGTATGCGTTTAAATTATTATCAGTAAACTCATTTATACTAATGCTTTTTCCGCTTTTACCTTTAAAGCTAAAATGATTATTTCTTACAAATGCAATAGAACCATCCCAACCAGCAGGATATAAGTCAGCAACTTTTTCTGCTGCTTCTTGTGACAAACTAATTTGCACCATATACTTATCTCCATTTTTAGAAATAAATGGATTCTCTGGTTCTACACCTAACTGATAAGATGTTCCATCTTTAGGTATATTTAAAACTACCCTAACTATAGACTCATTTAATTCTTGCTCTGTAAGTCTTTCTAATATTTTTTGTAATCTTGCTTCAGCTTCCGCAACAGTTTCTCTTAAACCTGTTGTTTCATTATTCATTTGTTTAGCATAGATACCATTAATATCACGGTGATCTATCTTAGTCATGTTAGCAGAATACTTTACTTCAGCAACTTTAAGTTGTTCTTTAGTATATAAAGTATTAAACCCTGCTTCTTCTACATAAAAAATAGATTCTAGTTTATCATTTTTAGATGCATCTAATTTTTCAAATGGAATTAATTTTAAAAGATTGCCTTTTTTAGTAGAGCTTTCTGTTCCAAGTACAATGTATTTGTTTCCATCAACATCAACTACCTCATCACCATACTTTATTTCTTGACCATCAAAGTTGTAAGCTTGCTCACTAGGAACTATTTTAAGAAGTCTTTCCCAAGCACTCCATGCTTTGTCCATTTCATCTTGACTAGCACCGTAAGAGTTTCTAGCATTAGCTTCATCTAGAAATGTTTGAGGTAATGTTTTACCTTTATTATCTACTATACTATATATGAAATCAGGTTCATTTGATCCTTCTTGGTAAACTGTTCTTTTTACAATGTTAACACCCGGTCCTAGTTGAGCTACTTTAGTAGTATTAGTGTTTACTATAGATTCTAAACCTTGTTCAGACTCAGCAGTAAATATACTTGAATCAATACCACCTAATGCTAAAAGGAATTTTACTGGTTTACTTTCAATAGATTCAGCAACCCAAGCTTTAAAACCTTCTTCAGCATTATAACTTTCTCCTTGTTCATCAAGTGTTTTAAACCACAGTCTTTTAAGACTATCTAAACCATTGACAGCATTATTACCTTCTGTAGAGTTTAACCATTCTTCTAAGGATACAATTGAATTACCCTCATTAATATTTTTAATTTTATAAGAAGCATACATTTGCTCCAAGACATCCTGTGATACAGGAGATTGTCCTTCTAAAAGAATATTTGCATCAGGGGCACTGTTTATATCTTTAAAATCAGATTCATCTAAATTAGTTTCAACAGCATCATCAAAATTATCTTTTGACTTAGGTGCTTCAGTAGCTTTCTTTTTAGGTTTATCAGTTTTTACTTCTTCTTCTTTTACTTTAAATCCAGAAGTCTCCTTGTAAATACTTATAAGAGCATTTATTTTTTCAAATATTTCTTTATCTATTTCAGGATTAAGTACACCTTTAGCTGAAATAAATTGAGTTATTGATGTAACATCACGCGTTTCTATAAAAGCTTTAAACTGTTCATCACTTATTACAATACCTAATTGTTTAAGTTGTTGAAGTAATATATTAGCATGCTCATCTGCAACACCAGCTTCCATATTTTTTTCAAATATATCTTTGGCCTTACTATATAAAACTTTAAACTGATCACTTAATCTATCTACTAAATCTAAAACTTTTTCAGGGTCTCCAAATAAAGCAACTGTTCTATCAAACAATTGAGATCTTGTATCTAAGTTATTATGATCAAGAAGTTGAGCTAATACTTTGTCTACTTCACCTCTTTTAATATAACCGTTTTTATTATTACTTCTAGCACCTAGTACTTTTAAATAATTAATTAACGGAGTTCTTAATTTATTAGATTTACTTCTATCATATACTTTTGAATCTTTATCATATATACTATCTAAAGCAACTTTATATGTTAATAGACTTGTAAGTAATTTTTGTTTTTGCTTAAGGTCTTTAGTTGTAAGCTTATCTTTATTATCAGTATCCTGTAGAGTTTTTATCTCTTTCATTAACATGACTACCTCTTGATCAATAGTATCACTAGTTAGTAGTTTAGTTAAGTCACCTGCTTGAAGATTACTTAATACATCAGAAGATTCTAAAGCTGCCTCTAGACCAAATCTTCTTGCGTTAGCCATTTTAAATTCATTCTTAGCAACTAAATAAAGAAGTCTAGCATGTTCTATAGCATTATGTTTTATCCTAGAATCATTATATTCTTTGGTATCTTTATCATATTGCTCATAGTTTTCTGGGTTTCTTATTACATCAAAAGAATCATTATATTCTTTCTCTTGTACTTTCATCCCATCAATAGACTTTTGTATTTTTTCTCTTACATCAGATATATCTTTTGCAGAGTCTGGATAAAGTTCTTTAAGTTCTTCATCTTTTAAACCTAGTAAGTCTTCTAGTTGTTCTACATACAAACCTGTTGCACCCGCAGTCATTAAAAAATGTCTGTGTTGAAATGCAGCTATATCTTTTGCATCTTGAAAACCTAAATGATCATCTTCTAAAAGACTTCTTTTTGTTTGTTCATCACCTTCTTGTGCTTGGAATAAAGAAAGATTGGTAGGATTAAAATAATCAAAAGGATTGTCTTGTATATCATCTCCTATTTCATTTATTATTTTAATATACTTTTCTTTATTTTCTTGATATTTTTTATACTGTTCAGGGTTTGTCTTTTTTTGATATATTTCAGGAAGAACTTCAAACATTGCTCTTTGAGGTCCTTGCACAATACCACCCATTAAAAAACCAGACATAAAAACATGAGCACCTTCAGCACTCATTTGACTATTAAAACCGGCTTTCATAGCGGCCATCTTAGCATCTGTCTTTAAAGCTAATGGATTTTCCATTAAAGTTCTATGGTAGTCTACAACACCAACTTGAACTCCTTCTTGATATACTTCTTGTAAACCTTCTCCAATACTTGCTGCAGAATACCTTAGTAAACCAGCACCAGTATTTTTTAATGTGGTTCTAGCACCTAAAGCTTTAAGTCTTTTAATGTTTAAAAAGTTACCCATTAAGGTTTTAGGAGTAACATCAGTATATAAACCTTTGCTTAATCCACCACCTTTAGTTCTAACTCCTTTAGTTCTAACTATATTTTTTGCAAAACCAGGAAGCTTATCACTAAAGATTCTTCTTAACGTAGGAGAAAAACCTTTTAAAGCTGTTCCAAGTACAAGCTTGTTAGTTAAGAAAATAGCAGGAGCATTTAACCATAATGTTTCAGTAGCTCCTTTTAAAGCATCTGTGTTAATTTCTTCTAACTGTTCTCTTGTTAGATCACCGCCTCCATTTTCTTCTGACTTAATTCTTACACCTTCAGCATAAATTTCATTAAAAGCAAAACCAGCTTCCATTTTACCTTCACTCATTGCAAAGTTAATTGAACGCATGTCTCTGTAAAAAGCTCCAAATCCTTTAGACATTTTAGCTACAGAAGTAATTCCATTTGCTGTATTTTCAGCAGACTTCATTGCTTTTATAGCAGCCATTGTTTCAGGTGCAAAGACTGTTCCTGCTAATCTAAAAGGTGCAGCACCTGCAGCTCTTATTGCAGTAAATGCATCACGCGCAGATTCAACAGCTCTAATAGAATCTAATATTGATCCACCAGCTTTAACAGCTTTAGTTACATCAAATAGATTACCCATTGTTTTAATACCTCTAACAAAATTTCTACCGGTACCTGCTAGAAATGCACCAATACCTGCAGGTGCTCCAACACCAGTTGAACTTAAAGCAGCAGAACCAGCAGCTAATGCTAATTCTTCAGCTGCAATAGAACCTAATATACCAAATGTATATCCTGTTTGTAAAAATAAATTTGCGGCACCTCCACCAAATCCACCTCTTGTACTACTACCCATTCTATTAGCTTCTGCAAACTCATAAGAAGATTGATAGTCTGCATCCATCCAATAATTATCATCATCAAATAAATCTCCAATAGCTCTATAGCCAGACATAAAACCTGAGCCTAAACCATCTGACCAATAAGGTACTTGTCTAGTAAAAAATTCTGCTGTAGCTGAACTATTTTGATTATAATATTTTTCATTATCCCTTAAAGGATTATAACCTAATTCATCAAATTTATAATGATCTCTTACCCTGTCAAAACCTGAACTTTTAGCTCCTGAGATTAAAGGTTGTTCATACAAAGGTTCATTACTTACACCTTGCATGTAACTATTAGGATTATTAAAAACTTTACTAAAATTATCAAAACTACTTTCAGGTGTATTTTTAATCCCCACATTAGAAGGAATTAAAAGATTTACTGTAGGTACAATATCTTGCATTGTGCGTTTGAATTCATCTGCAACTTGATCATCATAATCAGCAGGGAAATCAAACAACTCATCTATAGGTTGAAACTCAAAATTTTCAGGATTCCAAGTTTCAGAAATAGTTGTGTTGGGAGATACTTGGGTCTGAGCTGCTTCTGGAACAGTCAGGCCGTCTTGATTTTTTTGTTCCATAATATTACTTACCTTGAATAATTGATGGTTTTATTCTTTTTTGTTCTTTCAAATTTTTTGCACTAAGATCAGCTAAAGACGCTCTATAGTTTGCTACTATTCTATCTACTTCATTAAGACCAGCAGGTTGCCCTTGCTCATTTCTAATTAGTTGAATAGGTTGCTGTCCCATTTTTTCAAATAGACCCGTTGTAGCATTAACACCTAACATCTCCATAGAAGAATAAAAAGCACCATCTTTATTGAATACTCTAAATGATCCTGCATTTTCTTTATACATGTCGTAAAGATAACTTTTATCTGGAGACATTTGAATTTTTTGATTAACAGAAGAGAAATTATATTTGTCTAAGTTTAAATCTACTACAGCATCTGACTGTGGAAACATCATTGTTATTTCACTATACTTTTTAATTCCAGCAGCACTCTGAAGTCCAACTGGAGTTTTTGCTGCAGTTGATGCAAAGTCTTTTAAATACTGATCAGTATAAGTAACTTTCATTCCTGACATTATTGTACCATCTTCTAAAGTTTTTACTACAGGTCTCATTTCAATACCCATAGAAAACTTTTTACTAGCAGCTGCTTTAGGATCTAATAAATATCCTCTAATATCTCTTAAACTTTCACCTAGTATTTGATTAGCAGTTACATCATTTGTCCCATCTAATTCTTCATCTGATAATCCAGATGGAGTAATTATTTTTTCTCCTGGAGCATTAAATTGATCCACTAAGTTTTTAAGATCTGTATATACTTCTGGATTAACAGCTATAGAATTTATACTAAATGTACTTTTTGTACCACCATATGTATATAAATTTGAAGCATTCATATCATCTAGTTGAACACCTCTAAAATAAGCATCAGCAGATAGTGGTTGAAATAATTTATTTTCAGGATCTAATCCTTGTGCATTATATGATTCATTTAAAGTAGAATTTAAAACTTGTCTTTGTTGTGCATAATATTTTTTAGCATCTTCTCTAGCTTCATTTTCTACAAATATTGTATCACCCCACACATACTCATCAATTTTTTCATCCATATAATCTGCAATTCCAGGGAATATTGTAGCAGCCTGATATGTGTTATTACCTTTATCATCTCTTCTTCCTCTACCTTCTATATAATCCGCATCTTTAATTGAACCTTTTTTGGCTTTTGCTATATAGCGTTCAATAAATTCTTCTTCTTCTAAGACTGTTCCATTATTAACAATTTCAGGTACTCCAGCATCTGTAGCAGCTTTAGTGCTAAGACTAGATATTGTTTTAGAAGCATCCCAATTCTTTTGAATAGTTTCTTTACTTACTTTATCCCAATGTAATAATTGATCAGTTTCTCCTGCTATTCTATCACTAAGTTGAACTAAACTGTTATAACCAGGTGATGTTAAAACTCCAGGATTTGTTTTATTAAGTTCAGTTAATTCACCAAAACTTTTCTTGTAAAGATTTTCTAGTTCTGCAGCGTTCTCAGGTTTATTAAGTAATTTTGTAATTTGTTTTATATTACCTGTTTCTGTTTTACCGTTTATCTCAATACTAATAATACCTGTCTGCTGTGCAACAGGTAAATCAGATTGTTTCAATTCAAATAAAGACGTAATAAATTCTGGCTTCTTTGCATTTACAGAAGCTTCTTTTTTGCGTAAGTCTTCTGCATTTCTTGCTAATGGATCTTCTATCTCTTCTGTGCTTTCAGCAATTGTAGAACCTCCATCAGGTCCTGTCACTCCATCAAATATAGAAGCAGCAACAAAAGCAGGATTAATTATTTCACCTTTTTTATTTACGTTACCTTCTATTTTTCCTTTTAGTATAAGTTCATTTCTTCTATTAGAACTTGCATTGTTATCTCTAGCTAAATTATACTGATGTTGTATTTGCATTTTGGTATAAGGATTCTCCATTGATATAGTTTGAGAATAATCTCTTTTACTATATGATGTAGCCGCTCCTAAAATGTCACTGCTTAGATTATAATTCATAAGCATGTTGTAAGCAAAGTTTAGTGCATCAGTATTTTCATCTGCTTCACCCATTCTTTGCAAGTCTCCTTCATTTCTTTTTAGTGCTTCATCTGAAGTTTCAAAAGCCTCAAAAGCTTCAAGCATTGCTTTATGCTCATCACTATCAGGTATAATACCTTCTTCCTTTTCATAACGTTCCCAATTTTGTTTAGCTTGTAAAGCTTTTTCAAATTGATTTCTAAGAATAGGATTTGCTTTTTCATTTCTAGCTCTTAAATCTTCTAAAGTACTTTGAGCCCAAGCGTTCTTTCCTTCTCCAATACTGCTGTATTGTCCATTTTTAAAACCAATTTCTGCATGATTTCTTGCAGAAACAAAACCGCTTGTTCTATAAGCATCAATAACTTTAGGATCTTCCATTAAGGTTTTCATCAAAAAGTTATAAGCACCAGGTACTTGAAGAGAACCATTCTTTTGTCTTATGATAAAAGGATCACCTTTCTTAACTGGTAAATCCATTTCAACATCTTCAAAACCAGCATCCTTTAGAATCTTCATTGACATAGTTTCTAAGTCTACATTCTCTACATAAGTAGGTAAACCTGCTTTTAAAGCATCATCTCTATTGTCATTTTTGAAATCTTCCATTTGGTAATTCATTGCCTGAATACCTGTGGCCCAATATTTTTTTCTTTCTTCAGCACTAGCAGATGCTTTTAAAGAACCTGCTAATTGCATATTTCTTTTATACTGAGAGGTAAAAACCAAATCTTTAACTATCAAGTCATCCTCATAAAAAGGTTTGAATAAGGATTGAGCAGAGTCAACATTTTGACGTATGGATAAATCCATTCCTGATAGCTTCTCTATTCTAGGGATTAGTTGTTCAGTATATTGATTTCTTGCATCTATTGTGTCTTCTCTTGACATATCTGCATAAACAACTTTACTGTATTGATCACTCAACTGTTTATAGTTAGTGTCAAAACGGTCTTGTCTGGTGTCTAAAACAGCAGACATGAATTTATAATCCGGAGTAAACGGTGTTGTTTCTCTTTCATATCTTTGATATCCTGGTACGTATGTTGCCATAATACTAAATTACTAAAATTTATTAAGTTTTAAAAACTTTATTTATACACTTTTTAGGTTTAATAACCTATCTTACCTAGATAAAATGGGAGAAACTTTTTAACTTCCTTACCTTTTTTTGCTGTTGGGTATCCACTACTAGGTGAATGTTGACTTCTCATTTGTCTTAATTGATCAGCATAAGGGTCCGCTCCGTAACCTTGTGGTGTTGAAGCTGTTGCATTTTTACCATATGTTTTTCCTAATATTGTATTTATTGTAGTGCCATCTAAACCTTTAGCTTTTAAATCTAAAGCTCTTGATGTCATTTCATCATAAGGAGTTAACTTATTACCAGACTGTTTGTTAGCTGCTAAAGGCGGTGCTCCATTATTCCATTCTATTGCTCCAGCTTGTGTTGGATCAACATTATAATAAGGATACAATGTATTCATACTATATGTGTTAGCCATATTAGTATAAGCATTAGCTGTTAAATCAGCCATCTGCTCTCTATCTAGATTTTTCTCATCCATGAAATTCTGCTGAGTTAATTGAGTAGCATCATATTGAGATACACTTCTATCTCTTTGTTCTCTTTTTGCAGCTGCTCCTAACTGAGAATTCATTGCTAAACCTTGATTTACAGTATTGATATTTCTACCATGTGTTCCTGCAAATACGTTTGCGTTTTGTTTAAATGCATTAGCTCTACTTTGCGCTAATCTAGCATTCATACTTTGAGGTCCTGCAAATGCACCAATAGCTTGTGATGCAATATTTAACTGCTCATTAGTATCAGCCAATTGTCTTGTAGGTTCTTCAAGTACATAATCTACTTTAGGAATTTCAACTTGAGGTTGCCAAGGCAAAAACATTTCTCTATCTCTCATAGCAAGAGCACCCATTTTTAATAGGTCTTGAGTATAAAATGATTTGTCTGGATCTTCATACTTATATTCAGGATCACCTGGTTTAATTTCTATTTTAGGATCCGGTTCTTTTTCTACTGCTGGTTTAGCCGTTCTACCTAATGGTCTCCTTGAGGAAGTAAATGTTCCAAAATCACCATCATAACCTTTTCCTTTTTTGTTTGGATCAAATCCATAATCTTTATTAAGACTGGCAGTTAAAGTACTTTCCATTTCAGGAGTCCATTCTTTACCTTCTTCTTCAAACGTTGCTTTAATTCTTTGTACTTCTTCTGGTATATATGTATCATTTATCCAATGTTGGAATTTTTCTACATCTGGATTTGTACCATCTGCTTTTTGAGAAGATATAGACGTTTTTAAACTTTCTATATCTGGATATTTATCTTTCCAAGCTTCAAAGAAACCTTCTTGATTTTCAGCAGCATCTCCATAAAGACCACTTCCTTTTGTATAGCCTTGTCTATCTTTAAAATTTGTTTCACCTACACCTATGCTATTAACATCAATACCTAATTTTTCATAGTATGCAATAACTTTAGGATCCCATGCTACATTAGTCTTTCCTGATGACTTTTTCTTTTTAGGAGTAGTAACAGGATCCTTTTTAGTAACGGCTGTTTCTTCAGCAATAACTTCTTCTGCGGTAGTTGAATTAGATGAACTAGGTGTATATTGTTTTTCAACACTTAATAATGCATCAGCTAAACCATTTGGTCCACCTGCATTAAAAGCATCTTCTAACTTTTTCTTTAAAGCATTTCTTGTTTCCTCATTTAAAACAGCAGGTGTTACTTTGTCAAGCATAGATTCAAAGTCCATTGGGCTTGTTCCAGCTCCTGATAATGGTGGGAATGTAGGTACACCATACTGTGCTTGTGGTAACATTTCTGTACCATATTGAGCCATTGCCATTTCTTGAGGCATCTGCTGAGGCATCTGTTGTTGCATACCACCTTGACCACTTTGCTCCATCATGTCTCTTAGAGCCATTATCTGTGCTTGTTGTTCTGGAGGTAATGCACTTATTGCTTTTAATGTAGCCTGTTGTTTATTTATGTTTTCAACTTTTGCTGTAAACTCAACAGGATCTTGACCTTGAGAAACTAAATAAGGGTATGCCGCTAAAGGCACCCCATCTGAAAATTGTTTTTTAGCTTCTTGTCCAAATGCAAGTTTAGATAAACTTTTCATATTTTTATCTATCATTAAGTCTGCACTATTTGCTTTTATAGAATCTACATCAGGGCTAGCCAATGCTCCTATAAATTCATTTAATTGATATTTTTTAGAAATTTTTGCAGGAGTCATTGCTTTTTTAGATTCAATACCAAACTCAGCCAATTCATTTTTTTTGAATTTCATTTTTTGAGTATCTGAAAATATAAAAGACTGTTCAGGCAAAAACATTGGGACACCACCACTACTGTGTCTAGGCCCATTAATATTATAAAGACCAAACTGACCATCATCATTTAAATCAGTAAGAACAGTTTCCCCTCCTTCTGCTTCTAAATTAGCCATATCTCTAGGTACAGAAGTTAATGAATATTTCATATCACCTTCTGTAAAAGAATTAGATGACTCCATAGAAGAACCACCTGTAGCTAAACCATAATCAAATTGACTTCCAGTCATACCACCTTGTTGCATTTCTTTTACAACTTTACCATCTTTAATTTTAAAGCCTTTTGGTAGTTTGTTTATTTTAATCTTTGCCATAATTATAACATTTCTATATCAGCACCTGCTGCTATTAATGCAGCTAGTGTATCATTATCAACTTCTATTTCTCCACCTGTTTGCATTTCATCTTGATGTATGAAACCCATCTTAGACATTCTTTCATGGTCACCAGGTTTATTTGCTTTATAACCTTTTCCTGTTTTAGGATCAAACATCATGTGTGGTTCAAACCCACCGCCAGCTTTATATATTTCTCTCCCATACTTTGAATAATAATCAACTAGATTATTTTGTTCTTGTAAGCCACTGTTTACATCAAAGTTTCCTTGAGCATTAGGTACGTCTGTTACAGCATAAACTTTATCTGCGTTTGTTTGACCTCTTAGATCATCTAGTTGATCAGTAGGATCTGTAAATGCAGTTAATAAATTAGCACCCATTACAAGACCTTTGCTTATATCACCTACAGCATTCATAACAGGACTATCTTTAATAAACGTTTCTGCTTGATCTATTGCATTACCTACAGATCTTTTTCTTTTAACAGTAGGTTGTGCGCTTGTATTATCTGCAGCTGGTTCATCTGCAGCTGTTAATGGAGTATTAACCTGTAGTGGGTTAGCAACACTTTGTTGTAACTGAGAATCTTTTACTGCTTGAGTATCTCTATTATAATCTGTTTTTAAGGCACTTTGTAAAAAGTCACCCATGCTATTAGGTATCTGAAAATTTTGTTGCTCTTGCTGTAAAGGAGTTGGTCCCATTGGGCCTACTGGAACATCTTGTTTGTTACCATACATCCAATCAGGTATGTTAAATTGAGCTTTAGGTAATGGTGTACCACCATATCTAAACTCAGCATTGTCATACATAAGCATTAAGTCATTTTGACTTTTACCTTGAAGCATAGGACTTGTTGAATTTTTAACGTACCATTCTTTAAAGCTTGGTTGATCTGCAACAGGAGATTTACTAGAATTTGGCACCGCCATCATACTTGGCTGATTTGCAGCAGCTGTAGTTAATGGAGCATCTGTTGAGCCTTTATATACATATGGAGAAAAACCAGGAGCTTTTTGAGCACCTCGTTGTCCTGTTACCATATCTCTATATCTACCTCTGTGTTTAGCTTTTTCTTCTTCTGTTAGATTTTCTAAAGATTTTGATATTGGATTACCGTTATCATCATAACTAAGAACTACGTCTTTACCGTATACACCACTTTCATTTTTTAAAGCATTAGCAACCATAAATGCATTATCCTCACCATATTCTTTTATACCAGAAGTAATGTCTGCAATTGTCTGACCGTGTTGTAATCTTTGATTTTTAGGTATAGCATCAAGTTCTAATTGACTAAAAGCCATGTTGCCTGTAAACTTATTAAGTTCTGGATTAAAATCAAACTCTGAATACTTAAATAAATCTGCTGCTTTTTCTTGACGTGTTTTTACTACACCATCATTTAAATCTTCTAAAGTTACAGCATAATTTGCTTTATCATTATCACCAAAATCTACTTCATAAGATTTATTACCAAGTTGTTTTTGTTTATATCTAGCTTGTTTACCATCCCAATCACTAAAAGTATTTTCCATTTCACCAACAAAATCATTTAGCATATATGCTGCATTAATTAAGCTGTTCTTTTTTGGATACGGTGTTGAGTATATAGGTCTATAACCTTGATTAGGTTGTCTATCTATAGGCCCTCTAGCAGTAGTTTCAAAACCAACATTTGCTTGAGGTACTTCAACATTGTCAAGTTGTTCTAGAAGTTCTGCTTGTGGATCAGCAGACTGACCTTCAGCTACATTACCTGGCATTTGTCCAGGCTGTTCCGCTTGCATAGACTGTTCTTGTGCTGCTTTTATTTGTTCAGCACCTAACAGTAAATCTGCAAATTTAGATGGATCATAACCTGCTTCTTCAAAGACAATGTTTAATTGATCTGGCTCTATACCTTCTTGCAAGTAAGATGCAAGAATTTGTGCAGGCTCTTCACCAGCTTCAATACGTTGTTGTACTTCTGCTGAAAGTTCTTGCAAAGGAACGTCATTAACTGTTTTATTTACAGCTCCACCTTCCTGGTATAAACTTATTTTATTTAGTTCTTTTTCCATCATATCATACTATTAATATACAAATAATTAAGCGGTTTCCCTAATAATATTGCTCATTATATAGTTGGGAGAAGTTGTCCCACCTAGCCTTGCTTTCCTAAGATAAACTCTATTAAGTTTATCATATACTTTTTGAGCTTGTTTTTGCATGTTTGTATTATCATACATGCCTTTCATATAATTCTTATACATTGTTAATTCATTCACTTTACTTTTAGGCTCTCCTCCATGTGCCATAGTTGATGGCTCAAAGTCATTAGCGGGTGTTTCCACATAAGCATAATTTTCAGGAAATAAATCTGTTCTGTATTTATTTACTTTTTTAATATAGGAATCAGACGGTCTTACAGATCCAGGCATTCCTGTTGGTAGCACTTGACCCACTTTAAAAGCAGCATCACCTATAATAGGTAAATGTTTATAATTAGTTGAATTAATATCTAATAGTGTAGCATCATATAATTCTCTTAAAGCTTGAACTTCAGTTTCAGCATTTCTTGAATCAGCAACTCTACCTGTTTTTAAAAGTCTATTTGTTCCTTGATTATAAGCTAGAATTGACATGTTTCTAATATCTTCTTCTGCTAAATTTAATTCAGGGTAAGTGTTTGAATAATCTTTAAACGTTTCATAATTTTTTGTAATCAAATAAGTTATTGCGTCAATTGCTTTATCATCTGACTTTCCTAAATCATCAGCACTATTAATTTGAAAATAACTCTTTGCAAAATTATCTAATGCCGTAAGTTTAGTTTTACCTATTCCTAATGAAACGTCTTTAGGTTTATAACCTTTGTAATCATAGACCATATTTTTAACATACCCCGCATCTTCCTTACTTCTTGGAACAGATGCACCTACCCCGGTTTCTGCACCAGTTATACCAACTATTGTTGACTCTAACCATTTAGGGTCTACAGAAGAATTTAATATTTCTGGTATTTTAGTTGAATTATATTTAGCTCTTTTAAATACATTTTCAAGTTGTGTAAGTCTTTCTCCTTCGTAATCACCTGATTGATATCTTAAAGATAAATTTCTTATTGTAGATGGATCAATTTCAATATCTTCAATACCATCAACATTATAAGTTGAATTAACTTTAATATCTTCTTTAGGTCTTCTTATCCATCCAGTAACTAATTCATCATATGGTTGTTGTAAAACTGTACCATTTACATTATGTGTAATAATTGGAACACCATCAATAACATCTGATACAAATCCAGTATGTGTATTGTGTGTTTTTGAGTTTAATGTTTCTTCATGATGACTTGAACCATCCCAATATAATCCAACAATATCACCTGTTTTGTAATCACTTGCTTTTGTTTGTTTTTTTCTTTTTACTTCTTTTGTTATTCTTTTTATATCTTCTGCGGACGTAGCATTATCAAATGCTTTGTCATCATATATATTAAAAACAGATTTACTATTTTCAACATCATTCATGTTTTCAAATATGTCCCATGCATTTTTATACTTAATACCTAAAGACTCTGTCATAACATTATTACCTTCCAATATACTACACATTCCGGCAGCACATCTTCCATCTTTTAGTTTACTAGGTATAAAGTCAAACACTAAAGCATTTGGATCTTCTTCAGTTTTTTTTGTGTTATAAGCTTGTAAAGCTTCTTTTGTTTGTTGACCAAACTTACCATCTATACTTGAACCTTCTTTATTAAGTAGTGTAGCAGACATAAATCCTTTATCAACAAGGTCTTGTTGAATCCTTAATACTTCTTCTTTATTATCAGGATTGTAATTTTTATAATATTTTGATATTGCTGATGGTGCTAAATTTACATCATCTATCATAGATTTGTGAGCGGCAAATGTTTTTGCTCCATAATCTCCATCTGCTCCAGTTGCTCCTATATCATATCCTTTACTTAATAAATCTTTTTGTAAAGTTTCAACTTCAGAAGGAGAAGCATTTGTCATATCTTTCCAACCTCTTGCATAATCATTTGAGCTCTTAGTAAAATCAGAAACTAAATTAGGTCTTTTATATTTTGATTTTTCTAATCTACTTTCTTTGTCCAAATCAGCTATTACGCTGTTATACTCTTCTGGGCTAAGTGGCTCATTAAGATTTCCATCTTTTATAAAAGGTAATTGCTTCTGAGTTATAGCAGTATTATCTCTTACTACTGTTGTGTCTAACATTTGATTGTTTACATAATCAGCACCTGCTTGTTTTAAAAATTCTTGTAATTTTGAAGCTGGCTCAAATTCTGGTTTACCAAGATTTGGTATCACACGTCTAGTGGCAACTCTTGTATTATCTTGAACTGCGGTTCTCCATTCTCCATTACCATATTGAAATGATTTATAGCCATTCTTAATACCTTCTTTTTCTGCTGCTTTTTTACTTTCTAAAAAACTAGCACGGTCACCTTCAGCTTCTACATTTTTATGACCCTGTAACCAAAGATCTACAGGAGATAAATTACCATTTGTAAAATCAGATAACTTAGCTTTTGACTCTATTAAATTTGCAAAAAACAATGCGTATTGATCTTCTGATGACAACTGATCAGCTGATGTAGCATTTACAATACTATCTTTTATAGTATATCCTTTTGCATCTGCAACATTTTTATATCTTTTTAATGCTGTATTAAATGATTCACCTTCAAATTGAAATAACCCTCTACCAGGCCCACCTTGATACTGTTTAGCTTTTGGATCCATTCTTGACCACGGACTTGATTCATGAAATGCAATTGTATCTGCTAATTGTCCCCATGTATCTTTTGTTCCACCTCTGGTTTCTACTATATAGTTTGATATATTATTATAATCTAATATTTTAGAATTATCAACTTTGTCTTCTCCATTACCATCTTGTGCTTTTGGTATACCTCCATACTTTAATTTGCTTTTTAAAACTTGTTTGCTCATGTCCCAACCAGATTCTATTTCATCTAGTTTATTAGCTATACCTTTAAAACTATTGCTATCATAAAAGTTTTCATAACCAGCATCCTTAATAAACCAGTTGTCTGTTGCACCTGTAGATGCGTGTCCACCATACGGTTGCCATAATCCTTCAGTAGTTCCTGTTTTTCCTGCTCCTTTTTTTCCAGCTAATCCACTTGATTTGTAAAATAATTGTGATTGACCATTTGGCAATGCTACTTCTGCAATCTGTCTACCAAATTTATTTCCATGATTAATTACATTAGGTGAAATTACATCATTAGCATTAAAACCAATTTCATCTAAATGTTTTCCTTGTGATTTCATAGATGTTAAAGCATCCTGAATACCTTCTGGTGATCTACCATAGTTTGTAACTCCTCTTGACCAACTAGGTTTAACATTATCTGCAACTTTAACTGTATTTTCTACAACTTCTTTTGCTATTGTTTTTTTCAAACCTTTTTTTAAACCTGCTTGTGTAACGTTGTTAATTAGATTCTTAGCTACACCTGCTCCTACGTATGTACTTGGATCAGTTGCTAAGTTGGTAATAAATGCACCTACAGGATTTTCTACCAATGGATTCCCATTTGCATCTTTTAATCCAGCTACATTTTTTACAGGTGTACCATTTTGATTTGTAAATGTAAATGTTTCATCATCTGATCCTGGTGTTGCAAAGCTTGGCATAGCGTTCATAAAATTAAACTCACCATCACCACGTCCTGTAAATGATTCAGTAGCCTCTGCTATAAGATTTGCAGGTATTCCCATTACACCTAATAAGTTAGATATATTAGCTGCTGGTACTTTTGCCATTTCTTTAACAAGACCCCAAACAGATTTTTCTTCTACTTCTGTACCATCTTGAGCTTTAGGTTTCCAAGAACCTTTACCAAACTTTATTGCACTTTCTTTATCTGTTCCAAAGTCTATAACCTCACCTCTTCTTTGAGCTTCTTTATATGCTTCTTTCCAAGGTTTAGTAGACATGTCTATCCAAGTACCATCCGGGTCTTGAAATAGTGTAGGAAAAGAAAACCAATTTTTACCATCTAAAGTTTCAGTTGCCATAAGATGTGTGGACTCAGAGCCATCTCCATTGTCCCTAACACCTTGTCTTTTTGGAACTTCATAACCTGTCTGTACCATAGGTACTTCTAACACACTATCTCCTGGAAACTGATAGTTACCACCAGGCTTCATTATTTGTTCATTACCTAAGTTGTCTCTACCATATACAGGAAAGTCTACACCTTCCATAGTAATATTACCAGATGGTATGATATTATAAGGATTGTTTACATCAGGTGAATTTCTTTTATAACCTTCTGTTGAAAACAAATTTGATACATGTGTTATGTATTCATTTGGGCCTCCGGGTAAACCTCTGCTTTCTTTATGTTCAGTATTTTTTTTCATTATCTAATGGACATATTTAATTTAGTGTTTGCTATTTTAAGAAGCATCTTTCTATCTCCAGATACATTACGTCTTAATAGTAATTTATTATAATAGTGTCTGAACTTTTTATGTTGCAATGGATCTTTAGCATAATTTAAATTAGCGGCATTAAGATCTTTTATGTAACCATTCATTTGAGTAATAAACTTACTTCTTTGAATACCTGTAAACTCACCTCTATCATCAGTAATATCCCAGAACTGATTAAATCTATACTTCTGTTCTTCTTTAGAATATAGAATTCTAATATCATTAGTTCCTATAATAGGATATTGTAGTGCTGCAAACGGATCTTCTTTTGGTGTTAAGTCTAATTTTAATAATCCAGATACTTGTTCTGAATTATATATAATACTTTCATCAAAGTTAAAATCTAAATCATGCCATCTATCATCTCCACAAGCAAGTAGTAAATCTCCTTTATATACATAAGATTCCAATTGGTATTCAACACTTCTAATAGTGTTAACAATTTGACCTGTGTTTTCTATTACTTCTACTTCCCATGGGTAATCTACACCATAGTAATTAGAAAATAAATCACACCTAACATTATGCCTCCATAAAGATCCTGATTCAAAACTAGGTTGAGTTGAAAATGATCCAAAATAATTACAAGTTAATGGATTAAAATTAATATAACTTGGACTACCTGTTCCTAATACATTAGTTAAATATACATCATCACATACTCCAGTTTCAGTAGTACTAGCTTCTGGAAATGCTGGACCTGGACAATTACATTCTACTTTTCTACAAATAGGAGGGTTTGCAACAGTACAATCTCCTTCAGATAAAGTATAATTATTATTAGAATCAGGATACACAACCTCATAACCTTCGGGACATTCACATGTAGGAGGTGCACCACATATAGCACCAGCAATTGCAGTTGATATAACAGCTGATGTATTATTAGGTTGAGATCCATCTGCAATCATTACAAAATCTTGCGTTGGATCATTACAAGTAATTTGATTTATAATAGCTACTGCATTTGCATTTGGGAAATTTGATGTATTACACCAAACACTAGTAACATTATACTGAGGTAGATTTTGATATTGACAACCGTTAGGAGTACCAGCTGTCCATGCAGCATCAGTCATAAAAATCATTACTCTTGTAAAACCAGGTTGTCCTAATCTATTTCCTAACTGAGAAGATGCTGTATTATTTAAAATACTATCTGCATGTGCCATACCTACTGGAATGTCAGTACCTGACGTAGGGTTTGGAGCATACCATGCATTTACAGCAGCTATATTTAAACCGGTACTTTGCATTGAAAATCCACCAGGATTAAATGATTGTGTGAAATTTGCATTTCCCCATTTTGTAAATCCTATTTGAAATGTACCATTAGCTAAACCTGCAGTTACTTCAGGACTACCTAAAAACTGAGCTACAAATTGTCTTTGTGCTGCTATGGGTGCACCAAGTGTACTTGTAGACCAATCCATTGCTATTACAATATCTAGTGTACAATTTACTGTATTATCTACTACTGTTGCCGGTACTTCTTCTACTACTACTGTTGCTGGTTCTACTTCACTATAAATTTTTTCACACAAGTTTGTTGCAGGATTAAAAGTATATCCCGGAGGACATGTGGGTGATTCATTAGCAACTGTCTGTGTAGTTAAAAAATGATTAATACTAGGTAGTGCAAGTTCAGGATGCCAATCATGAAATGAAATCCATGCTTGTGATTTAGCATCATAAGAAACTGTCCAAGAAGCATCTTCAAAATAAAGCGGGTCACCTACTTTTATTGGTGTACCAGGACTTGCCGGTAATGTCTTATACACAAATCCATCATTAACAAAATGTACTTCTCCTCCACCTGAACCAGGTATTAAATTTTCTTTTACTTTATAATCTTTTTTCATAAAGTAAACTATATCATCATTGACATCATATATACTTTGACATCCAATTCCAATAACAGGGTTATCAGATAACTTACTAAATTCAAGTTCTGGATACTGTTTTACAAGAATAGATGGGAGGTATTTATTAAACCACCATTTCATCCCTTTATTAGAAATATTGTCAAGCTTTCCTGTGTAATGAAATATCTTACCTTGAGCTTGTGACATGTAGTATATTCCTGTAGGTGTATTTACTACAGATCTCATGCTTTCAGATGAACCATATTCATTGGATAAATCAGAGTTTGCAATATTCTGTAAAGGTTGACTAAATAGTCCACCGTCACCTATTGTAAGTTTTGTCCCTAAGTCTGTTTGCAGTTGATCTACACCCTGGAACATTACAGGAGATTGATAAGGAAATAATATAATTGCACCACTCTTACTTATAGGCTTTATTACATTTACTTCACTTTTAAAATCTTTATAATTGTTTGGTAAAAACACTCTCCAAAAATCTTTCTTTGCTTCTTTTTGTGCTTGTAAAGAATATATAAGTCTTTTAGGATAATACTGATAGCAATTTTCTGCAACGTAAGGATCATAATCTCTAGGTTGTACATTACCAAAAGATGTAACTTGAGTTATCATTTTACTAATACTTAATGATAAATCATACTTATAAAAGTTATCTTCTTTTTGAATATCAGCATGAAATAAATCATCTGTATTTGTATAATCATAAACATCATAATGACGTTTTGCAGGAGTATCATCCCAATCTCTTTGTGAAAGATTATATTCTGATTCTACAAAAAAGTCTTGCACTCCATTAACGTGAGTATACATATAAGCATACCTCATAGCAAAAGAAGGATTTGGATCATTAGGTAATCCTAATAAACCTTCTATAGTAGAAGGACAAGAATTACTACCTCTATCTAAATAAAATAAATCATTTGGTAATGGATCACTAGAAGAACCTAAACCTAAAGTTGCAACTTCTAAACCTAATGATGTAGTATCATATTTTCTTGTGTCCATCCAAAATCTTGGATAAGGAATATTAACACGCTGTAAATAATCATATGTAAATTGATCAGGCTGGCCATTTAAAAAATCTGCAAAAATAGGCATTATATTTTTTTCAGTATATCTATTAACATATACATCACCTCCAAATATAGGCTTTGATGTAAATGGTTGATTAGGATATTCTGGTACAATTAGTTCTGTACAGCCTTTCATTTGAATTTGTTTAATACCGTCAATTTGACCATATTGATTTTCAAACTCAAACTTTAATCCTCCATATCTAGCAGATATACTTTTTTTCTGTTCTTGATCAGGACTTTTTATATAATTATCACCATAACTATTATCAGCATCTCCACCTATAGTAAATCTAGATTTGTCTATTACAGACGGGTCATTTAATTCATCCGCTGTTGCTATTGCAACCGTATCTGGTCTAAATAAATTATTTATTTTAAAACCTTGAAATTGCTGAAAAGAACTCCCAATGTAGTTGGCATTTAAATTTTTAGTTCTGAATATATCATTACTAGAAGAAGGTGTAAAATTATTATAAAACCCGTGTGAATTATATTTAAAAGCAAAATCTTCTTCTTTTACTAAATTATATATTAAATCAATTATTTCTTGAGCTCCAATTGCAATGTTTGCTGCACCCAATGGAACACCTAAAAGTGCTCTAAATACTTTTGGTAAATTTGAACTTGATGTATTATATGAATAAGTTGTATCTTTTCTACCACCTTGTATTCCAGGTATCAACCCTTTGTTTTTATCTAGTAAATGATCTGAGTAGTTTACCCCCCAATCAGTTACACCACCATCCCATATACTAGTAACCTGCGTTAAGTCACTAATAAGAGCATCAATTACAATATCAGTTATAGTTGTTGCTACTCCAACTCCTTCAAATACACCTAAAGCAAGAACGTATCCGGGGTTTGGATAAGAACTACCTACACCGGCAGGACCTGCAAATCCAAAATAAGGACCTAGAGGTGGTGGAAATGGACCAAATGTTTCACCAGCATAAACAGTCCCTTTAGTACCTTGCACTTGATTAATAGCATAACCTATTCCAATAATTGCAGCAATAACAGCACCACCGTTTCTTATTAATTTATTTTGAGGATGATTTTCAGATTTTATAAAATGCCCTACAGACTTACCTGAAACTTCACCATAGATTCTAGTTTCAAAAGCATTTAAAAAAGGCTTTCTAAAATTTAACTCAGGAGAGTGAAAAGTAAAATAATCTTTTTTATATCCAGTTAAAGGCTTAAAACCAGAATTAGAAAAAACACTTTGACTCCAAGAATCACAACCATCTGTTCTATTATTATTAGCACCATCATGGAAATATACATCAGGTCTTAAATCATTATAAGGATAGTTTGGATATAAACCTTTAGAATTACCTAAAGTTTGACCACCTGCAGGAATATCATATTCCCTCATGTTTTTAAATATACCTTTAGCTAAAATAGATCTATGCCCTTCACGTGATCCTCTTAATATTTCATAACCAACTATATCTGTTAAAATGTTTCCATCATTATCTAAAGGTGGTTTTATGTTTTCAAACTCTACACCAATTATTCTTATTGAGTTTCCATTGGTTGTAGATAAATGCAAATCAGAACTTAATTCTTCAGTAGGTATTTTATGGTGTCTAATATATTTTCCACATAAATCATTATCTGGTGAAACATTTCCCCAAATAGGATCAGAAGAACTATTCCAAATATCAGGTCTTGTTGCTGGATATTTTTCAGTAGATTCCCAATAACCCATGTAACCTTTAGCAATAACACTAGTTCCATCTTCTAATATTTCACTAGAGCCCGGTATAATAGTAGCTGTATTATAAACTTGAAAGTTCTTTTCTTGACTGCTTAATGTATTAGTTCCACCAGCTGTTGCTGTTTCATTTACTACTTGACCAAATTGAGTTATACCGTTTGTTGATGGAGGTCTACCTGGAATATGATAAGAGCTAGATCTATCACCTGTATTAAATATCCACCTTATAAAAAATGCATATTGTTCATCTCTCATTAAACCTGTTTTGTTACCTCCATTATAATAATAAGAAGCAGGCATTTCTGCAGAAACCCATTTAGATCTAATTTGATTTGCTAATGGTTGATAGTTAAAATCAAATTTTTCTGTAGGTCCTTGTCTTATAAGCCAATCATTTACAATATACATTGCATCTGATTTTTCATATGCCGGATTCATTAAAGGAATAAGCTCTAATGGAACACTAACTAAAGATTGATCTATATAATCTATTTCAATATCTGATTGCTCAGTACTATATAATCCTAATTTTTTAGCTACGGTATTTTCTTGATTATTAGATAGTATTACTAATTCATAATAATCAAATTCTATATCTAAATTTGTTACATTTATTTTTAATGCACCTGAATTTCCTCTGTGATCAAATAAAGATTGCACATTTGATACACCAATATAATCAGTAACTTTTTGTTCATTTACTGTGTAAGCAACAAAAGCTTGATATGATCCATTTCTTAATTGACCACCACTAATAGATTTTTCTATATGTACACAAGGCGTATCTAATAAAGGAGCAAGTCTAATTTTTTCACAATCTAAATCATTTGTGTCTTCATATATAACACAATCAGCTCCTTCTTCTGATACCTCATTTTGAATATAAGGTATGTCATTTATATTTAAAGTTCTTGATGGGTTGTTACCATCATCCCAATATATTTGCCAAGTACAGTCAAAGTTTTCTTTAGAAGCACCAACAATTAAATGTAATTTATTAAAAGATAAACACGTATCATTAACAAGTGATGTATATTCACACTTGCTATCATCAAACAATCCTATTTCAGAATTAATATTATCTGTACCAAAAAGAACCCAGCTATCCTGATATAGATGAATAGCTCCTATTATTGTGTAAGGTATATTAGCACATTCTAAGTTTGCTGGTTCATTACCAATGAGACCAACATCCCCATCTACAGAATTGTTAGCTGCATTACGCGCATGAAACCATTGCTCCTTACTTTGAAAAGAAGCACTCATATCTTTGCTCATGCCTTTTGTAAACATCCTGCTATCTACTGAAGATGTATTTTGAAGACCTGGAGCCTTTGATTTAGCCTGTGTACTAGCTCTTTTTTTAGCCATGGTGTTATCTTATTGTAGGTGTGCTTTTGAACATATTGTAATAGTTATGGTATTGTGCTTTTCTATTCACTTCCCACATTTTTTTAAGTTCAGCAAAGTCTGGTGTATTTATAAAACTTAATGCATTATTTCTAGCAGCTCTTAATCTACCCTCTATAAGGCCTAGTTGATTATTTACAGGTTCTCCTGCAAACATCATATTTTCTAGAATTCTTTGTTTTAAAGCGTACTCATAATATTCATTGCAATAAGGATGATCTAATACCAATAAGTTACCGTCATTGTCTTCCATTGCTCCTTGGAAGTTTATATATACTTTACCAGTCTTAAAATTAGTTTTAATAAACCCATCTTTTATTTCAGCTATGTTTTGTGATCTTTGATTTAAAACCGCTGAATCACATGTTGCATCATTGACAGTTGTAATAGTTAAAGGGCTAAATGCAGTGTAAGTTCTAAACTCTGCACTTGATGTTTGATGTACTAATTTATAACCTGTCCCATCAGGACAATCTTTTATTACACACACGTCATTACAAGAAGCATCTTCACAAGGACCTGTTCTTCCTGGAGCAGGTACATAATCTACACCTACTGTTTCAACATGTGTACCAGATGGCATTGTATGTTCTATGGTATAATTTCCTGTAACAAATGCATAATTTAAATATGCAAAGTCATGAGGTAATCTTGCTTTGTTATGTTCAACATCTAAAATAACTTCTTTAGTTCTATGTATTTTTAACCCTAAGTCATAGTTTACTCTTGTTGCTACTTTAATTAATTGAGCTGCATCAATCATTCCTTCCAAAGCATATGTTGAAAAGTCAATTGAAACATCTTCCATCAATGAATCAAACGTTCTATATTTATGTGATATTGCCATTATCTATGTAAATTAATTTTGTTATCAGAATCTTCAGAAGGAATTCTTACAGTACTCATCATTACTTGCAATACCTGACTTTCTATTTCTGCAAAAAGTGATTCTGGTATATTCATTGCCTGCTCATAACGTGGAGTGCATTCATCTTTGCTATCACAAAGCCAATCAGATATATCATCATCAAAAACTCCTTCAAGTTTTATAGCATCCCATTCTAAATCAGGTAAATATAAATACCCATCCATATACCAAAAATATTTTTGCTTATTGTATCTGAATGAGGTTGTTTTAGTAAGTGAGGTATATGTTCCTGGTTGTGTTGCTTTAAGTTCAGTAGAGCCATCAATAGAACTTACAGTTCTTATTAAAGCTCCCCAATAACCTTCTAGCATTTTAGGAAGTTTAGTTTTTGTACGTTTTATTGTACATCCGGATTGGATGCCTGTACAATGAGCTTCTACTTTATCTACTTCAATTAATTCTATAAAAGGAAGTGTTTTCCAAATTGCACTAAATTTTAATAACTTATTTGCGTGATCTTGTCTTCTAATTAAAAGTTGTGCAAACTTTAAAATTAAACTATATACGTATCTGTCAGTAACAAAAGCGTCCTGGGACTCTGCTTTTACCTGACCACGTACTCTTGATATAACTTCTCCTATATTTGTCATTGTGTCTATGTTTCAAATTCATCATAGTCCTTCAGTGTTTTTGTAGTTGAAGTTAAATTTGGATCATACAGTTGTGAAACTTTTATCTTACTTTGCATTTTTAAATACTTTGTCCAGTTCAGAGGATATTCTTGTGCTACCGTTCTTTTAAATTCTCTGTTGGCAACAAAAGACCATAACTCTCTGTTTTTGAACTTATACTTAGTTGACCAATTTGTGTAAAATATTTTTCCTATGTTTCCGTCTGTATCCCAATTTTTATTTCTTAATACTTTACCATATTCATTAGATCTTGAATAATCAATGTTTACTGTTTTTGCCGGTGGGCAAGTCCCAATAAATAAATAACCCAATGAGTCTGGTAACTCTACACCTTCTCTATGTTTTATAACTCCTTCCCACAATGCTCTATTGTATAGCTTAATTATTTGTTTTAACTTAGCATCATCAATATGGGCATATAAGGGTTTACGCTCTTTAAATTCTTTAAATGTTTCTTTATTGAGAAGACCTAATGTTTTCTTCCTATACCTAGGAGCATTTAAATCAGGCTTCTTAAAATTATTTATCATACTTACTACATTATTAATTTACAAAAAAAAGCTCACTTATGAAAGCTAAAACGTGCTTCTTTACAAAGCTTGGTAAGTTAATTCACAAATGTTACCCATTGTAGGGTGTTGTAACTCTAACTTACCTGATCTTCTATTACCAACAAATTTATTTGAATAATGATAATAATCAGTCTTACCTAAACTAGGTAAAGTTTTTTCTATAAAGCCTGCTGTTTCATTTGATGTCATATACTCTACTTTTCTATCAGTATGTATGTGACCTTTAAATAATGTTCTGTTTGTAGTATCACCCCATGCCTTTGGGTATTCTGATGCATATATTAAAGGGTTGTTTTTACTACGCTTATCTCCATGTTCAAATGCATTAAAGTTATTATGCCAAACATGTACTTTTCTTTCTTCATATTTTACATCCCAAGTTATTTCATCAGAAGTAATTGATTTAGAAAGCGCGTGTGCTAAATGAAAAGATGATAATCTATCATGATTACCAGGAACATAAACCACTACTAATTTGTTACAAAAAGCTTTGATATAATTAATTGCCCAATGCATTGCATCAAAGGCCTTCATATAAGCCTCTGTAGAGCTCATACAATTGTCTAAAGGAGTTCCGCTTGTAGTTGTGCCATGAAAGGTATCCATGTTGATTAAATCACCTCCTACAACAAAGTACATTGTATCTATAGAGTGAGCTGGTGTAGCTCTTTCTAATAAGTTTATAATTGTGTCTTCAAAATCTTTATCTATTGTTTCATTACCTTCTTTACCAAAATGAATATCTTGCAATGAAATTACACCACAAACCTTTTCTTTATTTTGTACTATACCTGAATTGGTTTTAGGTATTTTATAAGTTTTGGGAGTCCAAGATTCTAATAATTTTTCAAAATCACTTGATGAAGTTTCCTTAACTCTTGATATTAAGGCTGATACGCGCCAATGGTCTCCCATTTGCTTATTCCAATATTGAGATAATTTCCATATTGAAGTATCAATTTTTAATAATGATATTATTTCTTCTGCTGATTTTGGTTCATGATTAAATGTACCAGATATTTTCCCTGTACCTTTATCAAGATCTATTGCCTCTGTAACATTAACATCTTGTGATATTTTCTGTAAATGTTTTTTCTTTTTTTTAGATAACCTTCTTTCTAAAAGAACTTCTTTTTTAAGCTTTACATATTCTGATTCTAAAATACCTAATTTAGCTGCACAATATGTGGGATGTTTTTTCCACTTTAAAGTTTCTTTTATTTGTTCCTTGAGGTTTTGCATAATAATGAAGATTTTTAAATTTACCAAATATAATGAATTTCTTCTAATAAAAAAAAGAGGCCCCTAAACGGAGCCTCTCCAACGTTAGTAGTAGAAAACCAACAAACCACCACTTCTCTGTTGTTATTTTATAAAGTAGTAATCAATATTTCAACTGAGTCACAATAGACTCCACCAAATAAAGATTGCACTTTTATTTTATAATCTGTTGCTGTAGTTAATCCTGTTATTTCAAACTTTGATTCAAGAACTGAAATAGGAGTTAAATTAGCTGTAGTCCATCCCGAAGGTGTTACTACTGTATCATACTGAACATTAAAACTTGCACTTAAAGATGAAGCACCATTCCACACTACAGTAGCTTTATTAGCTTCAATTCCTTGAGCATATACATTGTAAGGAGCATGATGTACATTATCTGCAGTACATGCGCCTAAACCATTAACCATTGTTAAAGCCATTTTTTGTAAAATCTGATCAAGTCTTTCTCCTGATTGAATTTTAAAAATACCTGCTGCTGTTTCTATTTGAAAAGAAGTTCCACAATAACTAACACACTCAGTACATTGAACATCATCACAACGTTCATTACCTACTGAACATTCTGTATATCCGCAAGGTGTAGCATAACTGCTGTCTTTGCACCCACAAGGTTTTGAACTATTTTTATTACAATTACAGGACATATTATTTTATATTTTTTTTAAGGTTGAGGTAGACATATTTGTTCAAGAGTTACTGTTACACCTGGTACAGGTGTGTAAGCACGCGCACATATAGTTATAACCGGTCTTACATCTGGTTCAGCACTAAATAATATAGTTTGGTCAGGAAATCCGTCACAATTAACATATTGAAATGCTGTTGATTGGTTTGCTATTCCTTCAACTCTATATTGATTACATATTTGTGGTGTTTCTGCTTGAGCTGTTTCAAAAGGAACATCATCACAATACGTTGTAAACCCATTTAAGTTTATTACAAGTTTAACTACATAACTTGTTTCAGCAGATAAGCCCGTTGCATTAAAGCTTACAACAGCACCTGGGTTATTTCTAACTTCAGTGAATGCTATTGTTTGCGGTAAAGAAACTGTCATAACATATAAACTATATGTTGCTGTTGTTCCTAAATTATTTGTAAATGCTACCGTTGCTGTTGAATCTGTTATAGAACTAACACCTATATCTGAAGGGCAATTAGATGGGCTAGATAGAGTTTTACTAATACTGTCACTACACTGGTTAGTACCATCTGTTGCACAAAATGCAACTTGCGTTGTAAATCCTTGAAATTTATTAAGTGATGCCAAAGATACTACCACAGGTGATCCTGATTGAGCAATACTTATATCTGTAGTAGTTGATGTAGATCCACCAATACCATCTGTTATTGTAAGAGTTGTAAAACCATTACAATCACTATATGCTGGTGGTATGTTACATCCTGAAAAATTAAAAGAAATAGATGATGCATTTCCTGTAGCATCTGTATTAAGAGTTGCTGAATAAGCAAATGTAATATCATCACACCCACTTCCACAACAAGTTGTTTGTATTGATTCTATTGCAGCATACATATCACATACTATAGCCCATAAGTTACCATGAGATTGAGCAAGTGTTGATGGGTTATTAACCCAACTACCAGCTGAACCGTAAGTAGCACTACTTGATAACATTCCTGTTGATCCAGTTATACAACTTTGATTGATTGCTAAACCTATTAAGGCAGGACTACCAACTGCATTTTCTAAATTACATAATTTAGATTCAACTTCTGATAACAAAGCTGTTACAGCCATTGATAAACCAGGATTGATACATTGGGATATAAGACTTCCAGATCCACCGCCTCCTGCCGGAGTACATGATCCATCTGTTAAAACACAATTTTCTAATGTAATTAATCTTGTTTCATGATTATTAATAGTAACATTAATTAAATTAATACTATCTAATATATCACAAATTTTTCCAGCTAGATACGCTGCATATAAATCTAATCTTAAAGCTGTTATTTGTTGAACTCCTACAGTATAATATAAACATATTGGTAAATCTATAGTAGGTAAAACATACGCTGGTTTTTCAGTAGTATTACATATTTTATCAATAATTAACTGTAAAGTATCTGAGAGTTTTTTTGGAGCTTCTTGTCCTCCAGGTAATACACATTTTAAATCAAGACCTGAAAGATCAGGTTCTCCTGCAACTGAATCTATAATTTTACAAAGCTCTTCAGCAAGCTTTGCAATAACTTCACTTACACTGTCACCATTGCATATGTCTATACACGGTAGATCCGGACCTTGCCAGATGACACAATTTGAAGATATGTTAGAGCACGGTGTTGTGCTTCCATTATTCGTTGGTATCATAAACATCTTATTTTAAAACCTAGTAACTTACCGGTATATAATATAATATACAAAAGTTTTTGCAATCAAACAAGTAGTTCAATCACTTTAAGTTATAAAATAAGATGTTATGTATATAGTATACTAATAATTAGTTATCTACTAGTGCCGGTTCTGCTTCAGAAATAGCACCATCTGCTAAAGAAATATTAACTTCTCCATACGTTTCTTGTAACGTAGCAGACATTTCTTTTAATGAATTTTTTAAAGATGCATGATCTTGAAGTAATTCATATTTAGCAATTTCAATATTACCTAAATTTACTAAAGCATTATTAATATTAGATTGTAAAGTTTGTAAAGCTACTAATTCTTCAGATGTAACTTTTTTTGATTCTACAACTTTTTTTAATTTTTTTGCCATGATGGTTTATTTTTATAATGTTTATACTTCAAAGATAATAAAATTATTTTAATTATAATTACTATCTAGGTACCATTTTTTGCATGTAAATAGTCAAACCATTTTCTAATTCAAATGCCATAGTACCAAACTTCTCATCAAAATAAGCATTTTTAACTCCTTCCATACTACCACCATCTGCACCTGCAGGACCTGCCGGTCCCGGTGCTCCTGCAGTACCTGTATTACCTTTTGGACCTGTTGATCCAGCGGGCCCTCTAGCTCCTGCTGCCCCGGTATTACCTTTAGCTCCAGCCGCACCAGCTGCTCCAGTAAGCCCTCTTGCACCGGCTGCTCCTGCAGCACCAGTATTACCTTTAGCTCCAGCTGCTCCAGCCGCACCAGCTGCTCCTGTTAGTCCTCTAGGTCCTTGTAAATTTGTAGCTTCTCCTACCCATATACCTTTACTATCAATTACTGTTGTACCTGCTATAGCTAGAAAACCTACATCAGCTACATTTTTTAATTTTAATCTACCGTTTGTAGTTAATGACATTGCTCCATCATTATTTCCTTGACCTTCATATTTCCAAACCCATCCTCGGTCTGCATCATTATTCATTTGAAATACTGTAGCATAATCATTTAAATAACCATAAGATTGACCAGATACCATACCAAGACCATAAGTAGTTGAATTACCCCAGAATCTATATTTACTTGAATTATCACCTGAATTAGTATAGTGACTTGCTCCACCATTTGGTCCGGCTGGACCTACTGCACCAGCATCACCTTTGGCTCCAGCTGCTCCGGCTGCACCTGCAGAACCGGCAGGCCCTCTAGCACCAGCTGCCCCAGCTGTCCCGGCTGCTCCTGTAAGTCCTCTTGCTCCTGCTGAACCCGCGTCTCCTTTTGCACCTGCGGCTCCAGCGTCTCCCTTAGCACCTGCTGGTCCTCTTGCACCAGCTGATCCGTTAGTACCGTCTGTTCCTGCAGGTCCTCTATCACCTTTAGCACCCGCTGCTCCATCTGCCCCATTTGAACCATCTGTTCCTGCGGGACCTCTTGCTCCATCAGCTCCGTCACTACCATTAGTTCCATTAGTCCCGTCAGCACCTCTTGCACCACCGTCACCCTTTGGACCTGTTAATCCTACACCCCCGGTATTTCCTTTTGGGCCTACAAATTGAGGAAAATTAGTAGTATTAAAGTTTCCTGTGTGTAATGCTTCATTACCACCAATTGTTGTTCCTTGTTTTAAATCTGCCATTTTATTGTATATTTTGATTTGCTGTCACTAAACATTCAGTTGAAGAACACCCTGAGCCTTCTCCACCACATACTTCACACAAATATAATTCTTTATTATTCATTGTCTTCTATTATATTATGTGCATTTACACTTCCTCTTTTAGTAGATTTACCTAACACACCTGTAATACCAAGTGGATCTACTTCATAAATTCCAGGTAATGCCCACCATGTTTTATGTGATGTCTTACCATTATAGTAATCTAACCATCTTAAATGTATTTGATCATCTCCTTCTTTAAATCTAGAGACTCTAATATTACCCCCATTAGCTCCTACACTACCAAGTGTTTTTGTATTGTTATCAGCACTTCCATTTTCATAATTACCAAAAGCTCTACACCAGTGTTTAGTGTAAAACTCATTACCTTGAGCATCAGTAAACCAATGCGGTAAAAACCAATAAGCCATTAATGACCATTTATCTTTTTCTACATTACCTGCTCCTGGGTAATGTGAATAAGGGTTTGTTGTATTACTAGTTCCTGAATAAGCATATGTAGGTACTAGTGAACCATTACTTCTTGTATGTGTACCTAGATAATTATTACCAGAAGTTTTTTCTTGACAATTCATCCAGATTAATCCAACATACATTTTATTAGAATCTATATTAACATAACCTATTTCACTATATCTGTTAGAATCACCTGTTAAGTTTTTACCTTCATGGATGCTATATTCATTTCTTGCAGTAAGCGTTCTATTAAACCATCTTACTTGTTCTGTATCAAATCCAGATCCATATTGAGAATCTCCAAGGTTTGGTCTATTAGTTAAGTTTTTAGGTGAAGCCCATAAATCATAATAACTACCAGGATTACCTAATTGAAAACCTATATGTTCTGAAACATGTTGCCCAGATAAAATATTTGATTGAATAGATGCATAACCTTTTGAATAAGGATGCATTCCACAACGTTGTATCTGTATATTCCGTATAGAAGAAATACCCTCATCAATAGAATCAGTCATATGATAATGTCCAGTTCTTAAATATTTAGCGGGAGCTCCACCTGTATTACTACCACTTGGTGTATCTCTTGCAGGACTCCACATAAAATAATAATCAAATGTTTCCCATTCTACAGACTTAGAATCTTTTGAAGCAGATCTAATCCAACCATCTGAATCAGATGCAGACCAAAAATATGATCTTACACTACCTCCAGCAGCAAACCTATCTCTAGATATTTTATGCTGCCCTGTCATTCTAACATATTCTCCTTCATATAATGATGCTCTACCAGTTTCTGGTATTGTAAAATATTTATGATGAAAACCATATCCTGTACCGTCATAGTTTATTTCAACCATGCTTTCACCATTATCTAAATCAGGACCATAACCTTCACTTCCAACTTCTCCCCAAATAGATGGTACTGCGTAAGAAACATATGCAGCATCTGCACCTGATGTATTTGTATGCAACACCTCTCTTATAATTCCCAATGCTGATGTACCTATTGCCGCATAAGGATGTCTATGTGTAGGTCCTAAAGATAAACCTGGTAAATTAAACCAATGATTTGCTCTAACCATATCCATACTTTCTGCAAGATCTGAATTAGTTCCTATTGCATCAAATGATGATAAACAATAAAAAACATTTCCAAATTCATTAGAATGTATTGCTTTTAACTTGTTTGCTAAATTAGTTCTTTCTGCATCAGATGCATATACATCATATCTTCTAATGCCTTCAACCAATGTCATTTCTGGATGACTTATAATAGCAAGTGATAATCCCCTACCTCCTACATTTTCTCCTTGTTTACCATTATCCCATCTTATATATCCGGCACCAGTTTCATTAGCGTTATAACTTGTACCCTTGACCTCAATAAGGGAATGTAATGCCCCTATGTGATCATGTATATTATTAACTTTTAAATCTCTGGTTTTAGTCAGTCTCATTTTCTTATACTATAAATCTCATTGTTGTTCCATCATATGTAATAACTGATCCATTAATACCTAATGATGTACCGTCAAATGTTAAGTTTGCTTCCCCATTAACTGTTGTTCCACCTGTAGCTGTTATTACTCTATTGTTACTATTATTTAAAACATCTAAAGTAGGTCCTGTTGCACCGTCAGTTCCGTCAGTCCCATTGGTACCGTTAGTTCCATTAGTTCCGTTTGTTCCATCAGTACCATCAGTACCATCAACACCAGGATCACCTTTAGCCCCAGGGTCACCCTTGGCTCCTGGATCACCTTTTTCACCGGGCTCTCCTTTTTCACCAGGATCCCCTTTAGCTCCGGGATCTCCATTAGTACCATCAGTACCATTGGTGCCATCTACTCCGTTAGTTCCATTGGTTCCATTGGTTCCGTCTGATCCATTTGTTCCTGGATCACCATCAACCCCATCAACCCCATTGGTTCCATCACTTCCATCTGTTCCGTTGGTACCATTTGTACCATTTGTACCATCTGTACCCGGATTACCTTTGTCTCCTTTAGGTCCTGTATTCCAAGAACATGCACCTGAATCTGAGTTATAAGTTGAATCACCGCCAGGAAGTATTATAACACCAGGCATCCATTTTAAAGATCCCGTGTCTGCATTATGTTGAGCAATAAGTAACCAATTTTCATTAGGTATAACACTTGAACCATTATAATCAAGAACATGCAATGTACCTGATTGATAATCTTCACCGTATTTTTGTATCCAATATAATCCCCACCATCCTGGAACGTCAATTCCTGTATTAGCGGGTATATCTATGTGACCATTACTACTTAAGTTTTTACTTACAGGTATACAGATAATCCTAGATGTCCACTTTAATACACCGTTTTTCCAAGTAACAGTACCACCACCACTCATAGAGTAGTTAGCATGTGCACCTTCAAATACAGTTGTTAAATCTTGATCAACTGTTGCACCTGCACTAATACCATCTAATTTTGTTTTTAATGCTGCTGTAAAGTTCTTTGTGGTTAATCCACCGTCACCTACAGAATATGTTGTGTCTTTATCTGATGTTGTAACCGTTGATGTTGTATCATCTGCATGAGTAAATGTAATTGTATCATTACTAACTGATGCTGATTTAATTGGGTTTACACTAGCATCTAATTTATTACCAATGCTGGTAGATATAGTTGTAGAAAAATTAGGATCATCACCTAATGCAGCTGCCAATTCATTTAATGTATCTAATGTAACAGGTGCGGAATTAACTAAGTTTGTTATAGATGTTGTTACAAATTCTTTTGTAGCAACAGTTTTACCCAAGTGAGTCATTACATCAGTAGATGCAATCTGTTCTCCGCTTATGGTTAATTCTCTTTTAGATGGTGTAGTTGTTGCCATTATCTTAATCTTTTTCTATTATGTTTGTGTTTGATATTAGTCTTTTTTGCTGCATCATGCATGGATGAATAATTCACACTCATAGAACCAGCTTCAACATAAAAAGGACTTCTATCATAAAAACCTTTTGCTGAAATCTTTACTTTTAATTGTGTACCTGTAGAAGTGAATACATGAGATTCACTTGAGGTCATATTATATGATTCATACGTTGATCCATTATCATTAGACACTTGAGCATTTACAGTGCAATTAGCAGGTATAACAAAATTATCCATATTATGTAAAAAAACCATATCAACGTTTGCATTATTTTCTAATGTAAACGTACCATATACTACATGCCAATCACCTATAAGTTCATATGGATGTTGATCTTCTCTATGTATTTTAAAAGAATGACCATCACCTGAGTATCCCATCCTTATCCAGTATTTACTACCGTTAGCTGATTCCATTAAAACAGGTGAGTGACCGTAGTCACTTTGTGCTGTAGAACCTCTACCATTAGTAGTTGTATCTTCTTTGTGGCTGCTTCTTCTTCTAGGAGCCCAGGTTTTACCTGCACCTATATCATGATAACATAAGTCCAACATTGCCCATCCTCTGTCAGCACCAACAAACATAAAATTCTTTGAACCTGGTAATTTATCAGTAGGAGTACCTTCTGTCTTTTGAAATTTTGATCCTACTCTTAAGTAACCGGGTTGATTAACATTTGTAGTAACATTATTTAATGGGTTAGCTTCTATTACATTTGGAACACCTCCGGTAAAACAAGGAGTATAATCTACTTTTAATATATGATCATATCCACCACACATTATAACATTTGGTTCTGAGTTAGGGTTTATAACAAATAAACCAGGATCTCTATTATACCCATTAACTGTCTTAACTGAATTAGTTCCTGCTACAGTATCTTCTAAATCACACCATAGTGTTTTTGCGTCATTTGTTGAAGCATCTAGTATAACAGTAAATCCACCGTTCCCTTCATAATCCCAATAATACATTCTATCATTTACTTCATCATAAGATAAAGAACCTCTATAACCATTTCTATCATTAGTTGCAGAACCATCATATTTAGTTACTGAAGATTCTAACATTTGTTGTTCTCCTGTAAGTAAATTTCTTCTTGGAAATTTTTTGTAATGTCTAGCATCATGTTCTGAAGCATATATCCAATCACCCGCGGCACACAAACCACCAGCATACCAATACCCAGTTCTTCTGACATATCCATTTGCTCTTGAGTTTGTACCAGATGTATCAATAAAATCTGTAGGGTTTGGATGACTTGGTCTATCTTCTCTAATTACGGCACCTCCATTAGTAATACCATCTTTAGCACCTCTATAATCAAATATAGAATAGCCATATACATTGTAAGACATAACAACAGCTTTACCAGCACCCTTAGCCATAGCTACAGATTGCATGTGATTATATGTACTAGTTGTGTCTCTCCATAATGCATGACTATCATGATATAACTTAGTCATTGTACCATCATTATTAAGTCTTCTGAAAGCTACGCCATCACCCCAACCACATGTCATTAATATATCACCATCTATATCATATGAGTTATGTCCACCAATACATCTTTCTCCACCATCATATTCACCTGATCCGCTATTAATAATGGCATTACTCATCCCTCCCTTTTGAACAGGACCTAGTGCATGAGTACCCTCATAGTCTGTCATAAAACAACCAACAACTTCAGAAGCTGAGTCTTTATTTAATATTGCACTTGAAAATCTAGCCATTCTTTAATTTTTTTATTTCTTCTTCACAACGTACTATGTTTTTCTCCAATAAAACTTTTAAAGTTAAGTCATTATTTTCTATAGAAGTTTCATTTTCTAAATCAGTTTTATATTGCTCTAATTGCAATTCCCAATATTCTAAACTTTCTTCCATATTAATTATATATTACATCAACCCAAAACTGAGTAAAATTATTATCTTTTGATACAGCATGCATGAATGATGTATTTAATCCATCATACAACAATACAGAATTATTTTTATTTAAAGAATCTACATTTGTATGACTTTCTCCATACAATTTATAAGTATTTATAAATCTAGAGTTTATTGAAGGTTGATTCCATTGAACAAAATGAGCGGTATTTAAAGACACAGAATATATATTTGCTACATCATTAGTTGGTATACCATAATCAATTGATGCTGTTAAAGGATCAGAATAAATACCATGTTTGACAGCATATACTTTATAATGTATTTTACCTGATTGCGTAAATGAATCATCTATAACACTCATATTCTTTTCAAAATCTTCCTTAGAAAAAATTGATATTAAACCAAAACTATTTTCATTAACAGCACTGAATATTAAATATTCATCATTATCTTCTTCTGCTTGTTCAAAAGTTACATTTATAGTATCATTTACAACAGATAGTATTAAGTTAATTGGTTTAGCAGGTTTAGCTATTCCTAAGTCTGCAGCTGTTAATACTCTAGTACCATGTGAGGTAAGAACCCCATCTGTCATATAAAGATTATCAATAATAGTAGCTCCACTTGTATTAATATCTGAGTCAGTACCTATTATTGTATTGAATGCTAGACTTGGTTTATTAAGTATTAAAGCATCACCACTTGTTGCATTCCAATCTGCCTGAACATTTTGTTCAGCATTAACAGGAGCATAAGAAGTAGGAATGTTATCTGCTGTTACATCCCCTGAAACAATAAGATTTGCATTTCCATTACTAGCAGGTTTTAAAACCATTGCATCATAAAGAGTACTTCCTGAAGGTGTAAATCTCCATCTCCACCAATCATTATTATTGTCATCAGTTAAATTAAAATCAAAGTAAGTATGCGTACCATCTATGGTTGTTGTTATAGATGCAGCATCTGATGATTGTGCAGCAAATGTCAAGTTTGTAACTCCTGTTAATGAAGTATGGTTGTGAGCACTTGGTGCAAATGTAGTAGGCTTATTAAGTATAAACGCATCACCTGAAGCAGCACTCCAGTCTGATTGTACGTTTTTCTCAGCATCTGTAGGTGCATGAGTTGCTTCACTATGCGTATATGCAGCATCCCAGTTTGAATCTTTTCTTGTTCCTGCTCCTGTACCGGTTGCCGGTTTGGAATATATACCATCTTTATACATTAACTGACCATCAGCTAATATTACTGTTGTTGTTTCAGTACCTCCTATAGTAAAAGAATCTCCACCACCGTAAGAAGCACTATTTGAGTGACTATATTTAATATGTCCAATTTGAGAATCAGGGACATTAGTACTAAATGTAAGATTAGTAGGTTGACCATTTGTTACTGATCTTAAATTAAGTGCATCTCCATCTTTATTTATTGTTATAGCACCATCAAAACTTCCTCCATTTTTAGCAGAGACAAAATCTGTAGGAATAGTTCCTGTGGTATATCCTGCATCAGCATGATTACCCCATCCATGTGCAGTTACACCATTAGCCACATCCGTAGTAGAAAAGTTATCTGTAGTATGAACTTGTGCCCAGTCTTCTTGCCAAGTACCACTTCTTTTATTTCTTATATGAAGCTCTCTTTTGTGAAAGTCTTCAAACATCTGAACTGCCCAATCTGATGAATCCCAATACTTGGTGGTTAATAAGCCATCTGATGCACCTACTGGATCATCTGTAGCACCACTTACATCCCATATGTGAATACCTGATTCCTTTATAGTGTCACCGTTTGCATTTAATCTAGGATTTAATTTTAAGTATCTTCCATCATGATCATGAGTAGAAGGATCAAATGTAGTTGGCTTGTCTTCTACTTCACTCCAAGTAGGTTTATGACCTGTTGAAAACAATGCATTTCCATTATGTCTAAGTAAACTACCAGAATGTGTTGTAAAGGCTATACCATCTCCTATGTCATTTTGAGAACTAATCTCTAATGTAGAACCAGCATGACCACCAACACCCACAGTATGTCTTATATATGCTCTATCAGATGGATCTGTAGTTCCTTCTTTATCAAAACCAGTAAAATCAATCATTCTACTTTGATTGGTAGTAGTTGGATCACCTGTTAAAAGTATATTACCTTTTATACTAAGGTCACCGGTCATTGTATCACCTGTAATATTTACATAATCAGAATCATGATTGTGATTTCCAGGAGCATAGTTTTGAGTTCCTACCCATACTTGTGTAGCTAAGTTTTCACCTGATGATTTAGGTAATGCTTGAAAGTTTACACTTCCACTATAATCCCAAGTCCAAGGATCTAATGTTTGACCACCAGAATAATTACTTAGTAAAAATAAACTCTTAAAAGGAAAATAATTATGAGATACATCAGTCCAATCAATGTCAATTTCAACACGCATCTTGTTTTTACCATCATGTAAAGAACTAGTTGTGTGCACGTTCATACCACGTTGGAAATTGGAATAAGTCCATCTAGTCTTTTCATTCCAGATAGTTCCGTCAAACGTTTCTATTTTAACATCACATGTATGATTGCTTGTATCAGACCAAGTACTTTGTAAAACAAACAAAGCTGTTGTTGGCCATCCACTACTTCTATTTATAACAAATCTAAAACGCTTATTTGCATGTTCTAAATTAAAACCGGTTTCTTCTCTACCATCAAATAAAACATCTAAACTTTGAGTCCATGCTTCCCAAGCACTTCCATTCCAAAATTCAACATCTGAATACTCCCTAAATCTAAAAGTATCAAAAACAGTATTTTCAGTAAATAAACGTAAATAGTTTGCTTGATTGTAAGAATCATAAAATTGCTGTCCATCAGAAAAACTATGATACTTATGTCCTGCATATTCATAGCGTCCATCTAAATCAACTGTTTGATTTGTATTACCTGATACAGTAAGTGTTAGAACACCATTGCCTGTATTAAAACTTGCTCCTGATAGGTAATGATTTGTATTTGTATTTGTATCAGTTGAAGAAATTGTAATTTTTCCTCCAGCACTGTAGCTGAGAGCCACATTATCTCCCGCAATGAAATCTAATGTGCCCTCAGACTGTACAGTAGTTTTTTGAACCCCATTTGTTTTAAGGTTAAAAGACTTATAATTATCATAATCATGTGTATGTCCAGATAAAGCATATCTATTATCCAAATCAACGGTTACATTATCTGATCCAGTAACGGTTCCTGTTAGAACTCCTGTTGCTGTATCAAAAGACAAAGCAGAAAGAAATTTATTACTTCCTGTTTGTTGTGTTGTCCAAGTAACCACACCATTTCCATCTGTAGTTAATACTTGATTGGCTGTACCATCAAGCATAGGGAGAACAAAATCTCCGTGTTTAAGATGTGATAATTGTTGAATCATGATTAAAATTTATAATTACACTTTTTTACTTATGATATTTTAATAACTGCAACTTGTAAATCAAATGGAGATGGTTTATCTAACATAAGTGTTAGAGTATTTACATCTGTTTGTACCATTGCAACAGAAAGCATTTCTTTTGTTTTAGCATTCCAAACTTGAGCAATTATACACTCAGCATCTAATTGATGGTCAACAATGTATTCAGTTTCACCTGCAGTAAAATCTTTACAAAATCTTACAGCAGCCTGTCTAGCTGCAACTAAATCACTAGCACCTTTAGGAGTTACCGTTCTTCCAGTATCTGTTCCTGTAATTGTTTCAGCACTTGTTGCTAACTCAGCAATACCAGGATTAGTTACACTTGCAGTTTCAGCTGTTACCGTAACAGTAGCACCTTCTCCACCCGCACTAACGTCTATACCTGCACCTGCAGAAATAGTCTTAACGTAATCTCCTGTAGTATCTGTACCAAGGGCAACAGAGTTAGGAGCTACACCAGATGCAGTAACAGTTGCTGTAAGAGTTACATCTTGACTACCATCAATAGATACAGAACCAGTAGCATCTCCAGCTAAAGTAATTGTTCTTGCAGTTGCCCATATTGAAGCAGTATCAGCGTTTCCTTCTAAATCACCAATAAATGCATTAGCGCGTACATCATAAGAAGCACCAAAGTCCCATCTATCTCCAGATTCATCCCATAGTAAACTTACATTTGGAGAAGTACCACGTTCAACTTCAAAACCTGAGTTTTGAGAAGGAACACCTACTTCATTAGCATTAAGTTTAATAATAGCATCACCAATATTAACTTCAGTTGAATCAACTTGTGTAACCGTTCCTTTAACAGTTAAGTTACCTGCAACAACAACGGTAGATAAAGCTCCACCAAGTGTTAATTTATTAGCTCCTATAGAAGAAGCTATAGCAGCATCAGCTGCAGTAAAATCTAAACCAGTAAGCCCAGCAATAGAAGTTGAAGTACCACCTAAAGCAACAGTAGTACTACCGTATGTAACACTGCTATTGGCAAGTGAACTATTAGGTACATTTGAAAGACCTAATGCAATAGTACCATTAGTAGTAATTGGTGAACCTGAATCCACATCAATACCATCTGATCCTGTAACTGCTACAGAAGTAACACCTGTAAATGCATTAAAAGGTAAATCACTTACACTATAATACTCAGCTGCTGATGCATCATCAGATACAAGAATTTTCCAATCATCTTTAATAGTAACTCCTGTCTTATCTGCAGTTGCTAAAATAACGTTATCAGTTCCAGCATAATCAACATTAATTGTAATTGTATCACCTAGTGATACTGCACCTCCATCTTGTAGACCAGCACCTGCGGTAACAGTTACTGCGCTATTAGCAAGAGAGCTATTTGGAACATTACTTAAACCAAGAGCAATAACACCACTTACTGTAACAGGACTATCAGCAACAGTTATTCCACCAGTACCACTAACTCCAATACTTGTTACAGTACCTAAGTTATCAGTAAATGGTAAATCACCAACGTATGCATGCTTTACATCATCAGTAGCCCCATCACTATAAATAATAAAGTCTCCTGTTTCTATTGCAGCACCTGAGTCATCAGTAGCTGCTAATATAAAGTTATCAGTTCCTGCATAGTCTACGTTTAAAGTAACAGCACCTTGAGTACCACCACCTGTTAAACCCACACCTGCTGAAACGGCTGTAATATCCCCTGCTGCATTTACCCATGCGGTTCCATTCCAGATCTCTAAAGCTTTATCTGTGCTATTGTAAATAATTTGCCCTTCTACTGGTGTAGCGGGTCTTGTTGCAGTTGTTAATGGATGAATTACAGCATTCTGCAATTCATTTTGCTGCAAGTCAATGTTTAACGTCTCTAAATGAGACAAATACTTAATTGCCATAATTGTTTTTTTTATTATTATTTTTTTTTTAACTTAGATATGCTGTTCCAGCTACAGGTACATCAAAATTAACTTTCATATTGTTTACATCAATATTAGTTACTTGACCATTTATATCTGTGCCATCTGGCATTTCCATTCTTATATTAGGATACTTGTCTAAATTGTGTTCTATTATCCATTCTGTTGAATCTGTTTCTTGAGTAAATACAAAACCATCAACTACTTTATTATTTAATTCTCTTTGAATTTCTTTTATAGATGTTAGTATATTTTCTAGTACAGAGTTATCTGGACAGTATGTTACAGAAGGACAGGAAGCACTACTTGTATGAGATACTTTTGGTTGATCTACATATGGAGTACTTGTTAAGTACCCAACATTTTCATTAACCGTAACTCCAACACAAGAAGTTTCACATTTAAGTTTGCTTTGCCAATCACACAATTCTTTTTCTAAAGCAGCTGCCTCAGCATCTACAACACAACATGGTATCATACCATAGCGTAAAGCCACAAAATTTTTATATGTGGCTGTAGCAAACTTTTTTTGTATTTGTATTTCTTTAATTAAGGCAGTGTCCATCTTTATTTTTTAACTGTGTTCTTTTCTGTTTCGTATGCAGTTTTACATGTCTTATGAACTATAGCACCATCTGATGCTTTTGCTTTTTGACAACCACATGAAAACGCTTTGTTACATTTTACGCAAGTCATAATTTTGGTTTATTTATATTAACACCCTACTGTTTTGCAAGATATTTTTTGTAATCTTTTTTTAGCATAATCATATAAAGCCATTCCTTCTTTAGGGCTATTACAATATTCTACTTTAGCAACAGCTGCATCTACTAAAGTTCTTATATACTTCATTTCATCAATAAGATCTTTTCTTTCACTATGAGGTTCACAATCTTTAACATCTATGTGACATAGTGTTTCATAGTATAAAGTAAGTAAAGTAGTAACACGTAAATGATTATATTCAACGTAGACCTTTTCTACTGGAGCTACACTATATTTAATAATATAGATACCATCAGACAAAGGAGTTCTAGATGAACCACAGTTTTCTGTTTGAACAGCTAGTTGGCATCCGTTAAGATGCAGGTTAAAGTTTGTATCAACTTTAATTAAAACAGGTACGTTATACCCCGGAGATGTAATTAAAAGTTCACCGCAGTCTATATCAAGTATTTCAGAATACTGACTAGTATCTCTAACGCTTAATATCTCTCTATTAGATACTGTAGGAACTTCTAAACTTAATATATGCTTATCAGCCATGATTATTGTATTTTTTGTAATTACTGTACTACATAGATAATATACAAAAAAACCTTCAGATTAGGAAATAAAAAAGGTGAAGAATTTCTTCCTCACCTTTTAAATTATTTAGATTTTATTAATCCTATTGATCAATAGAGTCTTCTCTAACTATTGGATTACCTGATGCAGTTGCAGCAGCAATCAATATATCTAGTAAAGCTTCTACCTCACCTTGTGTAACTGTATCATCACACTTAACAAAAATCTCATAAACATATTGATCATTATCAAATACGCTTGATGCATTGTTTAAACGTGGGATACTATGTTGTACATAGTAAGTTTTGTATAAAGCACTACGGTCTACAGCAGAAAGAACTTCTTCAGAACCTTCAATCTCACGCATACGTGCAGAGTCTGCATTACCTTGATGGTAAGGAGCCTGAGCATAAGATTCAGTTAATAGTAAGTTTCTTAGTACACCTTCACCAGTTTTTTGTTCCATTGTTCCTGGAGTAGTAACTACTGTTCCACAGTCATTACATGGGTTTCCAGTTTCATCTAAAACAGATGCAATCAATTGTACAGGTTCTTTACCAAAGTAATCTCTTGTATCAAAAGAAGCATTTCCAAATTTAGTGTCTACGTAAGAACCTTCTAATTTAAGTTTAGCTGATACTACATCAGTAACTGGATCTGTTGAAGCAACATAGTTACCAGAAGCAGCAAGACCTAAAGCTTGTTCAATTGTAAATGTAGCAGTTACTACAGATCCTGAAGCACTAGTTGTAATTTCAACACCACCTGCAGAAGCTTCTTTTACGAAAGGTTCAAGGATTGGGTCAGCCAATAACATTTTTCCAGCAGTAGCAATTGCTAAAGCAGGATCAGTAAATTCTTGACCATCAATACAACATACACCAGCAGAATCACCAATACCATAAGCATTACGGTTTAGGAAACGTAGAGCTGGAGCTCCTTTAACATCTAATCTCAAAAATAGAGAAGATCCACAAGGAGAACATTTAGGACCAACTTCTACTTCAACAGTAGCTGCAGTTGCAGATACACAAGTAGATTCCCATACTCTTGTCAAGTAACGTGGATTGATTCCTTTAGATTTAACAGATTCAGCGTAACCACCGTGGTTTTTGTTACCAGCAATAGTATCACTTGCATGTAAAGATCCTTGAACTAGATAAGCAAGTCCAGGAGCTGGAAAAGCACCAGTTGCGTGAGCAGTCCAGTCTTTACCATCAACTAATGCTAATTGGCCAGCAGCCAACGCAGAAGTTTTTGTTCCATCAGCAGCAGAAGCATCTGTTGCTAAAAAGCTTTTGTAAAAAGCATGATTAAAATAAGCCATTGTTTTTCAAATTTAATTGTTTATAAATAAAAGTTTGTGCTTTGTGCACATATATAATATACTAAAATATTATCAAATATACTAAGCTAAGAACAATAATTTGTACTTAGCTGCATTTATAGAGTCTTTAATAAGATCTATATTGCTTACTACTTCAGAATGAGGCATAACTTCTTGCAATTCATATGCTTGGTTTGACAACGCTCTTAAGTATGAAATTGCACCTTCTACACTTTCTAATGTAACAGGAGCTTTTTCTGGGTAACGTAAGATGACTTCACAGGCACCTTGATAACCTTCTGCAACAACATCAATTTGTTCTGGTAAAGCATCATATATTTCATTGAGTGCTTTGTGTTGTGCAAATGATCCTACACCTGTTACTTGAAGGTGTAGTTTATGAAGACTAGTTCTAGCATTCATTATTTCTACTACAAAATCTCCAGTTAAGCCATCCACCATTTTCATGTTGTCAGATCTTACTGAAGCAGATACTTTAGTTCCTGGTCTAGAAAGTCCTTTTGCTTTTGCTTTAAGTGGTTTTTTATAATCCATTAATTATTTCTTTCTGCTGTTTGCTGGTTTGTTTGATATTGATTAAAGTTTTCTATATCTCCTGCAATTAATGATGCAGTCTCATCTAGTAAAACTTCTACTACGTCATCCTTAAATTCACTTTCAACATTTACTGTTGAAGCAGTTCCATCATAGGGATTTTGACAACCCGCAATCTGTATAAGAACGGGTTGTCTATAATATGTTAACACAACTTCTGTTATATCAAACTCTCTTTTATATACTCTAACTTTATTATCTATCCATGTGCAGAATGTTTCTCCCCATTCATAGTCAGGACGTTTTAAAGGATCTCTAAGTATTAAATCAACATTAGCTTCTTCTGATAGATATACGGTCATAGATCTAGGATCAGGACAACACTTGCTTGTAGCAAATGCTGTAATTCTCTTATACTCCATGTAGTCAGCTGGAATTGTAGTACTTTCAAAATAAGTAGGTTCTGCTGAACCAGTTAAAGGGATTTCTTTTAAAAGAAGTTGTAAATCATCAATTCTTCTTTTAGACATTTCATCACCTTCCTTATAAAGATTGTTACCATGCAATTGCCGTCTAACCCATTCTACCTGAGCTTTGTTAAATGCCTCTACTATTTGCCAGCATTCTATGTTATCATAGTCATTACTAGCAAGTTTATTAAGTCTTTGCTTGAGTTTAATTTGTAGAGTTTGATTGTTCATTATTTATTTATTAAGCGTTCCAATATGGTTCAACCTTAGCCATTAAAGCTAACAACGTATCTTCATTACTTGGACTCTTTAAATATTCCATAACTTCAGCAGGTCTTTTACCTAGCTTTTCAGAACTATCTAATAACTCAATCCAACCAGAAGCCTTAGTAACAAGGAACCTATAATATAATGAGTCTTTAGTTAAAGCTCTGATTTTCAAGTCTTCCATTGAAGATTTGGCAGCTTCTATAAATCCTTCAGCAGCTCTTTTCTTGTTAGACTCAGGACCATTTCCATTAATAAATGAATCCATGTTTTCATACATGATATCATTTGGTGTGGACTTAGTATACTGAACACTATCAATATCAACAGCTTTTGCTACATACATTAATTTAGTTGTGTCCTTATCATATAGCTTTTGTAATTCAACTAAAGCTCTATTTCTAAGTTTTGTATATGTTGTTCTTTCACTAATTGTTTCTTGCAATTGATCCAAATAAAACTTTGGTGCATTCACTGCTTTCTTTGCTTCCTTTAAAGACCTTGCTACAATAGAAAATCCTCCTGCATTAATTGCATAAAGTTTTACTAAATCATAAGGATCCTTTTGTGGATCTAAAAATACAGGCTCATTACCGCATCTTATACTAATTCTAGACCAAAATTTATCATTGTCTGGTTTTAGTAATGTTACTTTATTCCAAAAATCTTTATCATCTACATCTAATACATTAGATGCAAGTTCTGCTTCCAGTTGTGCAACTGTAGCTCTAATCTCTTTTATTTTTTCTGCTTTCTCTCCTGGAGGTAGCATCTTTACGTCAGGGGCAAATTCATTTAACCCTGTAACGTATCTCTTAACACCGTTAAGTTCAAGACAAGCTAGGCTTTCTTCATGCCATACTCCATCATGAAGTGACATTCCATAATTTTCTAAACCCATGTTTTGTTTGCTTTCATTAAAGAAAGGCCTAACAGCCATGGTCTCATTTTTTCCTTGTTGGTACTTTTCTACAATTGTGTAACTACTCATTTACTTTGGTTTTAAAAATTAATAACTATTATGTTGGTCTCAAAAGTACAAAATTATGTACATTATTATTAATATTTCTATAGTCAAGTTTAACCTTGACTGTAGTTATTTGAGCTAAATAACATAATAAAGGGAGGCAATTTATCACCGCCCCCCTTAATTATTAAGTATGTTTAGAATGATCCTCCTGTAACAGGGTTTCTCATTACTATTTTCAATACTTTAGTTGGATCCTTCACCCAGATAGCTGGCATGGTTTGAGACATCATGACTCTATAACCGTTAAAGTTTCCAGAAGAAGCAAATCCTTGAGTTCTTCCCATGTAGTCCATAGTACCATTTTGGTAGAACCACTTAAGTTGATTATCCCAAGATAACTTCAATAAGTGAATATTATCATTTCCACCTTCAGTTACATCAAAGATGATAAAGCTGTAAGAGCTTAAAGGGCGTCCATCAATTAATGGATTCTCTACATCATTAGTATGTAAGTTATCAAAAGCAGGGTTCAATACAAACTTAACATTAGCTAAGAAAGGAATAGTAAAGCTTGTGTAAGCAAAACCAAAATCAAGATCCATTCCTGATCCTTTAACAGCACCAATGTCACTAGCGTTTTGAACTAATCCAGAACCATATACTTCATCAGCAATAGCTTTGTTGATTAATTGCATTCCACCAATACCAGTTTGTACAACCAATTGACGTTGTGGGTCCGGTCCTTTGAACTCAACTTTACCTTGGTAGAAGTTATATAGTTCAGACTTAAACATATCAAGTGTGAAAGAAGACTTGTTATATACTCTTTTGAAAGAGTTATCTAACTGAGACCATAAACCTACTGATAATCTAATATCATCTGGTCCGTCTTGTCTTACTCTACCACCTTTACCCCACATAAGGTAAGTTTCAATATCATTTGCAATCTTAGACAAATGTGCTGCCTCAAGATTTGTAACAAATGTTCTAGATAATTTACCGCTTTCAAATGCATCACGTGCACCAGCTTTACCCATACCTGCAACTAATTCTTCAATTGAAGATACAGAAGGGTTAGCAGCGTTTTGATCAAAGTTTCTCCAGATCTCAGTAACTGGTACTGTACCATCTGCATTCAATCCACCTTTAATCATTAAATCAGCCTTAGAAGAAATTGAATAATGAACATGTGCTTCAGCTCCACCTACAAAGTTGTAGAATTCACGGAAACCAGATCCAGTTTCAATATCAGAGAAACGCTCTCCATACTCACCTCTTGCAGAACCTTTTCTAAAGAATTTAGTTCCAGAAGATAAATAAGCATTATCTAAAGATGAAGCACTGTTATTGTTTACTAACTGTACAGTATAGATGTATCCGTCACCCGCTGGGATGATGTCATCAGCTGTAATGTAAAGTTCAATACCATTGTACTTATCATAAGTAATAATGTCACCATGTCCAAAAGCACGCTTAGAAAGCTTTACTTTGAATGTTGTTCCATCAATACCTTTTTCTGCATTAGCAGGCTCAATGTCTGCTACCACAAAAGGTAAATCTTGTGCTACTGGAGTTTGCCATTTGTACTCTCCACGAGCGTTGTCTACCATAATTGTATTCTTTCCACCAAAAGATGCCATTTGATACAAAGGCATTTCTACCTTCTGGGTCATAGCCCAAAGATCAACTGGTCCCATATCCATAGGCTCAGACGATCCAAGCATTTGGGTTAGGTGATAAGAATCAACGTGAGAACTTGCTTTGTAAGCAGTGTCTCTCAAGAAAATTCCATTGTTTAATACTGGAGTTGCCATAATTGTTAATTGTTTTTGTTGTTATTATTTATTTATCTGTGTTTATTAAAACCGTTTAAATATGTTGTTGGACCTTGGGATTTTTCTTTTAGAGCTAGCACGTTTGCTTTCTTGCTCTCTTTCTTGAACTCCCAGTGATGATCCACCAGCATTGCTTTGTTCTGTCTTAAGTTTCCTTACTGTATTCTCAACACTTTTTTGTGCACCTTTATCCATAATCTTTGATTTATATCCATCAGGATCAGATAGCAACCATAGTGCTTCTGAAATCAAAGTATAGTTTGGTTCTACAAATTGGTATTTTTCCAACAGGTGACCTAACAAATTTGTATTCTTCCCACTTACAGAAGGATAGCTTGGTTGAACCAAACCATTATAAAGCATTGCTTGAGTTTTCTTATCAAGTTTTACTTCTCCTAAATTTCCTTCTTTAAGAGTATTATATACGTTTTCCATATACTGATGAGATGCTTGTTCTTGCTGTTGCTTTTTCATTTGCTGTTCTTCCAGCTTTTGAGCTACAACTTTTGCTTGCATCTTGTCCAATTTAGGTTTAAACTTAGAAGCTTGTTGTTCTAATTTTCCTAAATCTTTCCAGATTTCTATCTCTTCAGTAATCTCCTCATCATCCCCATATCCGGTAGCTTTTAAATAATCTCTAATAATCACTTCTTGATGTGACTCTTTTTTGATATCTAAATTCTTTTTTTCTTCACTTTGTGCAAGTGTAGAAAATAACCCTTTTAGGTCTGTCCCTCCATCAGCAACATATCTTGCTGCTACTTGGAGTTCTTGAGGTAAGCTGTCAAAGAACTGTTTGGGAGTTTCTCTTCGTACTTGATTAGCTTTTTCTTCTAAATTAGCTTGAATCAATTCTTCCCAATCTTTAGCAGAATAATCTGCTAAATCTTTATCATCATCAAAAGGAACAATTTTGTCTTCTTTAATAAGTTTGCTAAATACATCACTTATACCAGAGATTTTTTTTCTTCCTCTTTTTTCTTCTTTTTCTTCTTCTACATCATCTTCAGCATCAGCAGCAAATTCATCTAGTAAATCACTTACTTCTTCTTTAACGTCATCTGCAATTACTTTCGTTCCTGCATCAAATGTAGTTTCTTCACTGGCATCTGCCTCTGAAGTTTCAGTTTCTTCTTTGTCTGCAAATGAAAAATCTGCTTTCTTAGAAGGACTACTAAATATTGACCTAGGTTTATCTTCGTTCTCTTCTGGTAATGTAACACTATCTGTTGCTACACCAGGATTAAACATTTCATCTATGTCAATGTCTACTTGAGCTACTTTGCTCTCAATTGTTTGGTTTTCTGCTGCCATTATATTATTGGTTTATATAATTACTATTTCTTATATATACAATATAAAAAGAATTTTCTAAATAAACTTATAAAATGCAAATGAAATATATCATTTGTTGCAGTATATAGCTATCTATATTTTTTCTTTTTGTATTTATATCAAAATCTTTTATTTTTTCTTTTTAGACTCAGATTTAAAATCATATTTATTTTTGTTCTCACGTGCTATTTGCAGTTGCTTGTCTGCTATTTCTCTTTTAGCAGAAAGCTCTTCTCTTTTAATTTGAAGTTTGCTTTGTTCAACATTATTCTTGATGCTAGCTTGTTCTCTATTAAAGTTCATTTTTTCTCTACCATCTCTTTCTTTTCTAATACCTTCCATAGAATCTTGGAAGTCACTAACTTTATTTTCATTAATGTCAGCCATAGATCCAAAACCAGCAGCTCTAATTTCTGCAGTTTCTAATCTATTCATTCTATCTTTTTCAGCTTCCATAGATTCAAACTCACGCTTAAGTCTTTGTTCTTCTGCATTAGCTTCTAATTGCTGCTGTTGCATTTGCTGTTGTTGTTGCATTTCTTGCTGTCTTTGCATTTCAGTTTTACCTTCAGCATCTTTAAGTATATCTGATACTTCAGCAATTGAATCTGCTTTTATAATATTACCAAGATCATAAATGCTTGCACCACTTGTGTTATTTTGAATAGCAAGTTGTTTTAGTTGTTCAAGAACAGCTCTGTGATTTGTTTTAGTTGTTGCAAATACATTAAAGTCTCTTAGCATTAAATCAGTACCGTTGATAGTAAAGTTTACTTTTTCTGCTGCAGATGACATATAGCTTAACCTAACACTAGGATTAGTACTATAATAGAACTGAGCCAAGTCAGTTCTCATTTGATGAACTCTAGGCATTAAGTGATCTGCATGCTGAGTAAAATAAATTTCAGTCTGAGCATAAGATTGATTTAATGCTTGGGTTACACCTGTTGCAGTTTCTTGACCAATAGGTGCTCCTAGTCTTTGCGCATTAATTCCAATTGCATCAAATGCTTGTTGTTTGAAATAATTTGCTAATTGTATTCTAGACATTAATCTACCTGTCTGCTCCATGTTAAGAGTTTGGTAGTGATTAAAGTTTGTAGCGTTTTCTGTATTTGTAATAGAAGTATCTAAAGGTAACATTTGGAAATCCTTCATAGCTACAAATGCTTTGCTGTAATTTCCTTTTCCCCAATCTTCTCCCATTGAATGTCTTGGTAAAGCGTTTTGGTCAAACATAATGATTGTACCTAACTCATCTACAAGAATATCAGCTATCTGATTGTTTACCATATTATACCCAATCTGATATGCTTTCATAAGATCTATTAAAGAAGTAGACCTTGTATTCCTATCAGAAAATACTCTACCTTCTACAGGTAGTTTACAACCATATAATGAAGTATCACCTTTAAATTGAAAAGGTATTCTTCCTGGCTTTTCTCTATTGATTCCTAAGTATATTGGGCTTATGTTATCTGCAACCTCAGTTTTCCAACTCATTGGAGAGTTAGGTCCTATTTTAACACCACCCCATGTTTCATTAATCCATATCCAATCTACATGTTCTCCTTGAAAAAGATTTTCTTTGGATTTATTTTTATATAATGAATTATCATAAATAGGTTTTTCAGTTACTTTAAATGTTTCATCAATAATTTCTTGAATTACTTCACCATCTTCAGTAATCTTTGTAAGGTGTCCTACTTTTCTTTGAGTTTTCCAATATGTTGTTGTACATCTCATTAAAGAAGACTCACCCCAATTAGCCATGTCTTCTCCTTCATTTAATATTGCACTTACAATATCATCTCCCATAGTACCACCATTACCTGTGTTACTTATAAATTGTCTATAAGATAAACTAGGTGATTCAGTATTCCATGAGTGAGATTTAGTTGGATCATAAAATGAACCATCATTTTGAACACCATTCAATTGATACTGTCCATTCTGAGCAGGATGGATCTCTTGTAAGGAACGCAATTGCTTTTCACTCATCAAGTATCCATACTTATCTATAACGTCAGCTACGGTCATTAAATCAAGTTTACCAACGTAATTAGATTGAGATATATATCTTACATCTGGAGATTTGTGATAAAATGTTAGAACAGGATTCCATAGTTCTATTTCATAATCATCTTCCATCATTCTAAAATGCCAGAACTCTCTATCTGTAATAAGCATATCACGGAATGCGCGCTCTTCAAGTTCTTGCATCTTGAACCTTTCTTCATCAACATTCAATTGATGAGATGCCCATTCTTCTACCATTGATCTATAATCTTTAGAAAAGAAATCTTCAATCTCTGGTAATGTTTTTAAATTTTCTGGAGCCATTTGTTGTTGTGCTTCCTCTGATTGTGGGTCCATACCCATTTCAATCATTCTAGAAAGTAGTTGCTGTGAAGCATCTGATAACAAATTTTCTTCTACCAATGCTCTTTTTTGCTCAAGCATTTCATTATAAGAAGTATCATCTACAGCTCTGAATTGAACTTTAGAATATCTTTTAGTAAATTCTCCTGATAGTACGTTTACAACGTTAGGTATAATTGGATAAAACTTTAGTTCTAATGCTGACTCATCTTCTTTAGTTAATACATCAACTAAATCTTTGTAATCATTATCTTCTTCTACTATATAATCAGTCTTATCTATAATACCTTTTGCTAACTTGTAATTCTTTAAAAGTTTTCTAGAATTCTCTTTTAAAAAGTTCATTCCCTGAACCTCTAACCAATCAAGATTCCAAGCAGCCCAATTATCATCTTTTTTCTTTGCACCTATAAACTGTATAGGTTGGGTTAAGCTGGTGCTTCCGTTATATCCGGATTCAGCTTTAGCACCATTCTTTAGTTGCATTGCATTAAATACTTTCATACTTATCTAAAATTTTTATATGCTGATCTTTTTTTACCCTTTTGACCACCGTGTACAGTTTTTCCTCTTCCAATATTCCTAAACGGACTATACTTTAATTTATGCAAATTTTTTGACTTATCCAAAGAATTTGCGTCATCAGATTCAGTTCTTTTCAAATAACCTCTATTTGACTCCTGTATACGGACAAAAGCTACCAACGCTGAAAAGGCAACAAGCCTATCTACGTTGAGCCCTGGGTAAAAAGCTAGCATTTCTTTAATTAACATTGGATCTGGTATTCTTGTTATTCCAAGAGTTGTATTTAGTACATTACCTTCAGCATCAGTTTCTTGATCAATTTCTTCTCTTAAAAATTCAATAGCATAAGAAATAAGATGTTGCTTAAATAATGTCCCTGTGTTTTTCCAACCGTATTCTTGATATACAGTCTTGTTAGATCCCAGATCTTTTAAGAATAATATTTGTGCTTTTGGTACAAGATATTTTTGCTTTCTTTTGGCAATCATATGTTGTATAAATAGAGATATATTATTCTCTACAATAGTCCAAGCATTAAACCATATTATTATTTTTTCTAACTGCTCATGTGTTTTATTAATATCATCATATCTACCACACCATGCAGCTACTAATTTTGCGTTTTCTATAAAAACTTCTAATCCATTAGGTCCTTCACGTTTTATCTCTACAGCATTCTTATATACAAAAATACTACAAAGGGAATCAGATGTAGTTGTTTTACCTTCTGATACAGGATCAATAGAAGCATAGTATGCTCCAAACTCTGGATTAGGTACTGGTCTTTCCCATACAACAAGACATCCTGTTTTGTCTTGCATTTTTTTATCTACAGGAAATTTATTAATGGGTAATTTATTAGAACGTTTAGCCTCAATACCTTTTTGTGTTCTGTCTAATTCTATATGCTCATATGCATATTCTTTATCTTCAATTACTTTAAGTTGTCTTGAAAGTAAGCCTTGAGGAAACACAGATTCTTTTCTATATGCAAAAGCTTCTGCAATATTTGTAGGTTTCTGAGAAATACGCAATTGATATTGTTCAGCTCCTAATTCATTCTTCCATCTTTTTCTTTCAAGGAATATTGCATCAAGAGCTTCTTTAACCAATGTGTTACCCCACTCATCAATATGAGGTGGCATAGACCACTGTTCAGGAATAAATAACCCTGATATACCAATGGTACCATCTTTGTCTATTAGATTTGTTTCTACGGGGTATATATCATTATTGATAGGGTTCATTACCATATCCTTCAATGGTTCACATTGATTTAAATCACCTACTGATCCAGCTGCTATAAACATACCTGTTGTTACCATACCTGATGACATTGCAGGACGTAGGTACTCATATGTCTGCATCATCTTAGGAGCAATACCGGCTTCTTCATGAAAGAAGTAAGTAGTTGGTCCACCAACACCTGTAGTAGCATTTTTTTCAAAGGATGCCCCTTGTATTTTTGATTTAAGTCCTCTAGAAGTTTTTCTATTACCTACTTTAACTTCAATTTGTTGTTGCCACAATAATACTTTTTCTGGATTACTTGGTCTATACCAAGCAGTGTGTTCATTAAGGAAAGTTTTATATTCATCTAAAAACTTCCAAGATCCTTTATCATTAATATAATCTTTTAAGGATGCACCAATTTTACACGTACTACCTTCTTCAAACCAATACGTATTAATTATTTTTCCCATATGAAAATATGAGGAAGCTATCTGACGTTTTTTAAGTATAGCACTATGTTTGTAATGTAACTCAGCTAGTATTTCATATAAAGCCATGTGATACTGTGCATCACGTACTTTAGCAAAACCATAATGTTTTTCTTCTTTATCATATATTGGTAAAAAATTTAACCACATATAATAATCTCTTGTTAAATACCAAGTAAGGGGTCCATCTTTATAGATAACCCCTTCACGGCATTTGTCTTTCTCAGAGTTCCAATACAGTATAAAATCTTTAGATCTAAAAGGTGCTAAACAATAAACATTCTCTTTATTGAATCTTCTAGCCTCTTGATTAAATACTAAAGCTGTTTTATTAAATTGATACTGACCTGGTTCTTTAAATACTGATTTAACAAAATCTATAAACTCTTCTCTTGTTTCATATTCAGTATCCGTCCATTGGCCATTATCCCATGTTGGAACTATTTTATACATTAATGTTCTTTTAAGATTGCGTATATATCACCAAAGTTAATCAATAAGTGTTTCTCTCCGTCATGTAATAATTCAGTTGGTACACAAAAGTCAGCATATTGAATTAAATCACCCACTTTAATTGTATCATCTAATTCATTACCTACAGCAACAACAAAACCTTTGTACTCTTTTGTTTGTGCAATATCAGGTATAATAATATTTGTACCAGGCACAAATTTATCTGCTTGTTTTAGTTTTATCAATACCTTTTTTCCTACTGGAATAATTGTTGTTTTCTTCATTTTTGTTTGATTTATTACTTTCTTTATTTATTTCAAAATTTGGCTCATCCCAATAACAGAATACCCATCCTTCTTTTTTGTTACTCATATTACATTTGATCATATGCTAAACCAGCACCACCTCTTACAGAACTTTGTTGTTCTTCTTGCATATCACTAAATGCACCTTTATAAGAATTACGTATCTGCTCAAATTTAGCAGCTGCATTTACCATTGAATTAATATTACCGTCTCTACCATGTTCTATGGCTGTTGTTTCCATATACCTAGCTAATCTATCAAGCATTGATTTAATTCCTTTATACGCTCTGTATGTAGGTGTTTCATAAAGCTTTTGACACATTTCAATTGAGTATCTAATTTTTGCATCTTCTGGAGATTCTTCTAACTTTATTTCTTCTATAATTAAATCTTCTTTTTCATGTTCTGGAACATTAAAGAAAGGGTTCATATCAGGATTAGGGCAAGTCATATAAAATAAATATTGGTACACTTGCATATAAGTATCAGGGTATTCCACCATTAAATCTTTAAGAAAGTTTAATGTATAACAATGTTCTGATGGAATAACTGCACCATTTTGAATATCAAATAATTTTACTAGCATTTTTTATTGTCTTTAAACCACATGATTAGATTATCAACCTCATCCTTTAAATATGGTAGGTTATACATTTTAATTTCTTCAATAGCTGGTTCTCCATTGACCATTTTAGTAATTGGATACCCATGATCATTTTCACCAACTTTTTGAAATTTGACGTGTTGAATTACAAGCTTTCCTATTTTTAATCTAGGGTTGTGCTTTTTAATAATATACGCATAAATACTTAATTGTAGGTTATAATGATTCAAATTACAATCATCAAGATTGTTTACAGGGTTAAACATCTTAGATGTAATACCCTCCCAATTTGTAAATCCTTTCTCTTTAACTTCTTTATTTGTCTTATAATCAGTGATATTTATTTCACCATTTACAATTTCAACTAAATCTGCTTGGCCACATAAACCTAAAGACTTTAAGTAAACAAATAATTCTGGATATACGCCATCTTTTAGCTTTTGTTCCGGTGCTACTTTTACACCTTCATCTGTAATATCTGGTTTTACAATAGGAAGTTCAACACCTTCTCTTGCAATTGTCTGAAAATCAAGCATATCTGATTCACGTTGATTATGATACCAGTTACCTAAACCTATAGCCCTTTGTGTTTCAGTATCCCAAGCATTTAGTATTTCTTTATCAGTCATACCATGCCACTTAGATCTTTTGTTTTTAGAAGATTTTTTAGCCTGTGCTTTAGCATCAAACTTAGGTTTAAACATACCAATGAAAGATGTTACACTTGTCCAGTTTATTTTGTCTTGATCATTGCTTTCATAGACATGACCTTCTTCTTTAAATATTACTGCCATATTATTAAGTTATTGTAGTGTACCACCATCCTTTTTCTTGATTAGTAACAACACTGGTTATTTCTTTATTATATATGTAATTTATTTGTACCATTTTGTTTTATTTATTGTTCTAGTTTTTCTTCTTCTTCCTCTGTTAACCAAGCTTTCCATTTGCCTTTTGGACATTCAGAAGATAAAGATCTAGTCTTAAATTCAAGACTACATCCACACTCACTACAACATGGTTGAGTTCCAGGAACTAAACAGCTTTTTCCTTTAAGATCTAAATAAGTACATCTATTACATATGTGCATTCTGCTGTCAGATATAATTTCTACTTCTTGTTTTTTAAAAAAAGTATTAATGGCTCCTTCAGATATTTTATCTATATTTTTAAAAGCTTTTATTAATTGTCCTATTTTCATTTCTTTAACTTAAAGTTTTTTCTATCTTCTCTTTGTTGCATTATTGCATCTCTGGCAGATTCTAATGTTTGTATTTTTTCTTTTACAGAGACGTGTTTGTCATATCCATCATAAGTATTTTTGACTAAATTACCTAAGTAACTTTTATTCTTTTTAATAGCCTTATCTAACTTTTGTTTTCTTAAGTTAAATGTACCTAATCCAAATATACTTACATTAGGTGAGCTGAGGTTAGATAAGTTCTTACGTATTTTAGCGTAATAGAAAGTAATGAAATCATCTACTACATCTTCATGTACACCTACCTTATCAGCAATACCATTTCTAAATTCTTTATGATGTTTTGGTTTCAAGGCCTAAAATTTTATAATCAAGTAATACGCTACCTTTTGTCTGTACGTTTATTGCTTGATTTAATAATATTTTCTTTTTATTCTTTCCTATCTTAGTTATAAGATTTTTCTTACTTGCTTTTGCAATAGCATTACGTGCTGACTGAGGACTTTTAAAAATCCCCAGTTCAGTCACATAATTACAAAATTTAGTAAGCTCTATTTCATGTTGTTTACCAAGTTCAGCCAAACACTTAAGGTCTGCAGAACTTATTAAGATGTCATTAAAGAAACAATAAGATAGTATTTGATACTTTATTGTAACATTAATGTCAACTTTTAACTTAAAATCTACTTTGTTTACTAGAGCCATTTGTTTATTTTAAAGATAATAACATATCTATTAACCCTGGGTGAGGATAGCAATCAAATTTATCTCTCCTTACATTAGTATGAGTTAATAGACCTTTTACTTTACCGTAATAAGCATCTTCTTGAAATTCAAATGCTTTAGTTGGTCCATACTTTTTAATCCATTGTACTAAACCAATTCTAATATCTATATTGTCTCTTTCACCAATATATCTTAACCATTTTTCTAATTCAGTTAATTGTTTATCAGAATAGTTGTGCCAAGTTAAGTAACCTTTAAAAGGTTCAGCTAAAGTACATGTTTGTTCTGGGGTTGCTTTTTGACCAGCATAAGTCAATCCGTCTTTTAAATATCCAAAGTTATTTAATTCAATACCTACTGAATGACGATTCATATAACCTGATCCGGTTTTTCCTAAGTGCCATCCTTGACCTCCTTCTGGAAAAGCTTGAACCATTACACCATCATGATCTGCATTATTATTAGTAATCTTTTGACCACCTAATACAAATTCAGTTGCTACACGTCCTCTACTATCTCTACCCCAATGGTCTACAGTTTTGTATGGACTGTTCCAACCTGCAGTATGATGTAGAAAGATATACTCATTGTGTATTGGTCCTTCTAGATACTGACCTTTAGGTAAATAGTGTTTATGTATTTTTTGATTGTAAGCAGTTTCAAAGAATTGTTCCTGCTGATCAGTGTCTTCATCAATGGCTTCATAGCCATAAGGTCTAACAAATAACATCTGCATGGTTACAGCTCCCACCATACCATCAGGTTTTAAGTCATTACTTAATTGATATTGAATCACTCTTTTTAAAGTAACTTCACCAAAGACGCCATCTGCTTTGAGTCTAAGCATTTGTTGTAGCTTAACTACTTCAGGACCTTTAGATCCCAGCTTTAGTAAATCCATAGTTAAGACTTTTTAAGCGTGCGTGTCTTAGCCATTTCTTTTTCAAACTCTTCTGCAGCTTCAGGTTTTTCACCACCTTCTTCTTGAGCAGCATAAGCTTGTGCTAAGAACATTTGAGCTTGTAGTCTTTCTACTCTTGCTTTTTCTACGTCTCTTAAAAGTTCTTCATACTCCTTCTGTACTTTAAGGTGTTTGATGTTTTCTTTGTAGAATGTGGTAATCTCAACTCTTCTTTCAGCAAGTTCTTCTTTGCTAAGTTCTGGTGCTTGTTTTTCTGTTGACATAATTGTTGGTTTTATATTTATACCAACAAATATAGAAAAAAAGTTTAAATAAAAAAAGTTTAAGGGACTTATTTATAATTAGATTTTAAATCCGGTGTGAACGTAATTTAGATTACGCTTATTTTTTTACGCACTTGTTTACCATTTTAGTTCTACCAGAACTAGTTTTTTTACCACTTGGTGATTTCTTTTTACCTACAGCTTTGTATCCTTTCCAACAGCTAAGTCCTTTCTTCTTTGCTTTTGCCATTACTTTCTTGATTTAGCTCCTGAACATTTCCAACGCTTACGTGATAAGTTGTTTGGTGTGTTAGGATCATTAGCTTTTTTCTTAGACACTCTTTTCTTAATACCTAAACTTCTAGCACAATAACTGTCACCCTTAGACGTACCGGGTTTTACTCTAGGTCCACCACCTTTAGCTTTACCTGCTTGACCGTAACTAACTTTTTTACCAGACTTGGTTATCTTAACTTTTGCTTTTCCTTTCCTTGGTGTTGCCATTATTCTTTTGTATTTAATAATTTTAAAAGAACACCACACTTCTCATACTCTTCAAACTCTTCAAAAAAAGCTATCATGTTTTCAAGATCTTCTGTAGTGTGACCATTATCTACGTCATGTGCTACAGCAGTCATCCCATCAGGTTCTGCATCTAGAATCTCTGTGAATGTGGTTTCTTTTGTTACCATTCTATAAGAATTATTAAACGCTTTATGCATAAGCATATCTTCTACTTCTATTTGCTCTGTCTCAGTTAAGCCTTCAAACATTGAGTCATCCATCTCTGAAAAGTCATCATAATCACCCATAGTTACAGTTTTTTTAATTGATTCTTATATATATAATATACTAATTTTTAATGTCAAAATTAAATTTTTTTTAAACAAAATACAAATATAAGATCCCCCCTTCTATTACAAGCAAATGTTGCCCCCGGTCCTCAGAAAGTTTTATGTATGGCATTGGTGAGAGGTGGTACTATTCAACTCCCCAGCAAAATTTTGCGGTTATGGTACCCCCGCTTCTGCGGTACCAACACTTAAATTATATCATTATGTACTTTTACAAATTTACAAACTCAAACAAAGGAATCGTTACAACTGAGCAACCTCTAACTGGTAGTGCTACCAAGAAGATCACCAAGGTTATTGGTGGTGTGGAAATGGAAGTCCTACAACAACGTGATCAAATAGAAGGTCTCAAGTTTGGATTTACTGCTATAAGCCCAGACGTTGTGGCTCAAATGGACCTGAAGGTTGGTGATGAGTTGCCACTGGAACTGACAGACAAAGCTGTCAAAAACAGAGAGGGTGAAGAAATCCCAAATCTGTACTGGGCTCACTAAGAGTCCCAATGTTAAAGCACCAAGTGTCAAAGCTTGGTGCAATAACAACAACAACAATGGGAAGGTGAAAGCTCCCATCCTTGTTGTCCCTCATGCTGCAGCCATTACTTATCTTTTAAAATTAAAGGCATTGGTGATGTTCCCATGCCGCAGACATTAGCTATCTTTTAGCCCTGGAATAAGATCCCTCTCCCCCCCATTGATCCCTCTCCCCAGCTAAATGTTGCAATCAATTAATCATTTAAACTTGCATAAAATTATGACGTATTTTTACAAACTTACGCAGACTGGTAAAGGAATAGTAACCACTACTGCACCGTTGAACAAAACAACGGAAATCAAAAATATTGGTGGAGTTGAAACTGAAGTAAGAGTTCAGAATCAAGATGTATCATTTGGCTTTACTGCTATATCAGCAGACACTGCCGCGCAGATGAACCTAGCAATAGGTGATGAACTGCCACTTGAAATCACAGATAAGCCTGTGAAAAACAAGGATGGTGAGGTAATACCCAACATGTTTTGGGCTCACTAGCACATGATGCTAACATAACACGGAGATCTAATAAATCTCTGTGTTATTTTATTTAAAACACACGTTGCACACTAAAGGTGACATCATATAACCCATATAAGCACACTTTAAGCAATGATATTAATTATCTTATCCATATATATAGATATAGCTATAAAGATCACTTAGGCAGAGCAAACTATTACATAGTAGTTGTTATCTCTCTCTATAGTATCTTATGTATCTCTTCTTATATGAATAGTATTATATTACCCGGAATATTACAACAGGCACATAGATATATACCTGTATAAACATGGTTGGTCTAATCCAGTGAGCTGCTGGCGTAAGAGAGAACTTACAGTAATCTAAACTCAACTAATAGAATAAGTGTAGCAAGACAAAATAAAGGCTAAGACGTTAGTCATCCTACTGTCACTAGATGACAGCTTGTAAATGCCATGTCAGCAGGGATGCTACACTTATATCTATAACTCTTAATGGTTAACGTCAGATACATGTATCAAATAGTTAATCAGTTATATACTTTTGTGAATTAACAGTATACCTGGAACCCATCGTGGTGTAAAGGCAGACAGGTTGGGATACCCTACAAAAGTATATTATATAATAACATCACCTAAAGCTGAAGAGCATTGTACTATCCTATTATGTCAAAAGAAATAACAAGTACAATATTTATAAAAGATGCAGAGATAGATAAGTTTGTATTATCTATTGGAGGTAGTATAAGAACCACACCATTTAAAACATATAAACCACCTGTTGGGTTATCATTTGATTTTAATTGGGTAAGAGATGGTGTTGAAATAGACCTATTCAAAATAATTAATCATTTAAAACTAAATCGTAATGGTAAAGACTAAAACTATGCTATTAAGCATAACCGTATTCATAATCACAGTAGTAATATTTAACACACTCGTATGGTATCTACAAGATACTTGGACATTCAAAGAATGCTTTGGCCATGGTGCAACAATAGGCTTCTCAGTTATATTTGCTTGGATACCTGCTGGTATCGTAGGAAATGATTACTACAATCGTATTTAAAGAGAACACCCGTGAGGCTAGCGGGCGTGTTAGAGTGTCACGTAGATACACTTAAGAGGATAGCTTGTCAGCTTGGCTCTGCATATGTTAGGACTATAGGTCTGTTGTAGGTTTGACAACCCTGAACCATATGTTGATTTGCTAGTTTAACATAAACTAGAATCGTCAACCGGGGAAACGGTCAAGTAGAGGTAACCAAGCTCTACATTTTTTTAACAATATTATAAATAACTAGTCAATAAAAGCAGTAGTGGCTACCTGCAGATAAACAATGTTAAGTTGAAGGTGGAATAGTTAGACTATTCATAAGCCCATGTGTATGTAAACTGCATACAATAGACTCATCATCGTGGCCTTGACTAGTTTTCTATTAAAGTCTAAAAGCAAAGATAACCTCACTTGTAAAACAAGGGTAGATACCATAACAATTGGTTGAGTGAGTAAAGAATCAGGGAAATAAGGTTATGCGTTAAAACCTGAATGATTGCTATAGACTAAAAATACGTGTTTAGGTAATTCTAAACTAGTGTGACACACATGAAGTGAAGTAGGTTAATTACCTATAGTGTCTAATCAACCAATGAGTATGTTGGTAGGTGTTGGTCTCACCTGATAATCAAATGACTTATTCCTAACTATGTAAAGCAATAATGTAATTCTCATAGGACAACCGTGCCAGTTGAAGTTGGATAAAATAGACTGGCTTTTTTTACAAACCACTTAACAAAATCATATCATGGATAAATTTACTAGAATTAGCGTACACATTGCTGCTTATTTTGTAGCATTCAATCTATTTAGAGTTGCACACCACTCATCAGGAGAAGGTAACTGGCAAATCTCTATTATGTTCTTCGTATTAGGCGTATTCACAATGTATATACCGTCAATGCTAACAGCAAAAGAAAAAAAAAATAATCACTAACCATTTAATCATAAGAACTATGAAAACTAAATCACTTTACTTATTACTTGCATTGTTTCTGGTTACACCAGTACTACAATCATGCGGATCATCCAAACGTGGATGTAAAAAGATGAGAAAATACCGTACTTACTCATTTGGAGACAACCAACAAGAAACACAAACTTACAGATTGGGATAGATAGACTATCCCTTTTACATTTATCAACCACTTAATCTTATCAATCATGAGAATACACATTAAAGAACCAAGCAGATTTGCTATGCTCAATGGAAACATTGTGCTTACACACTTTCAAGACACACACAATACTATCATACGTAACAGTGATGGAGATATACAACGTGTTAAGAATGAAAAATTAGAAGGCTTAACTTTAGAAGAGTTAAATGAAGGCCTATTAGAGAACATATCGTTACGTGAAGTAGCTGCAATAGAAGAATACATTGTAGTTGGTGATCATAATAATGATGATGAATCATACATGGCTTACGTCACATCTTATTCTTAACCAATTAATATCTTAATATACACTTTATGAAAAATTTAAAAATCAAATTTGGCTACGCTGAATTCATTGGGCTTGGAATAGCTTGGCAGTATGATAGAGCAGCTATCATAATACCTTTTCTTATGATTGAAATCATATGGAAAAAGAGATAATAACTATCAGACTTAAAAACAAACACGCACTATAGATCGTACTAACAATACCAGTACTTCTATATCTTATATAATGATCTTACTACTGTGGGATCATAAATGTTAAACATGGTGATGTATGTTTAAGTGGTGAATGGATCTTACCTGGGAATTCCTGGGTAAGGTTGCATTCTTTTATAAAAGAAATTATGTCTACAACAATATCAGAACAAACCGTATACAACTTACTTGTATCTGCATTAGATAACAAGTCTATAGATAAAAGCTTATTTGTTAAAGCAGTAATGAAAGCCTGTAATGGGTCTTCAAGAATGGAATATTTATTACATTTACTGCATAACAAAGGAAGTATAATAACCAAACAAGGAGATTACTTTACCACAATAGCACCAAAGTATCATCAAGGTGATAAATTTAACTATGATACTTTAAAAGATCTAGGCTTATGTACTGATGACTATGAAGTCTACGGTAAAATAGTTAATGATGAAGGTTGGGGTAATGATTATGATCCTTTTTATGGTAGAGTTAAAACCATATTATTTTACCATGACACAGATGGTAAGATGAAACATTATGATGAGACTATAAATACTTCAAGTTTAAATATAATTAATAAATCTCAAATATCATATTTTAAAAGTTTAACTCATGGCAAAGATCTCAAAAGAACTCCTAAGAAAAGAAATCAAGGACTGGAAAACCTTGAAGAAATTACTACACAGACAAGTAGTTAACTTTGGACCTTATATGGAAAAAAAGTATAAGATGAGAGATAGCAATCTAAGCCAAGTAGAAAATAACAGAGAAGCTATCAGAATAATACTTAAAAATTATGTCCAAGAACTACAGGTTTGGAATAGTTTCTAAGGAAGTTATTGAAGATCCTGAGTTAAGCCTGGGTGCTAAAGCATTATATAGTTTATTATGTACTTATGCAAATAAGCAAAGAGAGTGCTTCCCTTCCATATCAACCCTGTCAGATTATTTAAATATCTCTACCAGATACACGGATAAACTGATAAAGGAACTGAAATCCAAAGGTTATATTGCCAGAACAGGTAGAGTTCTAAAATTAAAATAAAATACATAGCTATATATATGCTGTTTATTTAGAGTACTTAACCTTATATAGGTTATAATTACTGTATCAATACGTTTTAAATTATTACTTTTACATATATACTATGTACAAAAAATGATTTACCAATTACCAAATGGACGTATAATAGAACTATCAGTGGAGCAATTCCTAGATCTAAATGATACAGAACTTAAAGACCTTAATGGTTTAAGTACTGCATACAGTCATGAGTGTGGTAATCCTTTCTATAACTTATTTTGTAAAACAACAGATGACAAAGAAATCACTATGGTTGAAACTCTTCTAGAAGATGAAGAATTCTCCCATGATTTATTTGATGTTGATGTACAAGAAAAGCTAGATGATGATTACTTTCACAGAGATGACACATAATATCATATAAATCTAATTTTTTAAAACCAAAGAAAAATGCAAAACAAAGTTCAAATTGTCCCTGATGAGTTAGGGAACGTAATCTGTATGTCTAATAATCCTGAGTTTGGATATGTAAGACTATCACAAGACAGCCATAAAGTAACAAATGGTTTTGTTAAGAAAATACCACTTAGTACACTGTTACACGGTGAGTTAGAAAGCTTACGTAGCATGGATGTTCAAAACAAAACTGAATTATCTGGTAAAATTATTGTTAAAGAACAGCTTACACCATTTAGTACAGAAAACTCTGATAGAGATTATAAAATAGCAGGTAACACTGGTATTATTTGTTGTGTACATGGTGAACCTATTTATAGGAAAACATTCTTTACTGAAGATGTAACAGCTGAAAACATATTACTTGACCATACTAATGGTGATGCAATACGTTCAGCTAATAATGCACCTGTTGATGCTAAAATGCTTAAGATAAACAAATCTAAGCCAGTAGCAGTAGTAACACCAGAACAAGCATTTGATATAGAAGACAAGACTACTGATAATCAAGTAGATCTTGAAGATGCTATTGAAGAAGCTAATGACACTGAAGTAGTTGTCAATGAACAAGAAGAAGTAGAAGTCTTAGAAGAATCTACATTTGAGTTATAAACTTTAACTCATTAATTATTAAAGAGCCTCAGTAGAAATACTGGGGCTTTTTTATTTACTAACCATTTTACATCCTTTCACACATGCTAACACAAGAACAAAAACAAACCTTAGAGCTTCAGAATAATATAGCTATTCTGCAAGCAAGAGAGTCCCGCTATATGTATTTAGGCTTATTGTCTGAATATCAGTTACAACCTGAGATTATTGCTCAGAAACTTGTTTATACAAAGTTAAATCCTCAACAACATTTCTTATTTAAGAGAGTGTTACACGGTTTAAACATTTATAAACCTGAAGAACAATCCAATTTACACTGGGATAAGAAAAGACGTGTAAAAAAAGTTTGGCAACGTGGTCAACGTGAAGTTAATGCTTGGAAACAAGTAATTTGCAATAAGTATGCAGCAAAAATCCTTGGTAATTTTACTAAGACTGGAGCTGGTGAATACTTAAACTCAATCCCTGTGGATGAGATAGACCATGAATACATTAATACTATGTCTTTAAAAGATTTAGGAATTAAGTATGAAGACTTGATACTATTCTATATGAATAAAGGCTTATTACCTAGAAACTTTTTATCTTTGAAATAATGAAGACAAAAAAGAAAATATGTAACAATTGCAATACTGAGCAGTTCATTTGGAAAAATGATAAAGGCAGCCGGTATTGCAAAAGTTGCTGGTATAGATCAATGGAAACTAAAAAACCATTGAAAGCTAGAAAACCTTTGAATCCAAAATCAAAGAGAATGCAAACCACAGATTTAGCGTATAGTAAATTACGCAAGAAATTTATGGAACAGAAACCAATGTGTGAAGCAGCACTTCCTGTATGTAATGGGCCATCAACTGATGTTCATCACAAAAAAGGACGTGGTAAATATCACCTTAAAGTAAGTACTTGGTTATCTGTATGTAGACAGTGTCACACATGGATAGAAGAACATCCTCATGAAGCAAAAGAATTAGGATTTTCTGAATCAAGACATTAATCATAAAAAAAGCAAGATGAAAGAAAAATTTATTAAAAGCCGTAAAGAATACTATGAATCAAAAGGTTTAGGTCAAGGTAAAACTGAAAGACAATATAAAACAGCAATGAAAGTTATATTGTATTCATATTTTGTATTAATATTAGTAACATTATATCTTATATATGATACGTATTTATAAAAAACAAAAACATAAAGCTGCTATATCTGATTATGTAACTAAATTACAGTGGGACACTATCAATACTGTACTTGATGCACAGAAAACTGGTAAGTGGACTAAGAAAACAGAAGTTCATTTAAATAACAACGCAAAGCTTATAAAAAAATACCAAAGAAGATTAAGCCTTTTAAGATTTTAAAATGACATACAGAGAAGTAGTACAAAAAGATGCATTAGCTATAGCTGTGCAACATAAAAGATGTGGATTAGGCGTATCAATGGGTGTAGGTAAAACAAGAATTGCTATACAACACTTACAAAGAAACTATAATCCTTTTATAAAAGCCTTGGTAGTAATACCAAAAAATGCAGTAGCACAGTCTTGGATTGATGAATTAGGTAAAATGGGAATAGAATCCTTAGTTAAACACATAACGTTTACTACATATTTATCATTAAAGAAACATGAACCTAATGATTATGATGTTGTCTATTTAGATGAATGCCATAGCTTGTTAGACAAACATGAACTTTTCTTGTCAAAATTTACAGGAAAAATACTGGGTTTAACAGGTACACCACCAGTAAGATCAGGAACAGAAAAGTATAGAATGGTTGCAAAATATTGCCCTATTAAATATGAATTCTCTGTTGATGAAGCAACTGAAGGTAAAATCTTAAATAACTATTCAATTGTAGTACATGAATTAACTTTATCTCAAGTTCCAAATTATAAAAAGAAGAACAAGAAGGGTGGTTTTTGGCATACAACTGAATTAAAAGATTATAACTACGTAACTCAAAGAGTAGCTGAGGCTAATACACCTAAACAAAAGCAATTTGCTTCTATTATGCGTATGAGAGCTTTGATGGACTATACTACTAAAGAAGTATATACTAAAGCACTGCTTAGTAATCTTTCAAGTAAAGCTATTGTATTTGCTAATACACAAGATCAAGCAGATAGAATTTGTAAGCATAGTTATCATTCTAATAATCCACAATCTGATTATAACCTTGAGTTATTTTCAGATGGAAGAATAGATAAACTATCTTGTGTAGCTCAATTAAGTGAGGGTATATCAATACCTAATCTTAAACAAGGAGTTATTATGCATGCGTATGGTAATGAAAGAAAGACTGCACAAAGAATTGGTAGACTGTTAAGATTAAATCCTAATGATACAGCAATATGTCACATTCTAATGTACAAAGGTACACAAGATGAAAGATGGGTTGAGACATCATTAAAAGGTTTTGATCAAACAAAAATTAAACATTATAATCCTTTAAAACAATAATCATGGGAAAAATGAAAGAAGTTCTTATGGACATGATCCAGAAAGAGTATGGTTCTTATGAAAATTATCAAAGAACTTTAAATGAAGATGCCGCTACACAGTGGGTACATAAAGATACACCTTGTCCTAATTGTAATAGACAAACTTTAATGCAAAATGAAAATTTAGCAATTAATTGTGATGCATGTGGTCAAAGTTATATTGAAGTTGATAACGCTTTAAGATTTAAATAATATGGAACATATAGATACAATAGACGGATTAGAAGTAGAAGTAGAATATCTTTATGATGAAGGAGAACCAACAGTTTGGACAGAATCAAACGGTGATCCAGGAACACCAGGTTATCCACCAAGTGTAGAAATATTAGCAGTATTCACTATCTTAAAAGATAAAAATAACAAAGAGCTTAGAGTTGATATATTACCAATATGGGATTATGATTTAGAATCTTTAGAAGAAGAAATACTAGAAAAAAACTACAGATGAAAAACAATATATCATTAAATGCTATAATAAAGGGTGGTCAAATTGATTACCCTTTAAATGCAGATAAGAAAAGATTGCTTAATTTTTTAGCTAATACAACTGAAGGAGCTAATGTAGAAATATTCATTAGTGTTAATGACGGAAAAGGTACCAATGCTCAACTTGCAAGAATACACGCTATGTGTAGAGAACTTGCAAATGAAATAGGTTATACTTTTGAAGAAATGAAACTTCAGATAAAAAGAAAAGCAGGACTCTGTTTTATGAAAAATAATACAGAATACTGCAAGTCTTTTGCTAAATGTGATAAAGAAGAGCTAAATCTTGCTATACAAGCTTGTATTGAAGCTGGAGATTTTAGCAATATGAACTTAAGATGATTTCTTTGGTTCTTTAGTTAATTTTAAAAGAATATCTATTGCATCCTTATCTAAATTAGTACTCTTAAGTGAATCAGTCATTTCTTGTTCAGTTATCATACGGCCATCATCTATAATAAGATTTTGTTCTTTTGCTTTAGCTTTAAAAAGTTGTTGCAATGAAAACAAAGTATAGATTTGTTGCTCATAGTCTTCTAAGATTATACTTTTATCTTGATTTACAACAATCTTTTCAAATTTTGCAAATGTATCTTTTAAAGTTGATGGGTCAGGAACTACACTAGTAAAGTAATTTAGTAGTATTAAATCTAAACCTGCTATATAATTTGTATGTACTTCAATACCTGTAATATTCTTACTGGTATCATATTGTGGTGCTAATTTGTAATCAGACATAATAAATATTTTTAACAAATGTAATCATTTATGGAAAAAAAAACAATAAATATATTAGAAAAGAAAAAAGTAATAAAAGAACAGTTAGAAAATTCAGGTTGGGAAAAATTGTTGTATCCATTTATTGATTCTATTGGCTTTGAACACATTTTAACTAAATTGTTAGATGAAGTAAATAGCAACAGAAGATTTACACCAGGCATATTAGATTGGTTTAAACCTTTTATAGAATGTAAAAAAGAAGATTTAAAAGTAATAATGATTAATCAAGGTCCATCACCTCAAATAGGTGAGGCTGATGGTTTAGCATTTAGTTCAGGAAAAACAAGAGTACCTGACTATATACTTAATTACATTTTAGATTATCAAGAAGACAATAACATTATAGAAAGAAGAATCACTGATTTAACAGTGTGGGCAAACCAAGGTGTATTATTACTAAATTCAACTATTACAACTGAAATTAATAGAGTTGGATCTCATTACATGATATGGCATTCATTTATAACATATTTGTTATATGAATTAAATAAAGATAAATGTAATTACTATGTTGTTATGTTTGGTAAAAAAACCTTTGAATGGGAAGTTTACCTATCTAATCATACATCAATCAAGCTTAAACACCCGTCATCTGCTTTGTATAAAAACAAAAAGTGGGACGGTGAAAATGTGTTTAATAAAATTAATTTGCATCTAAAAAATCAAGGAAAAAGCTTGATAAAATGGTAGCAATTTCATAAATTTGTAAACAGTAAAATAAACCAAATGCTTAACAATCAACTAATTAACCTAGACTTAGAAATAGCTCAATTTAAAAAAACACTACTTGATAAATATGGTGTAGATGTTTATATATATGAGAAATTAAGAAGTTCTGGTTATATGAGACCCACAGTTTCTCAAATAGAAAAAGCTTGTGTTCAAGTAATGCATGAAATGTATCCTGATTATATAAACTACACAAACCTCAGCGTTCTTTTACGTAAAAGAGAAATTGTAATGTTTAGAAAAATCTATTGTTATTTAGGTTATCATGCTAAATATACATGTGATCATGTTGGAAAACATGTTAATAGAGATCATTCTAGTGTTATACATGGTAAAAATAGTGTTGAAGACATGCTTCACATAAAAGATAAAGATTATGTGAAAGCAATGCAAAAAGTTACAAAAATAATACAAAAATATGTGGGAACTACTCCAAAAAATCATAGCGGAACGCTTAACACCCAATCAGTGCCTACTTCTATATAGTCTTAAAGAAAAGACTCAGGTTAAATTACCTAACCTACCAGAAGATTTACAAGCATTACTTGAAGAAGGATTTATAACTAAAGAGTTAGATAATCCATATATAATAACAACTAAAGGTAAAACCTTTATTACAAAGTATGATAATTACTTTATAAAAGCCAAGAAGAAAACTAACATCCAATTAATGGGGAAAGAGTTTTTAACACATATTGAAGCTTATAGAACAGTATTTCCTGCAGGTAAATTACCACATGGTAAACCAGCAAGACAAAATGTAAAAGCTTTGGCTGAATCATTTAGGTGGTTTTTTGAAACTTATGAGTATGATTGGCAATTAGTTATGAAAGCTACTAAAATGTATGTTAATGAATATAGAGCAACAGACTATTTATATATGTCAACAAGTCAATACTTTATTTGTAAGCAAGATAAGCACAGAGTAAAAACCTCAGCTTTATCAGATTACTGTGACATGATTAAAGATGGAGTTCAAACAGAAATACACACATTTAAAGAAAAAGTAGTATAACATGGCACCAAATAAAATAACAGAAGTATTAAATAAGTTAAACCTTGTACTTGAAGATTTTCAAATGCTAAGAGATGGAACATGGGTTCCAGATAAACAGTCATGTAATGACAGCATTGATAATATAGAAAGTATTATATACACAATAGAAAATGAGTAAACCAACAGAAGCATGGGCAGGACAATATGCTTCATTTAATGAAGCTCTTAAGTATATGCTTAGGAGATCAAATGGAGAAGAGAAATCTATATATACACCGTGGCCAAAATTTAATGATGCTACTACTGATGGTTTAGAATGGAACACTCTAACAGTTATTGGTGGTAGACCTGGTTCAGGTAAGACTCTTATTAAAGATCAGATAATTAGGGAATCATTTACATTAAATCCTAATGATGATTTTAGAGTATTAGAATTTCAGTTTGAGATGGTGGGTAGAACCTCAGCATTAAGACAATTTTCATCACACACCGGTAAAACATATAAAGAATTATGTAGTGCAGGCCATCAACTTACACAAGATGTCCTTAATACATGTCATGAGTATGCTAAAGAAAGAGTTAAATACCCAGTAGATATTATATCTACACCAATGACTGTAAATCAAATGCGTGATCAAATTGATATGTATATGAATTTGCATAAAGGGAAAAAAACTATAATTACTTTAGATCACACTATGCTTGTAAAGAGAGCTCCTTATCAAAATAACAGTTTAGATATGTTGTTTGAGTTGGGTGAGTTTTTTACACAAACAAAACGTGATTACCCGGTTATGTTTATTGCATTATCACAATTAAATAGAAACATTGATAATCCAGAACGTGCACAACAAGGTAAGTATGGAAACTTTATTCTTGAATCAGATATATTTGGTTCTGATGCTATGTTACAACATGCTGATACTTTAATAGGTATTAACAGACCGGCAAAGCAAAAGATTAGGCTTTATGGCCCAGATAGATATATCATAGAAGATGATAGAACTTTAGTATTACACTTTCTTAAAGCGCGTAATGGTGACACCAGAATGAGTTTCTTTAAAGCAATGTTTGAAAAAATGGAAATTGCAGAAATGGATACTCCTTCACAAGAAGAACGTAGATGATAACAACAAAAATATTAGAATTTAAAACTTTAAAAATGACTCCAGAAGAACGCAAAAAAAAAGTTGCAGTATTGAGAGAGCTGCATGAAGACTACTTTCAAACAGAAGGTATAATTAGCGCAGCATATATTCCTAAGATGGCTTACAGGCCCTCTGGTAAGGATGAACTACATGTAAGTTTCTTTCCAAGTGAGCTTGAAAGAAATAAAGATATTTATACAGAATTTGTAAGTATAGATTATGATTCAGAAGATCCAAAAAGAACATTGTATTTACATAAATATAATCCACATTGGAAAAGTGAATATGAAATGATTGAGTCTAATAGCGGATTTCAAAGACATATTATTCCTGCATCAGAACTAAAAGTAGTTAGTGATGTTACAGCAAATCAAAATAAAAATGATATTTTTACACTTGAAGAAATTTCAGATCTTCCAAATCCAGATGAAACTTATTCTTTTAGAGGTTTAGTAGAAGTGTTGCAAAGGATAGCTAAAAGTATAGAGAAAATAGAAACCAAAATTAAATAAATAAGTATGGCAAACAGTGTGTTAGTTATAGCTGAGTCTGGCTCAGGTAAATCAACGTCTATTAGAACATTAGATCCTAAAGAGACAGCAATTATTAATATTGCAAACAAACCATTACCTTTTAGAGGGTGGAAAAGTAATTATACAGTTTTAGATAAATCCAATCCAAATGGAAATCTAGTTAACGTATCAAGTGGGCCTGGTGTATATAAAGCCATGCAACACATAAGTGAAAAAATGCCACATGTCAAAGTTTTAGTTGTTGATGACTGGCAATATATGTCAAGCTTTGAGTATTTTGATAAAGCCAATGAAAAAGGCTATGATAAATTTACTCAAATAGCAGCAAATCTTGCTCAGGTTGCAAAACTACCTAAAGATTTAAGAGAAGATTTAACTATCTTTTTCTTAACTCATGCGGAGGAATCAACTGATGTGAATGGTAACCGTAAAGTTAAAGCAAAGACCGTAGGTAAAATGATAGATAATGCCCTTACATTAGAAGGTTTATTTTCAATTGTTTTATTTGGTAAGGTCCGTAAAGAAGATGATGGTACGCTATCTTATGGTTTTGAAACTCAAAACAATGGAGAGAATACTTGTAAATCACCAATGGGTATGTTTGAGGATAGCTTTATCCCTAATGACCTAGCATATGTTAGAGATGCTATATTAGCATATGAATAAATTAAAGCAACAATCAACAATCATTAATAATTAAAATTTAAAATCAGAGAGTATGTTAAGCACAAGCGGAATGTCAGCCGGAAGCGGCAAAGTTAAACCAGTTATTGATTCAGGAAATCAATTACTTAAAATCAATTCTATTACATTAAATGCACCACCATATGACCAAACGGCATATGATATGGTATTAAACGTAGAGTCTGGCCCAATGGGAGCAGACTTTGAAGGTTTTTTAGTGGATGTTAATAATCCATCAGGACCACGTTACAATGGTCAAGTAGGTAGAGTTAAATTTCAACGTTATGCATTCAACAATGCAACTCTTCCAAGCGGTAGAGAAGTAAAAAGAGATGAAGGTTTGTTAAAAGCTTTAATCAATCTTGCTGAAGTTGTTGGAAAACGTTCAGAAGTAGATGCTATCCAAGCAAACACTATTGAAGATTTTGTAAACAAAGCTAGCACTATTATATGTGATGGTAAATTTTACAATTTCTGTATTGGTGGTAGAGAATGGGAAAACAAAGAAGGTTACACAAACCTTGATATGTTTTTACCAAGATTTACTGCTCAAGCAGTGCCAATGGAAAGTCAAGAAGTTGAAAATAGTAAGTTAATTACTTTTAATGCTTCTGAACATGTTATTGCATTGAAAAATAAACCACAAGCTCAAGCAGTTAACACTTTGAACCAGTATCTGGTCCAGTAGGTGGAGACTTTGACTTATAATTAATATAAAATGGGAGGCCTACGGGTCTCCCTATTTATTATATGATTAGCACCAAAAATTTAGTTAGTAAAATAGAAGATATTCCAAGTTATTGGATATTCCAACACTATTTAAATCTACAAGAACAGTTAACAGGCCAGGATGTTAAAATTAATTCAATTTTTAACTCTAATGATAAAACGCCAAGTTTCTGTATTTATGTAGACACATCTGTTATGCAGTATAAGTTTAAAGACTTTTCTACTGGAACTAATGGAAGTAAGATAGATTTGGTTATGCATTTATTTAACATGACTTTCTCAAATGCAAGTATTAAAATTGTAGATGACTACAATGAAGCAATGAGAAATGGTAAGGTAAAGTTTGTTACACTTACACCTGAAGTTAAATGGAAAATGGATTATATCCAGACAAGAAATTGGAATCAAACTGATGCAGATTTTTGGCTTTCTTTTAATATAGGATCATCCTTACTAAAAGAATATAATGTCAAAGCTTTGGATTATTATACCATGATCAAAGAGAAACAAGATGGTTTAGAAAAAATGACTTTTCAAAAACCTACAACATATGGTTATTTTACAAATGACGGAAGTCTAATTAAAATATACCAACCTCTTAGTAGTAAGCATAAATTCTATAATGTATTAGATTATATGCAAGCTTTTGATCAATTGACCTACACTCAACCATATTTAGTTATATGTTCATCTCTAAAAGATGCAATGTGTTTAAAATCTTTTAATTATAAATTAGAAGTAATAGCACCATCTAGTGAGAACAGTATGATTAAACCTTATGTAATTAATAATTTAAAAAATAAATACAAAAAGGTAATTACATTATTTGATAATGATGACGCAGGAAAGAATGCTATTGATAAGTATGCTAAAACATACAATATTAATGGTTGTGCTCTTTCTATATGCAAAGACATATCAGATGCTGTAAAAAAATATGGAGTTGAGAAAGTAAATGCAGAGTTAAAGCCTTTGCTTATACAAACCTTAAAAAAATAATATATGAAATGGTTTATACCAGGTAATGTTCCAAGTTCAAAAAATGGACGTAGATGGACAGGAAAGTACTTTATAGCTAGTAAAGCTACTATGACTTATAGAAAAGATACAAAATCTTACTATGAGGATTTTGCCACACCTTTTAAAAAAGTATTAGCAAAATATGAATTTCCAGTAAAAATTGGTTTTACATTTCACAGAGGGAGCCGTCATAAGTTTGACTATTTAAATCCTGCACAAACGGTGCAAGATGATATGGTTAAAGCAGGGTGGATTGAAGATGATAATGCTGAATTTATGATTCCAGCATTTGAACAATACATATATGACAAAGAAAACCCTGGAGTATGGATAGAAATATTAAAAGAAAATGAATTAAAAAAAGATGGACTCAAAGGACAAAAAAGCGGAACAAAAAATAAAGACAATTCTAAATCTTCTGAAAGCAAAAGACCAAGGAATACAGGAAATAAAAATTAATTTTTCAGGTAGTGGAGACTCTGGTGATATTGATGATGTAGAATTTTACACATTTTATGGAGGTACCGTTTCACCTAAAGAAGTTGATACAGATACTTTTGTAGACTTAGCATGGGAACTTATTAGAGAAAAAGTTGATCCGGTAGGTGATTGGGTTAATAATGAAGGTGGTTATGGTAATATTACTATATACGCTGAAACTGGTAAGTATGACATAGAATATAGTCAAAGAACAACAGAAGATTATGATTGGGGTGACTGTAGCTTATTTATATAATGGCACATCCTAATTTACACGCAAAAAGTTCAGTAAGAAAATGGGGTGGCAAACCTGAAGATTATATTGCAATACATGATTGGTTAGATGAAACTAAATCTTGGGTTGGACATAGTATTCATAGAATGTTCCGTCATCATTCAGAAGGAATTTTTGAAGCAGAAAAGTTATTTGGAAATAGTTTTACTAATACAGATGGTAAAACAGTATATACAAGATATGTTGCAGAACAACATGTAAAAGAAGATTGTAATAATTACATACCTTCAGCTAAAGAATGGTTAACCCATATGAACCGGGAAAAGAAACCAGACTGGATGAGAAAAACACTTAAAATAGAAGATTAATATGAATGTATTAAGCATATCAGAATATCACGAGCTAGTAAAAATGTTACGCAGTTCAAAAGATGATAGAGAAATTGTAATTGAAAATTTAAAAAACTTAGACATAGATGATATATATAAAATCTTTGTTTTAAAAAGTTCTAAATTAGATCACAGAGAAGAAGTATTAAAGCCTCTTAAATTTTTGTTTGATAATGAACCTTTTAAAAGTTTGTATGAAACTGTTGATAGAAGATGGGGTGGTCAAGATATTGTTCTTGATTTATCTTGGTCAACATTACATAAACTTATCAAAGAAAATTATAGTGATAATCAAGATGTAAAAAATCTATTTGAATTAGTATTTAAATCAGAAACAGAGTCTACTATTATTAAAGCATTAAGCTTTGATTTTGTTGACACTGTTGAAACAACTATTAAATGGTAAAAACAGGAGATCAACTTGCTAAAGCAAGTAAAACATTAATACTACAAGAGCCCTTTTACGGGCTCTTTTTAGTTGGCCTTAATAAAGCCATTAGAAAAGACATACCAACGGCTGGCGTTAGCAAGCATGGTATTGGTGTACAGTTAAGCGTTAACCCTGACTTTCTTGATTCTTTATCAGAAGATCATAGAGTAGGATTAGTTAAACATGAAATATTACATATAAGTTTTGGGCATTTAATTATGCGTGATATTTATAATGATAAAAAATTGTTTAACATAGCCGCTGACTTAGAAATAAATCAATATATAGAAACAAAGTACTTACCTACAGGTGGAATAACAATGGATACATTTCCAGAGTTAACTTTACCAGCACGGGCGGGTACTAAAGTTTATTATGATTTACTATCACAAGCAAAAGATGACGGTACATGTCAATCTCTTGACTCAATGTTAAATGATGAAACAGGGGACAGTCCTTATGATGATCACGGAACTTGGGAAGAATTTGATGACTTAAGTGAAGCTGATAAAAAACTAGTTCAAAAGCAAGTTGAACATCAGTTAAAGGAAGTTGCTGAACAGACAGAAAAAAGACAAGGTAGTTTGCCTGGTGAGCTGGCTGAGTTGATTGGTAGATTACGTCATATAGAACCAGCTAAATTTGATTGGAAAGCTTACTTAAGAAGATTTGTAGGAAACTCTTCTATTTCTTATACAAAGAAACTTAGAAGAAAGTATAACAAACGTTATGTAGCAAATCCAGGACTTAAGATTAAGTTTAAGAATCATATACTTGTTGGTGTTGATACATCAGGATCAGTATCTAGTGCAGAGCTAATAGAGTTTATGAATGAAATATGCCATATGCATAAGACAGGTCATCAAATTACAGTAGCGCAGTGTGATACACAATTAAATTCTGTAGAAGAATTCAACCCAAAGAAAGATTGGGCCATAAAAGGTAGAGGTGGTACATCATTTCAACCTGTAATAGATCATTACAATGAGCATGGTAAATACACAGCTCTAATATATTTAACAGATGGTGAAGCATACAATCCAGATGACTGTCCTCCAAATACCTTATGGGTAATAAGCAGTAGAGCAGAACTGAATAATGACTTACCAGGAAGAGTAATAAAATTAAATTAATAAAAACACAATTATGGCACAAGTAAATTTAAACATTGATGACTTAAAAGGATTTGTAAATCACGTTATTACAAATAACAGATTTTTACAAGAACAAGGAAAACTACCAGTAGCAATAGAAGTAGTAGGAGAATCAGGAATAGGTAAAACATCTACAGTAGTAGAATTAGCAAAAGAAAATAATTTACATTTTGTAAAGCTAAACTTAGCTCAGATAGAAGAGTTAGGTGACTTAGTGGGTTTCCCTGTACGTCAATTTCAGATGTATAAAGAGAAAACAATTAAGAAAGTAGATGATTTAAACTATACGGCAAAAGCAGGGAATGATTTAGCTAAACTAGGAGGTACTATTACTAAAAAAGTAGGCCAATGGGTTGATGAGTTAGCAGTAGATGCTTATTTAAAGAACGGCTATAAGATGGCTGGTAAAAATAGAATGTCTTATGCTGCTCCTGAATGGATTGCTGATGTAAAACAAGGTGGTATATTACTACTTGATGACTGGAACAGAGCTGATACAAGGTTTATACAAGCCTGTATGGAGCTTATTGACCGTCAGCAGTATATTTCATGGTCTTTACCAAAAGACTGGCATATAATGCTTACAGCTAATCCAGACAACGGTGATTACAATGTAAATTCATTAGATTCTGCACAGAAAACCAGATATATTACTGCAAACCTTAAGTTTGACGTTAATGTATGGGCAAGATGGGCTGAAGAAGCAGGTATAGATTCAAGATGTATTAACTTTTTGTTATTACACCCGGAGTTAGTAACGCAAGAAACTAATTCAAGATCTATTACTACTTTCTTTAATTCAATCTCAAGCTTTGAGAATTTTGAAGACAACTTAAGTATGATCCAAATGATTGGTGAAGGTTCAGTAGGAGACACATTTGCTTCTATGTTTACTACTTTTATTAATAATAAACTGGACAAACTGGTAACACCTAAAGATTTATTAACTCATGAAAATGAATCATATATTCTTGGAGAGTTAAGAGGTTGTATTGGTCAAGATGATTCATACCGCGCAGATATTGCATCAACACTAGCTACTCGTTTAGCTAATTATGCTGTAGTATATTCTAAAGAAAATACAGTTAATCAGAAAATTACTGATAGACTAAAGTCTTTAGCAACTAAAGATTACTTTACAAATGACTTAAAGTATCTTATTGTTAGAACTATTTTTAATGGAAACAAACAAAAGTTTAATAAACTAATGATGATCCCTGAGATTATTAAAATGACAATGAAATAGAATGGCAAATAAATCAGTATATCAAGTCTTTAATACTGATGCATTGACACACTTTGGTTTAGATAGTGCCCCAATATATGGGGTACTAACTACCAATGGTGTTGAAGATGTATTGTTAACACAAGACAAAACTATTTATGAAAAAATATCACGTTTACTCACAGTTCCTAATGAATCTGACACAACGTTTATAAATAAAAAGAAAGCTTTTATATTACCTAAGTGTGATGTATCTCAAGACAGACTTAAAGCAGCACTAAAAGAACATAAAATTACAGTAACTAATGATTATGAACTTGCTGATCTTGTAATAGGTCATGAAGAAATAGAACAAAGAATAGAAAGTGGTAATAATATACCATCTACTTTAATGTTAGCAAAACTTTGGAATATGGAATCTGTATCTAATACTGGTGGTTCTATCAAAGCTGTAGATAATCATAATAGTCACACAATTGTAACTAATAAAATTACTGAAGTAGTAAGATATTACAGTTTAGACATAGAAGAAACACTATATGATGAGTGGATGTTGACAGGTTTAGCAATAAATTTAGCTTATAAAATTGATACAGGTGTTGTAGGTACTATAGATACACATACCGTATTACATTCTTCAGCTAACAGAATGGTTTTAGATGAGTCTTTACTTGAGATGCTTAAATCTCAATTAAATTCACATTCAAGTGATGATTCACATTTAGCAGGAGCTGTTATACCTACAATAGATTATACTAAAAATCATCATTTACTTTGGCAATTTGCACATGATGTTCAATACAAAATGCATAAATTTAATAGAAATAAAGATGTTCAATATTGGATTGATCAATCTAATTTTGAATTGTATGCTAATTTTGGTGCTGAAGAAATGATAACTCATTTAGAAGAAAATAAGTTACTTGATAAGATAACATTTAGATATCTTGAACCTATTTGTAGAAAAGAAATCAGTATACATAATAGAGAACTTTATGTCTTTAAAGTAAATGTAAAAAAAGAATATTTAAAATATTTAAAAAATGACTAAATTATATACCTTTGATATTACATATAGAGAAGGACAAACAATTGATTATACATGCTTTAATGGAAGTTATGTAGGAGAGGATATAGGATTGGGTAGTTGGCACTCACCGGGATATCCTGTAATAAACACACATACACCTTCATCTGTTGATTTGCAAGATAAAACAGTATATAGATATCCAAAATTAACTCTACCAAGAGCAAAAATGGATACCTTAAAGGAAAAAAACAATTTAAAAGTTACTAGAAATAAAGCAAATGCAGATTTTATAATTATTTCTAAAAACTTTATTACTAGTATGACACTTTCAAGTTGGACTTCTTACGTATCATTTGAAAAGTTTGTAAACCATCTTAAAGAAGAAAATTATAAACAGGATATTATAGATTATTTTGATAATTATGATAAAAGTGATTTAATGTCACTAAAAAGTAGTTATTATAATGGCCCAGCTGTTATATCTAAAATGAATGATTTTATAAGAGACAAGGGAGAAAACAATCACTGGTATATTCCTGCAGAGTTTAAGCAACTTTATAATGAAGTTAAATCTTGTAATAATCTTGTTTATGATAAGCATATGGTTGCTTTATGTAATGAAGATTCAGTAGTTTTGACTAAAGAAGAGTATAGAAATGTTCAGACCATGATAAAAAGTGGTGATAAACAAAACAGAGCTCTTGCAGTAGAACTAATTGCTAATTGTAACTTAGAAGATTCTTTAGACTATGTTGCATTAATTTATTATTTCTTGTATGACTATTTAAAGGATGCCAGTAACTGGAATAGTGTTAATGTTAAAACACTAAGAAAAAGAATGGATGATTTTACACCTTATGGGAATGCACAGTATGGAAATCTGTATGACACTTTTATTAAAAAACTAATAAAAGAAGATTATTTGACCCAATTTGCTTTTGATGAAACTGCTAGATATGCTTTTCACAATGTTGTAAAAAGATCTATGTCACTAGGTGATGAAAATGCATTTGTTATGGATGTATCATCTATTAAACCAAGTAAAAAATGTGCAGAGGCAATAAAAATACCACAAATTTTAACTAAGGAGTTCAATTAAAGCCATAATTGTTGGGACCTGCCTAAACAACAGGTCCCTCTCCTTTTTTTAACAAAACAAAAATGAACAGAGACTTTCAAAAAGAAGATGAATTTTACAAGAAAGATTTTAGGTTTAGTTATTCATCACTAAACAAACTATTATTTTCACCTACCTTATTTTATAAGGATTATATATTATTTGACCGTGAACTTCAGACGGACAAACACCTTGTAGAAGGTAAGCTTGTGCATTGTCTAGTATTTGAACCAGAAAACTTGACAAGTAAATTTAACATTGTACCTGGTAAAAGTCCCAGTGACAATATTAGAAAAGTATTAAAGGATATGGCTTTTCATACTGATGCAAAAACATTAACTGCTTGTGATGATGAAACAATTTTAGAATCACTTAAGAATTTGAATTTATTTCAATCTCTTAAAGCTGATGAGTCAAGAATTGCTAAAGTAAGAACAGAAGATAATGAGCCTTACTGGAAGTTTTTAAATAATTCTAATGTTGATGTTGTTGATCAAGATACTTTAAGTAAATGTACAGATAAAGCAAATGTCATTAAAGAAAATAAAGATGTTATGTCTTTGTTTGAAAATAAATCAACTGATTTTGATTTGGACCCTGTTGAAATATTTGCAGAACAATACTTAACATGTAAGCTAAATGATAAACCATTTGGATTACACGGGTATATTGATTTTTATAAAATAGACTCTGAAAAAAAAGAGGTAACAATTTGTGACCTTAAAACAACCGCTAAAGGAATAGCAAAGTTTGCAGATACTGTAGATTATTACAACTACTGGTTGCAAGCTTCTATATATATAAAATTACTAATAGAAAATTTAACAGAAGAACAGCAAGATTACAATATTATATTTAAATTTGCTGTAATAGATAATTATAATCAGGTTTATGTTTTTGATGTAACTGATAATACATTAGCTAACTGGGGTGTTGCTTTTAATGCGGTACTTAACCAGGCTGAGTATCATTATAAGGAAAAAAACTTTAGTTTACCTTATGAATTCTTAGCAGAAACTGTTAAATTGTAATATGGGCGTTGTATATACGGATTATTTTCAGAAAAGTAAAGTGTTTTTATACCCTTTGCTAAAACTAAAAAAAGGTATAGACTTTGTTCCTGAGCAAACATTTTTTGCTTGGGAAGGAGTTTATAAACCGGAAGAGTGTAAATTTCTCTGCTTATACAACACAAAACTTGATAATAAATTTTTAAAATTTGAACTAGATTACTTGAATAGTCATCCTTTGTTAGAAGCGTGCTTCAGATTAGATGATTGCAACCAACTATATGTATTTGACATGATTGAATACAAACATGATTTATATGCTTTTATAAAAGGTGATTATTCAAAGTTTAGTTTAAAATCAAAAAATTCTATTGAAGAGTTTTTTGGAAGTGTGGGTAATATATCTAAGTACGTTAATACTTTCTTATACCCTGAAGATTATCATACAGATTATGCTGAATTTTTAGACGTAGAGTTAAGTATTATAGAAAGAGTACATGAATTATGCACACCACCGGATCAAGAAAAAGAAACATTAATACAAAAAGTTCCCTTAGAACTAGAGATATTTAAAAATAAATCAATATCTTTGAATAAATAATAAAACCAATGGCTACAATAGGACAAAATATGATGCTGATTAATTCAGCATTTAGAAATGCAAAATCTTTTAGTTTATTACCTGTAAGCAGTGACTCACCATATGTTGAGGCAATGTTTGACCCTTCTTCTGGAATTCTTGCTGTGATTAGTAAAGTGCAAAAAACTTCTTTTCACATGATTCCAAGATTAGATGATAATGGACAACCTCAAAGGTTAAAGACACCAAATCAACAAACTGGTAAAACAGTTAAAGAACAAAGGGTAAGTATGGATACTTTCTCTGAATTCTATATATCAGATAAAAAAGATATTGAAATTTTCATTCAGTTATTTGCAATTAACGCTGATAATTTTGAATGGAAAGAATATTTAGAAGTTGACATCAATAAAACTGAACCTTCTAAAATAATCTTACCAGGTCAATAAAGGTCTAATACTCTATTGATTGCCAAAAGAAGCTCATTAATTTGGGCTTTTTTTGGCTCTAATAGATTTTATAGAGATGAATATACAAACACATAAAGAATGAATCATTGGGTAATGGACTATGAAACATTGTATGATTGTTTTACAGCCGTGTTTGAACACTACAAAACTAAGGAAACTAAAGTTTTTGTAATTAGCAGGTTAAGAAATGATCAGTCAGAGTTTTTAAGTTTCTTAAAACAAAACATAAATAAAAAAGAGTGGCATATATCCTATAACGGATTAGCATTTGATGCGCAAGTCACTCATTATATATTAGATAATGTTGATAGTTGGAAAGACCAAGAAGGTTTAGATCTTGATGGTCATTTAACAGCTAACATAATTTACAAGTTTGCTCAGAGAACAATAACAAAAAGTAACAATAGAGAGTTTGCTGATTATCCTGAATGGAAAATGCAAATAGGTCAAATAGATTTATTTAAAATGCATCATTGGGACAACCCGGCTAAACGTTCTAGTCTTAAGTGGATTCAGTATAGCATGGATTGGGATAACATTCTTGATATGCCTATTCACCATGGTTCAGAAATACGTAGTCAAGAACAATTAAATACTGTACTAGAATACAATATCAATGATGTTAAATCAACTAAAGAAATTTTTAGTAGATCTACTGACTTGATAAAGTTAAGGAAAGAATTGACTGCTACATATGATATAAATCTGTTTAGTGCTTCAGAACCTAGAATTAGTAAAGAACTCTTTGCTTACTACATGTCTGATAAGTTAAACATAAACAAAAGAGATCTTAAAAAAATGAGAACTTTTAGAAAAAGTATAAAGTTTAAAGACATTATACTTGATTATATAAAGTTTGAATCTCCTGAGTTTAAAGGTTTACTTGAAAGGTTTAAAGCTGTAGAGTTAAACCCTGATAATTTAAAAGGTGCATTTAAGTACTCTTTAGATTACAAAGGTGTTAAGACTCATTTTGGTGTAGGTGGTGTTCATGGTGCAAGAAAATCAGGTATCTATGAATCAGATGATGATAATATAATTATGTCATCAGATGTTACTTCCTTCTATCCCAATTTGGTAATTAGAAATAAGTGGGCACCCGGTCACTTTCCTGTAGATGAATTTTGCAATCAGTATGAATGGTTCTTTGAAGAGCGTAAGAAGATACCTAAGAGCAATCCAATGAATTATGTATATAAGATTATACTAAATTCTACTTTTGGTCTTAGCAATGATGTAAATAGCTTCTTTTATGATCCTGAGCTTACCATGCGCATTACAATTAACGGTCAACTTAGTTTGATGATGTTATATGAAATGTTAATGGAAAAAATACCTGGAGCAATTCCATTAATGCAAAATACTGATGGTGTAGAAATCAAAATACCTAAAGAGTATAAAGATGACTACCTTGGTATATGTAAACAATGGGAAGATATCACTAACTTACAGTTAGAACATGATGAATATCAAAAGTTAGTGTTGGGTGATGTAAACAATTATATAGGGTTAAACAACTGGAAACAAGTTGATATGAGTATTTGGCGTGATGTTAAAGCTAAAAACCCACATTACAAGTACAAAGTTGATGGAGATAAGTTTTTCTTTGCTCCTGCTAAAATGAAAGGTAGATATGACTTTTTTAACTTAGCATTGCATAAAAACAAATCTAAGTTGATTATACCTAAAGCTGTATACAATTATTTTATACATGATATATTACCAGAAATTTACTTGAATTCTAATAAAAATATCTTAGATTATTGTATAGGTAGTAAGTCCAAAGGTGATTGGAAACAAGTAGCTAGAAATATTAAAGATGGAGCTTTTCATGAAGAAGAGTTACAAAAAATAAATAGGTACTATATTTCTAATAACGGAGTTAAAATCATAAAAGTAAACAAAACAGATGCAAGAGAAATTCAGTTAGAAGCTGGTAAATGGATCCAAAAAGTGTTTAACAATATGAAAATAGAAACGGCCTGGGACAAGTATGATATAAACAAGGGGTATTATTTAACTGCTATTGAACAAGAAATCAATAACATTTTAGAAGTACCTAGTAATCAATTAACATTATTCTAATGGCACAAAACGTAGAGAAAAAAGCTCCAAAAGGTTCAGTGAAGTTTACAATAACTCTTTCAGAAGAGCAAAAAGCAGCAAAGGATGCTATATTAAAGCATCCTTTTAATTTTATAGTGGGTAATGCAGGTAGTGGTAAAACACTACTTGCAACTCAAGTAGCTCTTGATCAATTTTTTAAACGGAATTACAACAAAATTATCATTACAAGACCTACAGTGTCTACTGAAGATAATGGTTTTCTTCCTGGTTCAGAAAAAGAAAAAATGGAGCCTTGGTTAGTTCCTATTAGATCTAATATGAGGAAGGTTTATAACAAACCTGCCATACTAGAAAAAATGGAAAATGAAGAGAAGATTGAATTAGTATCTCTTGCACACTTTAGAGGTAGAACATTTAATAACTCAATAGTTATTATAGATGAGTTTCAAAATTTAACAAGATCACAACTAGCAATGGTTCTTGGAAGATTAGGTAAAGATTCAACAATGATGCTATGTGGAGATAATCAACAGATTGATTTAAAAGATAGAAATTATTCTGCTATTAATGAAGTAGCAAAAATAATTGGATCTAAATACGTTAACAAGATTATTTTAACAGATAACCACAGACACGAGTCACTAATAGAAGTATTAGAATTATTAAAAAACAATTAAATAATGTCAGAAAAAATCAAATTTAATATTGAAGCCAGAAATGGTTTAAAAAATGGAGTAGATGCTTTAGCTAATGCAGTTAAAGTAACTTTAGGTCCTAAAGGTAGAAATGTAGTAATTGGAAAATCTTATGGACCACCTCAAGTAACTAAAGATGGTGTTACTGTAGCAAAAGAAGTTGAACTAGATGACCCTTTAGAAAACATGGGAGCTCAGATGGTTAAAGAAGTTGCTTCTAAAACTAATGATTTAGCAGGAGACGGAACTACTACAGCTACGGTATTAGCCCAGGCCATAGTTAGTGAAGGTCTTAAAAATGTAACTGCGGGAGCAAATCCTATGGATTTAAAACGGGGTATTGACAAAGCTGTAACTCTTATGGTTGATTATTTAGAAGGTATGGCTATTTCAGTAGACAACTCTTCTGATATGATTAGGCAAGTTGCTAGCATTTCTGCTAATAATGATCATGTTATAGGTGATTTAATTGCTACAGCTTTTGAAAAAGTTGGAAAAGAAGGTGTTATTACCGTAGAAGAGTCTAAAGGAACTGAAACTTACGTGGATGTTGTAGAAGGAATGCAGTTTGACAATGGGTATTTATCTTCACACTTTATTACCAATCAGGAAAAAATGTCTGTAGAATTAGAGAACCCTTATATTCTAATGATTAATAAGAAAATTTCTACATTAAAAGAACTTCTTCCTGTTTTAGAATTAGTTTCTCAATCTAATAAGCCTTTATTAATTATTTGTGAAGATGTAGATGGTGAAGCATTAGCAACTTTAGTTGTAAATAAATTAAGAGGTGGCCTTAAAGTAGCTGCTGTAAAAGCACCTGGGTATGGTGAAAGAAGAAAAGGAATGTTAGAAGACATTGCTGTCTTAACAGGAGGAGTTGTTATTTCTGAAGATGATGATGATCCAATAACATTAGAAATGTTAGGTAAGTCTGAAACAATTAATATTAATAAAGATGAGACAGTTATAATTAACGGTTTTGGTAATGATATTTCTATTAAAGACAGAGTTAAACACCTTAATTTTCAAATTGTTAATGAGGAAAACACTGTAGATAAAGAATTACTGCAAGAACGCGTTGCTAAATTAGCAGGTGGTGTTGCTGTTCTTTATGTTGGAGCTGTATCTGAATTAGAAATGAGAGAAAAGAAAGACAGAGTTGATGATGCACTTGCTGCAACTAAAGCTGCTGTTGAAGAAGGTGTTGTTATTGGAGGTGGTGTTGCATTACTTAATGCCAGTGACGCTTTAACAGATATAATTGTTGATAGTGTTGATGAAAGAACCGGTGTTGATATAGTTTACAATGCAGTGAAAGCTCCATTTAAAACAATATGTGAAAATGCAGGTGTTAGTGCTGATGTAAAATTAGAAGGAGTAATGTGTAGACCTAGAGGAACAGGATACAATGCAAAAACTAATGAATATGTAGAAATGATTCATGATGGGATTATAGATCCTAAAAAAGTAACTAGAATTGCATTAGAAAATGCAGCCTCTGTTGCTGGTATGATCTTAACTACTGAGTGTGCATTAATCAAAACAACACAAAATGAAATGATGCCAATGCATCAAGGCGGTATGCCTGGTATGCCATTTTAAAAAACTAAAAACTAAATTATGGATTATTTTGAATTAGAATGTGCAGTTGAAAACTGGGCAGAAGAAAAAGGTATTCTTGCTAAAGCTACACCAATGGCCCAGTCATTGAAAACATTAGAAGAAACAAC